GGTATCTGGAATACGCAGAGCAGAAAGCGGAGTAATGTCTTTGCTGTGATCCAACCGCAGATGTGTGGTATCGCGGAAGCGTGCGGTGATAATCGCTGACGCTTGATCAAGCTTGGGATGGGTAGTGTCAGGAAGACGAACTTCTAACTCGGGTTTCGCTGTTAACGTTAATGCATGGTTGAGCTTGAGCTGAACATTAGAGAGATCGGCTTCAAGCTGATGACCCAAGCCTAAATAGGCGGAATCACCCATGCTGTTCTGCGACAACAACTCAATCACATCCGTACCGTCATCCATGGTTTTAATGGTGTGGACGGTATAAGAGCTCAGCTTCATCATGAGATCAACGAGATCGTTCTGAATGCTGCGCAGTGATGGGTTGTTGTTGAGATCCCAACCAGTAAAGGTTTTAAAGATCACCCAAGCCAGATTAGTAAGCTCTTCGTAGTTGTAGTCGTCAAAGTCCAGCGCATACTTCTGCAAGAAGCGCAGATAACTGTGATCGTCTACCAACGAGATCTCACCGGTTTCGTACATCAGCGACGTAGCGTTCTTAACAGCAGCATGAGTGATTTGATCACCGTAGGAGCTGTAGAGCTTACGATGCTTCCACATCGCAATATAGATGCTCTTAGAAACGTTTAGCAGTTCTTCTGACGACCCCACGGAAACAATGTCAACAAACTGATCGCGGATGCTGTTAGCTACGGCGTCAGTGATGTATTTGCTTCCTAATCCCACGCGACGTAACTCTTTCACAGTGGGCGGGGTTAACCGCATCACGTTGTGATAAAAAGCGTTTTCAATGGTTTCCAGTTGGTGACCAGCAGCCAGGCGCGTGATGTAACGCCACAGGGTAAATGCATCCTTGGCATCCAGGCGCAGCAGACGACCATCTTTGGGATTCACCACCGCCATGTTAACCTGATAGACGCCTTTACCTGCCAGGTAGATCCACTGGTTAAACACCACGGTCATCATGGTGTCGCTGTGACGGTTGGTGTAGTCCGCCATCTCAGATTCCAGCACCTTGGTCGGCAAGTCATTGTGTAAACTGTACGTGCCTTCGAAGTTTGCTTCTTCCTGATAGATAGAGGTCATCAGGGTGTTGTCCACCGCCATCGGGCGTTCTTTCTCAATGAGCTTCTCAGTGTTGAAGTAGACCGGCGTGATTTGCTTGTCTTCGTTCATGTTTAACTGAGTTCGCTTCCACTGAGGCGTGGGCACCAGATCCTCTAACTGTTTCTGCGTGTTCAACACCATCTCATATTTCGCGATGGGAATCTTCCGCATAGTCAGCAGCTTTTCCATGAGTTTATCAAACGTAAACTCTTTACCGGCGTTGTTGTTGATCCACTCAATGTTGCGGTGTAACCACATCACCTGTTCTTGGTTCAGTGAGTTCTTATAAACAGAAAACTCACCGAATGAATCAATGTGACTCCAAATATAGAAGTCATGCGCGTGTCGAGTCTTAATAGCCTGGAAACGCGTCAGGTGTATACATTGAGTAATGCCGGCATAAAGCTCTACCACCATCTGGTGAAGCATGAGGTCTTCAGTGACGTGGTATTCGTTTTCGAACATTGCAGGAGCGTTGCCGTTAATCCAGCGCTGCACCTGAGGAATCAGCTGTTCTTCATTCCACAGAACCAGACTCTCATTATAGCGAAGAATCTTATAGTTCGGGGCGGCAATAGAAACATCATATGTAATCGGAAACAGAATTCCGTTAATTAAAACGGTCTGTCCGTCATAGGTTTCAGTCAGGCGCTTATACAGGTCGCCGCTCTTTAGATACTGACGGTAGGTGAGAAGATGCTGAGCCATCGTCTCTTTGGTAAACGGTATCTCTTCACCAGTGTCCAAGGAAATCACCGTCATGACTTCATCAGTCTCGTGGTAATCCCCGTTTAAATTCATGTAATAGCGCCAAGTGCGCTTGTCATTAAGAACGGTGTGTCCGGCCTTTTCCAACACTTGATTCTCACGCTCTGCAATGGCTTCTATCTTTACCACCATTGTTCGAGTGAGTTGGAAAGTGTCGGAATAGAAATTATCGAGATCTATTCTATTCATTTTGTTTCCAAAAAAGAGGCTAATAATGGTCCAAAGTCGAGATATGACCAGAGGCAACACCCGCGCACAGCTTTCTCGCTTGCGCGATAAGGTGAAATCGGTTAACCCCCTGGTCGCAGCAACGCTTCGCAATGCTGTACCAAAGAACGGACGCTCCCCGGAAGCAAACGAACTCACTGCGGGAAATGAGCGTAATGCGATTATGCCGCACAAGCTCGAACGCATAAGCAACATCATTGCTAACAACATTAATGCCGCGCATGACCTGCGTGCAATTACGCCCTATATCGACCGTGCTGAGCTGATCTGGTCTTCGTTGCTGCTGTATCCCAACGGGAAACAGAAAAATATCCTGGACTACTCGACGCGGGCATCTCGTTACAAAAATACGCCGTTGCATACCGCATTATTAAAGGTTTGGAAAGATTACTTTACAAACGACTATAAAATCGAAGACGAACTGCGCGAACAGATTGATGACATGCTCTGGAACACCGGTAGCTATGCCACACTGACGCTGAGCCGCATTTCCTTGGATTATTTGATCAACGGCATGGAAGTGGTAGAGCGTTCAGGTAGTGAAGATCTGAAAGCTGCTCACACCTACCAACAGTCGCAGGGTAACTTTACCTTTGACCGGACCACGAAGAAACTGCGCGTGATGAACGTCGGTAACTACGTGCGTCCTGCGGATGATAAGTCTGATAATGTGTTTAACGTGGCGGGTTTGGAATCTGTCATGGGTTCCATGCAAAACGTTAAAACCTCCAGTCAGCCAGAGTTTGATATTCTGAAAGGCACACCTCTCGAAGGTACTGGTTTCGATATCACCCTTACGGATAACCCGGCAGTACTGGCGACTAACCTGTTGGCGGAGAAGCGTAAGAAGTTCAATGAACAGTTCTACGCAGGCAACGAGGACTTTGCATCACTGATTCAAAAGACGCTGAGTAATCAGGATGCGCCGGAAGATGAACGTGACAAAACAGTTACCAAGCCTGGCGACAAATCGGCCAAGCGTCCACAGCAGCCGAAGTCCAAAACCACCAACATGTCCATGGGCACGCTGAACAGTCTGCAAAACGAGATCTTCCCTCATCGTCGCGCGGCTAACCAGTTCATGCAGTTTGTGAAACAGGATACTGATTTTGGTGTCCAGAACTACGGCACGCCTATTGACTGGCATGTTCCTTCTGCGGCTATCATTCCGATTCATATCAACGGGAATGTGCGTAAGAAGAAAGACTACGTAATTCTGTTTGATCCTGACACCGGTGAGTTCCTGAACCCGACTACGGATTTCCAGTATTACCAGAGCTCCAAGAAACAGTCTGACAGCATCGGCAACAAGAACCAGCAGGGTAGCTCTAACTCCCTGATTGATAACTTGAAGCAGATTCAGCAGGGCAAAGACTGTGACTTCGACATGAGCGAGTTTGCTGAGTTAAGTAAGGGCATCATTATTGAATCCTTTATGAAGTCAGTGATTTCGGGTCGTTCTGGTACGATCTCTGTGGACCTCGATGAGGAAACCAACAAGATCTTCCTGGCACGTATGTTCCGTGGTCAGGGTATCCGTGCTCTGTATGTTCCGGGTGAATGCGTAACTTATGCAGCGTTTAAATACAATGCACTGGGTGTGGGTCAGTCGCTGACGCAAGCAGCAAAGATGCACATTGCGCGCTTAGCAGCAATGGATCTGGCAGATGCCATGGCCAACATGGAAGCCGCACAAAGCTCTAACAAGATGCGTATTGTGCTGAACAAAGATGACCCGAACCCAGAGCGTACGATTGCAATGGCTCGTGAAGTCTTCTTCCGTGCTAACCCGCGTTTCTATAACGTGCTGGCAACAAACCAGATGAGTATTCCGGTGCTGGTTGATGCGTTCCGTGAACTCTCCTTGACGTTGGAAGTGGATGCGGGTGAAAACCCGTACTTGCCGGTTCCTAACATCACGGTGGAGCCTCAGGAGAAGCAGCACTTCCGCCGTGTGGATACCGATAGTCGCAATGAAGTGTTGAACAAGATCGCCAACTACTTCATGCTGCCACGTAGCTGGTTGGACGTTGCGGATGAAAACAACAACTTCCAGATTGAAGCACTGAATGAACACCGACTGGTGTACAACCAGGCCTTGAACTGGCAGGAACAGATTGCGGACTTTGTGATTGAGCGTCAGCGTAAATACGTGCGCGTAAATCAGCCTCTGCTGTTGTCTCTTATCCAAACCATCAACGCCCACAAGAACCTCTGGAAGCCAGACAATAAAGATATCGAGATCGAAGGTGCAAACGAAGCCGAGAAGATCGAAACTATCCTGGAAGACTTCCTGAACAACATTGAGTGTTCACTGCCGGCTCCTGCGGTAATGGAACAGGCGGCTAAGCTCAAAGAGGGTCTGAGCACCGCGGGTGATTTGGTTAACCAGTGGTGGGAAGCCAACGGTAAAGTTGCCATGATTGAGAAAGCAACTGAAACGTTGAACATCTCGGGCGAATACAGCAAAGAACAAGTTGAGGGCATGGTCAAGGCGTACCTGTATCAGAAGGCGCACAAACTCTTGAACATTCCGTCTCCGTTTGACGATGCTGTTGACGATCCATCTGGTGGTGGTATGGCGAGCATTGTGGAAAGCGTGGCCACGCAGAACAGTTCGCTTTACGCGTTCCTGGGCAACATGGCTATTCGTGATCTTGAAGAACGTACGAAGTCGTTCGGCACGCTCAGCAAGAAGATCGAGAATGCGCTGGAGAAATTCCAAACCAAGACTGGTCAAAGTCAAGAAGAGGAAACTCCGCCAGCCGACCCATTTGCTACACCAACAGACAATGGCGAAACACCGCCTACTGACGACGCACCTCCGTTAGACGACAACGACACGTCGGATCTCAACGTCGATGAAAATGCTGATGATCAGAACCTGGATAACGCACCGGATGATGAGAATAAGCCAGACGATGAAAACAAGGATGATGTGCCGCTAGAAGACGAGAACGCTGAAACTAAACCAGAAGATGACGCTGCAGTCAGTGCCGATGCAACAAAACTCTCTGATAGCAAGAAAGGTGAAAGCAATCCGTTTGGTTAATTGAAACAAAAAAATAGAAACAACCTTACTCCTACCCTCGCGGGTAGGAGTAGGAGTTATTTCTAAGAGTTACCCAAAGGCCGGGCTTAAGAAGGTACGCGTTGGTCTGACCGTGCGGATCGTCACAACGTTATCATCATAAACAGTCGGCGTTACCATGAAGATGTCATGGCTATATTTATACATCACGAAGATGCTTTGTGTGTCCAGCACTTGACCTTGACCCTGTACGCGAGCGCGCAGAGTGTCGACCAAACTAAAGAACTCCGGGTTGTTGCTACGGCGCAGAGTAATTGGTTTGCCCTGGGTTGGTTTAGGACCCGGTTCATTCCAGATTACGATGCTGTGGTACTTACGGCTGCGATAGAGCGACATCATGTGCTCTTCACGCTCAGTGACTGACATCTCTTCAGTAGGTGCGGTAGGCGTTTCAAAGATCTCAAGCTGAGACTTGATCAGCGAATCACGACCGGTCTGATTAAGGATGTCATACACTTCCTTGTCTTTCTCCAGAAGAACGGCTTTGAGCTCCTGGTAGTCCAACAAGATGTTGTCAACGTTTAACACTTCACCATCGTACTGGTTGAGCACATAGCCGCAGGCGTTAACCAGCCAGTCATTGATATCCAGCGTCAGGCGTTGACTGATGAAGTTATCAAAGCGATATTCATCAGGCGTATCATCGTTGTCAATCGGTGAGCGTGCCATCTGGCGCGCAATGCTGTCGATAATCCCGAAGTAGGAATTATCTTGGTTACTTTCGTTACCCTGGAACAGCATAGGGAAACGAGCGATAACACCATCACGCTGTTGACGAGTAGCAAACAGACGACGACCGGTGATTTCGAATTCACCCAGCACAGCCACAGGTTTTTCGGTTTCTTCTGCCAGTGAACTTCCGGATACCAGCATGCGGTCAAGGATATCTTTGCTATTGCCAGTGCGCAGTTTATCGCCACTGTCAATCACGCGGAAATCAAAACCAGGTTCACGCAGTTTCTCGAAGACTTCAGCATCAGGACCTAACTTTCTACCTTCCTCATCGAAGAACGCCTTTGCTTCCGTTACAGGCAGTACTACTGTCTTGTTTTGGAAAGTGTCGACGTCCAGCAGAGGCAACAACTTATCAGGATCAGACAGAATCATTTGTTTTTCCGCTGGGTCAGTGAAACGAATAGTCCGCGTCCGCCATCCTGGGAACGAGTTCTCGTGATCGAAATCATATTCTACAAACCGCACACACCCTTTGGTGATGGTGTCTTCAGCACGAATACGACCGCGACGTTTCATTGCACGTTTAAGGAAGTTCCAATCTCCCTCTCTTACAGTGTACCAGTTCTCACAGGCAGTTGCGGTAAAGTAACTGCGCAGATCAAACAGATGACGGTTGTGGATATCGATATTCTCAATATCCGTACGGTAACGTTGACCGCTCGTTCCGTAGATGTTCAAGTCTTCGTAACTGTCCCGGTTTTGGCGAGGAGGTGGTGCCTGGTTGTAATCTCCTGGTCCCTGATTGTGTTTACGCATCAGGTCAAAAGAGATCCGCAGTAGATCACGCTCTTCCGCATTCATCCCGTCGTGGTAGTCCGGTACATAACGTCCCGTCATGTCGGTGATACCACTGTTCTTATCCGCTGGTAAACGTTGATCGATGCCAAGTCTGGCGATTTCCGGCATGATGTTGGTGATGTTACCTTCGCTCATGCGGTCGCCTGAAAAGTTAGCTGCATCGTACGGAGAAGTTTCTTCAAAGAACTGAAACACCCGTGATGCGACTTCTTTACGACGAGCAAACTTATTTACCAGATCACTGATCTCCTGTGTAGGGTTATACAGGAAAGCAGCGGCTTTACTAGAGCCGTTCAGCCACGTTACGATTTCCAGGTTCAGAATGTTAACGGTGGCTGTTTTAACCGCGTTCAGTACTTCAGCGCGGGGCGGCTTGCCATCAGTACGCTTAATGATTTCGGCCATGATCCAGCCAAACCACACGGACGTACGAACAGCGATCGTATCCAGCAGATCAATACGGTCGGTCAGTACTTTGATGTACTCTTTCTTGACCTGGCTGCTTACGGTGTTGATAGCGGGGTAGTTGTCTACGATGTCGCGGAATGTTGCGTACATAAGTCCGTGACGATAGATTTTTACCTCTTGAACAAACTGCACCACATACACCGAAGCGTGCTGGCGGAAGTAGGCGATTTGTTCTTCGCTATTCTCTGCTGACTGTTGTTTAAACTCCTGTAAAGTTTTATCTTCATAAATGTTATTATAGACAGGGTCGAAATTCGTGGGCTGCGACGACTGTCTGACCAACTGCTTTACCAGACCCAGGGCATCTTGCTGTGGGTTGGCGGCAGCGTTGGGTTGTCCCGGTCCCGGAGCTGCGGCAGTTGGTTGTACTGATCCAGTGTAACGAGGTGAGAGTGCCATTTTTAATCCTGTTGAGTGTACGTACGCGACTCCCTAATTTTCAAACGCGTCTCCGTGGCCCCAGCCAACGGAATCCGCTCCGGACGAATACCAGTGAGGTTACCACTAATGGTATACACACAAGGGGCTAAGAAGCCTCTGGCATCGGGGTCTGGTTTGGTTACACGTTGGTAACTGAAAATAAAGGGCATGGTCGCGTTTGTGAGGTTAGCCGTGTCGTGCACGTCAAAGTCACCTGAAGCCTGCTTCCTTTTACCCGTGAACACTTTGTGCTGAGCCATTACGCCAAGCATGTATTCCGAGAACGGGTTGTCCGTTGGAGTCGGTTCCAAGATCATATTTGCCAAACGTGCATTGTCGATAGAACGAAGCTTAATGCTACTGTTTGTGAGGAAGTTCTTGACTTTCTGATAACTGAGTTCAGAGTTGTTCTTGATGAAGTGCTTGAACTGGTTTGCCAGCGTGCTCAAACCGTCGAAGGTAAACTCCATGCTTGCCAGCTCTTTGTTCAACGCGCTACCACGGTCAGTGGTCTGCACAATCTCACTGCGGTTCGCGATGATATAGTTGAAGAGCTCAAACATATCTTTAACGTAAACCGATTGGCTTGCAAACTTACGAATGGAATCTTCTTCCAGCAAATCATTCATGGAATCAAAATGCTCGTCCATCAGACGCAGCACATAATCATTTGGGTCACCCGGCTTCACCGAGCAGCGCCCAATCAGTAATCGCCAGTAGTTCTTGTCATCAATGTCATCCATCTCAAAATAAGACGGCATGCACGAGATCACGAACAACAGTGCGGCGGCATACTGAACGCCCATGCTAGACAGCTCTTTACGCTTTTCGTTTTTATTACGCAAGGCAATGCCCAAATCCAACGGAATAAAGTCACCGAGGAACTTGTTGTTGGAGCTGCCACTACGCGTAAATATCTCCCAGCGATCTTTTGGAAGACAACGTTTTGTCAATACTTCTACCGGCCCAATTTCATACTCGCATTCGCCATAAAGACGCATGGCCTCACTGAATCCAAAGTTACCGAAGATATACCAGCTCAACAGAGGGAACGGGGTTTTCTTACTGGTAATGGCTCGGGACTCGCTGGGGCTATAAAAACGGTTGGCGGCTAAGTTCAAGTCAATGGTAGAACGTGGCAGATTGCTCAGCTCGGTATGTACCTTGTCGAAACGGAAGAATTCCGCACCGATCTTTGTCTTGAAACTCAACACCTTAAAGAAGATAGACTTTTCTTCGTTACACTCAGGCCACGTTCAGCCATAACCATCTGCAACGAGTACTGACTATCGCGGATCCACACATCGCCATAACGATCACAATACAGCAGCATCGTGACAATCGGCGGGAACGGTTTAACTTCACCGCTCTTGGGATCGCGCCAGGAGAAATTGACGGTGACAGGATAGTAGCTCTCTTTGTGCGTGTCGTAAACCTTAGGTTGACGGTTACGCAGGAATGTAATATATTCCTTTGGCTTCATTCGACTGATGCCATCAAAGATCACGCCTTTCTTTTCAACGTCTTTGAAGATTAATCGATAGATATAGTTAAGATAACGATATCCGCCCTCAAACTCTCGGAGATGGAACCCTTCAACAATTGACTTGTTGAACCTCGGCATTGTGGCATCAACTGCCTCTACCAGTTTCGGTTGCATCAACCCTCCATTTGTGTCATGTCACTGTTTTGTAAATACTCAGCAACGCGCTACAAACAATCGAAGCATTCTTAACGTATCCTCCCAACGTATCCATGCCTGCTTTCTTCTTCTCTAACTTCTCGAAGAACTTCTGTTCCAGATCCTTCTTGGTTACTTCAGCTTTAAGTACAGCAACTTCATTTGTAACGGTCGCTACTCGTTGGATTAACTCACCAATGCGTGTGCGTTGGGTAGACAGCATTGTCATTAGGTCACGGTTTTCTTTCTTGACGTTATCCAGACTCTTGCGAGTGCGGATTAGCTCGTCAGTGTTACCTCCCAATAGTGCATCTTGTTCACTCATGAATATACCATATTGCTGTAGTATTTTATTATCAATTTCGTCGAACGTGAAATAACACTGAATCCCGTCGACATCCTCGCCCTCACAAAACAAGTACAGACCTGGCGTTTGGTCTGACACCCTCACTGCATCCACCTTTACCGCACGACCAAAAACGTTTGTCCACAGATTGCTGAAACGGCGCTCTGGGTCAATTAACTTAATGGATGCGTTAACGCTATTGCTGACGTTGGCTGTATCGGCAATATTGTCTAACGCTTCGCTGGGCGTGTTCAACGCATGTACTTCACGATCGAACTTGCCCAGGTAAAGAGTGAAACCCAACAACTCGCTGTGTACTGAATTCTTACGACCGAGTTCTTGATTCGTAATGTTTACTACAAAGAAAATGTTTTGGTTAGCTAACATTAGATCGTCGTGCGGATGACTTTTAATTAAGTCGTCGATACGAGCCTTTAAGCTGGTCATCACAGTACGATCGAAATTGGTCAGTGCTTCTTCAGGATTAACCCGTAGCTTGCGCACATCGACCCCATCAATACGAAACTCAATATAAACCCGCTCTCCCCTGTCATCCCAGTTGTCGTGGAGTTCATAACTAATTCCCCCCTTGTACCGGATTTGAAGAGGAACGCGTTTAGGATTGAATATCTTGTAGTCTAAGTTAAAGCATCGGTTCATTTTTCAGGGCCCTGTAATTTGGTTCTCTGATCCGTCGATCATTTTGAGTGTATACGGTCTAATAATGTAGGTCTGAAAAATAAATGGCAAACATAAATAATACTACTCCCAACCCTTCCGGGTGGGAGTAGTAGTTATTAACTTAGTACAACAGTCGGGGGCGGCCTCCCATCATCCTAGGTAAGCCTGCTGATCAAGTTCACCGTAAAAGGTTGACGGGAGGATGATCAGTTTCCCGAGGCAGGTACAGCCTGAGTCACAACCGGAGAAGTAGCGTCATTGACGATCTTCACTTCAGAAGGACCAGTTGCAGCGCCATTGCTGTTGGTGTTAACAGCAGTGCCCGGAGCAGAGCTAACTTTAACGCCGCCCAGTTTGAAGAACACGCCAGCGTCGCCCAGGAAGTCTGCAGCGTCTTCGATGACCAGAGAGCCAACGATTACGTTCAGGTTCCAGTGCAGGTAGCACGGCATGGTCATCATCACGCCGAAGTCCTGGTTGCCACGAGTTACCTGGCCGTGCAGAACGACGTTCTCTTTAGCAACGTTAACACCGATGCCGCCGAGCGGGTTGATGCGATCTTCAGTCGAGTCGTTCTGAGGAACGATCAGGATCTTACCGATCATGCTGTCGAAGTTAGTCGCAACGATGTTGAAATCTTCAGACGCGGTGATACGCGCGTCGCCAGAACGCATCAGGAAGCGCTCGAGGTTCTGGTGAACGATCACAGACCATTTAGTCTTCGCGATACCGCTGTATTCGTTGATCGCGGCGATGCCGGATTTGAATGCCAGCGCGGCAGTGATGTCCTGGATTTCAGTCAGCAGCAGGGAGCAGACGTTATCGAACACGTCGATGTTTTCAGGAGAACTGATGTGATCCTGAATACGGAACGAACGGTGAACGGTAGACGCTTTAACGTACATACGACCCGGCAGATCGTTACCGCCGTTTTCGTTGTCAACAACCGGCGCACCATCGATAGAGGTGAGGTAGTCCAGATGTTTGTACGCAGTTTCGAAGGCTTTCTTCGAGCAGTTAGTCTGGATGGTAACACCCATGTAGCTAACAGCGTCGTCCAGCGCTTCTTTGTTCACATCTTCCGGACGGACCGGGTATTTGACAGAGATCGGATCCTGACGACGAGTGGTCAGTTCTTTGCTGGTGTCAAACACTTCCAGACGGTAACCGAAGTTGCCGTTAGAGGCGTTGGTCAGGTTCATGGACGGAGTCGCCGCATTCACCAGGCCGCCTTTCAGCGCGTTCAGCAGGGCTTTCTGATCTTCAGTTGCGCTGCTGTGCGTGATACGCTTGTTGTTGTCGTTCAGATCGGTCAGGGACTCAATGGTAACTTTACCAGTGGTCAGCTCCAGACGGTAGCTCTGACGGTTATAACGAGCGGTCATGCGCACGTTCAGGTTCGGCTCGAGGCCTTTGTCATAGAACGCCTGGAACAGCGCCTTCACAGACTTACCGTCTTTGTCAACCAGCGCGGTAACCGGCAGGTGACGCAGCGTGATGTCGAGATCACGGTCGTTCGAGTTCTGGCCAACAGAGGTCGGAGACATGTTGATGTTGGTCATAGACTCGGTCGGCACGAATGCCTGGATGTCTTTACCGTTCAGTTTACCAGCGAAGCCCAGCTCCAGAATACGGATAGAAGCTGATTCGATATCGTCGGTATCGGTCCACGGACGCTGACCAGGTGCGGTGCACAGGCCCAGCAGGTTGTTAACTACGCCAGGAACGGCCAGCATCTGAGTCAGGTGATCCTGACGACCGTATGCGTCACCGGTAGGGTATTCCTGATCAACCGGCGCTTTGATGCTCGCGTCGATGAACAGCTGTGCGTTTTCGTCGTCTGCATCAGCAGGCAGAACCGGCCACACGCGCAGTACGTCATCTTTGAAGATGTCGCCATTACGCAGGATGCCGAAGATCGGAGTCAGTTCGGTCATGCTTTCCCATGCAGAAGCACCGGAAACATAAGAACCTACGCCGGCAGCACGCACGGTCAGTTTCACACCTTCATCTTCGTAACGCACGGAGATGGTTTTGTACAGCTCTTCAGCAGCTTTGGTCTGCAGACGAGTTTGGGTGTTCAGAACGATGTTAACCGCTTTGGTTTCCATGCTCTGGCCCGGGAACTGTGCCAGGGTGAAAGATTCCAGACCCTGACGTTTCGCGATGTCGCTCAGCACGTCGGTGGTGAAGACAGACGCCGCGATTTCGTTGATGTTGTTACGACCGATCGCTGCTTTAGCTGCGTCGAAGCCGCCGTGGGACAGGTTATCAGTCATGCCCTTCTGGAAGGTATTGAAGCCTTCGCCACCGAAGATTGTGCCGAACTGTTGCTGTGCATCGTTGAATGACTCAACGCCGCTCAGGGCAGCGAACGACTGGTTCTTGGTCAGGTCCATCGCCTGCTTAATAAGGTTGCCGGTGTTGCGAACTCCAGCTTTGACGTCTTTAAAAGCCATCGTATAAATCCTTCTGTTTCAGTTAAGACATGAAATAAACAAATATATTTGTTAACTCGCTTGCGCATAAAATATAACAGTGATAGCTATAGTCTACGTCAAGGCTCTTGTTCCAGTGCATAGAATGCGTTCGAGAGAGTGAACTCGTTGACACCCGCCTGGATTACTGCGTTAAAGTGCAGATCCTGATAACCAAAGTTCTCATAGAGTGTATCCATGATCGCCATTGCCAACTTGTCTGCTTTAAGCATCGTCCAGTTTGGGTAATCAGATTGCACACAACCTCTGTCCGCGATCATCAGAACAAGTCCGCTTTCAGCGCGACGATAGAAGTATGTGTTGTGGTGCTGCAATAATTCAATAAAATACTGCTTAATGTCATCACGTGATGTGATAACCTCTTTCAAGAGCGCAGTCTGTGTTGCATTTGACGTCTCAATAGGATAGTCAACTTCCGGTTTACCCAGGCGTTTTAACACAAGACCCTGGAGTAAAAAGAAACTACCCACCTCATCAAATGTTAATTTATTCAACTTCTTCCCCAGCTCATTAAGCTCGGAATATTTTATACCATTTTTTTCGATAAGACTGACCATGTCTGAGGTCAAGACCCAGAAGTCGGTTTTCTCGTTCACATTCTTCAAAATAAATTTCATGTTGTCACCGGAGTTAATATGGGTCATCTGTTAATGTTGGTAAAAGTCCTTACTTGCTTTTATCATGCAAAGAAGTTGAAAGACCGCGGATTGTTAAATGAGTTGACCGATGTTCTCGGAACGTTAAAAACCCCCAACACGGATGTGTTTGTCCAAGATCGCAAGACTGACAGTGCTATTCGTTCCACCATCGACTGGATCTTAGAGCAACCGGACGATGAAGCGATCATAAAATCAATGCTCATGCAGAGGGTGTATTCGTTTGTAAAAGAAGCACCTGAGCTGAAAGATCTGCTGGAAGTGGGGTTGGAAGACTATCCGACAACAGAACGTACTCGTCAGATTATCTACAAACATATCGACGAAATCAAGAAGGAGCAAGAAACCACCAAGATCAACGATGCACTGAAAAAGAAGATCAAGGACTTCCACTTCAAAGAACTCCGCCAGTTCCAGAAAAACGACTGGGTAGAGTTCATGGATGTCATTCAGGGCAAGATCAACCAAGCTTATAATGAAGAGAAGCAGAGCGAGGTTGTTGAGTCGGTTTCTTCGGAAGATAAAGATCCCTTCCTGGAAATCATTGAACGTGCTCAGCGTGAACAGAATGGCGATGGTATCATTAAGTTAGGCATCCAGGGCATCAACAAGGGCTTAGGTCCAGACCAAGGGTTGCGTCGCGGTAAGACGTATCTGTGGAACGCCCTGACTAACCGTGGTAAGTCTCTCATGATGGGTCATGCGATTGCATCGACTGGTCTGTATAATAAAGCAACACCGATGCTGCGTAACAAGAGTAAGATTCCAACCATCGTTCTGGATTCAGCAGAAGACGGTATCGAACTTATTCTTAACCGTATGTACAAACTCATCTGTGTGGCCAAGACCGGCAAGCTGCGTCCGTTTGAAGAAGTCACGTCAGAAGAGATCTACACCACCATTACCGAAGCGTTTATCGAGAACGGTTGGTACTTCATCTTTAACCAGATTGAGCCGAACAAAGATAACTACGCTAACTTCTGCGCACGTATCCGTAAGCTGGAAATGCGCGGTCACGAAATCATCATGTATGTCTATGACTACTTAGCGATGATGGAACTCGATGGCATATTGGGTGACAGCAAATCTGACCGACTGCAAATCCTGCTGCGTAAAGCACGTGCGTTTACTTCTGCTCGCGGTATCTGTTTCAACACGCCTCATCAGCTTAACCCGGACGCGAAACGACTGCTCAGGGAATCAGATGATGACAGTGAGATTTACTTTGCTCAGATGGTAGCGGGTAAGTCGATGACAGAAACCTCCACTAAGTTAACGAACGAAGTGGATGCAGAAATTACCATTCACGTTGCCAAGACTTCAACAGGTAACTACTTCACCTACGCAATCGGTAAGATTCGTGGTGATGCGGGCGACCCTGCGTTCTCATTTGGTATCTACGATCTGGATCCTGTACTTGGTTTGGTTCACGATATCGCAGGCAAGCCGATGTGTCGTAAGAAGATCACCCATCGTCTTAATGACTTTGGTGATTCAGTACCGGGAGAAGATGATTTCGACATAGCGGCATAAGCCCAATAAGCATAAGCTACTCTACTCCCCAGCGGGAGTAGAGTAGTGAGTTATGTATCCAAACCTTCATAGACCAGAAACACAAACAGCGTTGAGCGTTCACGGAACACCGTATTCGGCTGCGTATCGTTTTGCACTGACTGACTGATAACGCCCAACACCACGCCCTCAACTTCTACCAACACATCGTTTGCTTGCGTGAAGTAATACTTACACGGCATGCCTGGTGTGATGAGTTCAGCATTGGATTGATCCCACGGAATCGTAATGAGTTCACCATCGTTGTAAGCAGTCTCAGAAAGACCCTTGTAGATGTTCTCTGCGGGATTACGGTCATAGACGGAGATCTGTTCGCCCGAACCGCGTTGTGCTGTCTGGTACTCACTCATGGAGTCTGAGCGGGTAGTGATGGCTTTACCTTTCGCGTAGAAGTTACCGGCTTTGCCTGACAGTGCATCTGGGTTAATAATACGTTTACCCACGCCGTTGTTCTGGCGCGTGATGTCAACTGTTGACTGATGCTTGGAGTGCCCGGTTGACAAGATCGTCACCGTTTTATTGTTGGTGTACCAGGTGGTTTCCAACGTTGGTGTAGCATCCTCAGGAAAGCGGAAGATATCCAATACACGAGCGGCTGTTTTGTATCGACCCATCAAGAAAGGTGGGAACAGGTAAAACATTCCCTTGCGATAGAAACACGCCAGTCCAGCAGAATAGATCCCGTACTTGTCATCGTTCTGAAGATAAGTCGGAAGATCCATTAACCGCGTACCGTCTGGGATTTCAATGTGCTTATAGACTTTGGCGTTATCGCCCTCTATCGGCATATCTACACCCCGGAAAGCATCAGCACCTGATAACCCTACTTCAGCTCCATCTGTGATCAGAGCGTGCTGTAGGGCCTTGTCAGTGCGTGCCAGGAAGAACACCGAGTCAGTGGTAAAGCTGTTACGCAGAATCGCGAAGCCGAGCTCCTGTAGCTGAAGGTTAACCGTGATAATGTTTAAGCTATCAAAGTTCTCCAGGTTACTGACCTTGGTGTTGTTGCCCGACATCTCTGGATCGTTGTTGGTCAGCGGGATGCAGCGAAACATACGGGAAGTCTGTTTCAATCCTTCTCGCTCAATGACCTCTAGCTTGAGATTGTCTGAAAACGGCAACACTTGCTTGAGGTAAAGACCGGGTTGAATCTGGCAGGTTAACCGGTAGTCGTCTGCGCGAGACGACGCAAACATCGCGGTGCGATCAAAGTGACTGATCAAATACACCGGAATATGTTGCGTCGGCGTAATCAGCGTGGCTGACAAACGGTAGTAGCGGTTGGTGCCTGCTTTGGATACTGTTCGGGCCTGCGTGATTAAGTTCTGTAGCGGTTTTGAGATTTCCACTTACGACCCCCAGATACCAAACTCCTTGCGTGCTTCTTCTTGACGCAACAGAGTGTCCACGTTATTGCGGGCAGGTACGTTGTAAGCGTCTTGAGGAATGTGTCCGATGTTCGGCAACACACGCGTGGTAAGAAGATCGTAATAGGAAATAAACTCCGGACGTTGATGCCTTCCCGTTTTGTGGTCTAACTGGAACAACCCCACCAATCCCAGTAACCCGTTTCCTGCTTTGCCGCTTTGCCGTTCATCTTCACGATGCGCACGCTGATCTAAATAGAGCTTGATGCGGGCGTAGTCGTCAAACATGTAGAAGGCAAGCTGTTCCAGGTAACGTATCTCTTCAGGGTTAATGCTGCCGTAGTTAGAGTTCGTGAGATAGAGCTCATACCACAGCGAGTTATACTCCTGAATCGTGTCCACGATCTGAATCACGTTTTTATTGGGCTGATCAACTTTTAATGGTTGATCGTCCGTGACGTTTTCCAGTAGCTTAATGGCTTTCTCAATCGTGAGTCCACGCTTTACCGGTCGTGCATAGACGTCAGAATCCGGCACGGTATCGTTGGACATGTAGGCGACGCGGTCACGAATTTGGTCTGTGGTCATGGTGTGGCTAGGGAACACCCAAAACGGAAAGGTGCGCTTGGTAATTATCGCATGCAGCGTAATTGCTCGCGACCTTATTGCGTGGTAACGTTCAATTTCAATCATAACACTTTACCCATCTTGCGTGATTTAAAAATCATTAACAATAGGATAGGCGCGTAGTAGAACTGCAACTTGGTGGGGAGATCCCAATAGGTTTCCAGGAAGTCGTGAATGCGCTTGAGATCGACGATGTCGTTTTTCAGTACGTCCACAACCAGGTTCTCAAACACACCCTGTGGTTTGCCCTGATAGAAGTCTTCACTAAACAGGTAAGCCATCTTGATGTTGGGCAGTGGGTTGTAGGTCGGAATGAGATCCATCCAACTGTACCATCCCGACATATCCGCGAAATCTTCTGGGTTAGTCACCACTACGCCGTCAAAGCTGCTGGAACGGATGTTGTTGTAGGTGCGCGTGGAGTACAGACGCTTCACGTCCACGATAGCCGCGGTGTTCTTGCAGCGACGCAGGGTGTTCCAGTCACCACGGAACAGCACGTCCCAGATGTTGTACACGCCGTGCTGTGCTTTTAGATTCCCACCGTACTCCAGACCCAACGTAGTTAAACGCGGATACGTTCCCAGGGATTCGCTCTTGGCCATAGAAAGGAAAGCTTTGACCAAGTAGGGATCGTAATAGTGCTTGCCGTTGTCTTCTAACGCCAGCGTGCGCTCTTCTTCCCAGTAGAACTCTTCGTAGACGTAGTGAACGATCGTTGGGTACCAGCTCCAAATCTTTTTCTTGAGATCGAATTCGCCGGTAGAAATGATTGGCGTACCGCCATTGAGATGCTGGTCGCGTGAGTACACGAGGTCCTCAACGATCATACTCTCCATCTCTTTCCATATTGGTTCAGTTAAGATACCGTTAAAGACCCACTCGATCTGATAGACCTTGTTTGCGGTGAATTCAGGAATAGACAGCGCCGTAACCGTAAACCAGCCCGCGTTGCCATCGCCGATGTCAGCAATAAAGAAATCGCCCACCAACGGCACCAAGCCAAAGAAAGCATAAGCCGAACCCGTTTTACCCGATACTGCGGTAGTGGCATCAAAGCTGAAGTTTTCATCACGGAACTTCAGTATAACGTCTTTGATACGGGTATGACTCTGGTAGGTGCCTGACCCTGGCTGGAAAGCGTGCAGTTCTTCGTTGTTCTTCTGTGCCTGACGATGGTACTCAGTGAGCACAGGCGTGCCAGGAACCATGGAGAGGAACGATCCTTCGTTCTGGTACACGCTCTCCACGATGCTGTGCTTATACGCTTCAGAATAGATCTTAGGCGCTTCTGGTGGCGGGCTGGGTGCTTGACCTACCGGCGTGATACTTAAAGCCATGATTAACTCCTAAAGGTTTTGATGTTCTTGACAATGAGCCCCAGTTCCATCTCGTACTGATTCCAGTTGCGCTTGATGTCAACCGGTAAACCGTCTGGCAGGTTCTCTTGCCAATTCCCCGGCATGTTCGGCCAATCCCACCACGGGAAGATATTGGGCAGTAAACCCCCACCATTATCACGCGCATCGCTCCAGTAATCGTCAGAGTAATCCTCTACCGAGTAGTCGATGTTGATAATGAGGTGTTGTAAACGCGTGGTGGTGGGTTCGCGTTTGATAAAGATGTTACCTGCTTCATCCATACGCAGCTGATTGGGTTCAACCTGAAGATCGTCCGAGTACACCTCGAAGTGAATCGGAGTATCGTGGCGGTTAAATACCTTGTCATGACGACGCAACAAGTAAGCTTTGGCATCATCATCCCACTGGAACTCAGGGATCTCAAACAGATTACAGAGCAGCTGTTCACCCGCAACGTCATCTACGCGCAAACGCACCTGAATAAGCTGGTTCAGTTTCGCCTTGTGCGGGCGCTCCCAGTTATCGTGATGCGGCAGCACCAGATAATAAGGGGCCTGTGTCAGACCTAGGTTGGTGAGCAAACGCACCCCGGCTACGTATTCAGGGTTAGCCGCGCCGTGATAAGGAACCGACTGACGATACAGATCGCGATTGGTGACTACCCACTTCGCTGGGATCTCGTCCTGATGCACCTGCAACGGATAGGTAATTCGCCAACCAATGAACTCGTTGTAGAAGAACTTATAGGCGAACCCCACCTCGTACTGCCCCATGGTCTGACCTTTCTGAGCCAGACGCACCTGCGGCTCTTCAAACTCAATCTGCATGTCGCGCAGTTTAATCGGGTAGACCAAGGTAGAGTTATTGCCGGCTACGTTGTTGATGATGGTGAAGTCACGCAGCTTTTTCTCAACCAGGTATTGTGGGAAAGCGTCGCTACGTATCTTGTTTGTTACCAGCAGTGCGTGAACGTCACTCATCAACTCCAGGATACCGTCATTCAACGGCAGGTGTCCTTCACCGTCAAACGTCATCATGGTTAACATCTGACTGGTGGTGTAGTTGATTTTGTTCACGAATTCTTGGGCGGCAATACGAGAAGTAAAGTGCGAGTTCAACTCCACGGTTACCGTGCGTCCGGCAAACTCTGGCGTGAAGTACATACCGATGCTTTTGTCTAACCAGAACGGCATCTCTGTGGCGTCACGACGCTGGTTGTGGTAGCCGTTGTTGAATTCCGAGGGTTCGATAGCGGCAACAGCATAAACCTTGTTCCGGAAAATGCCATCGGTGTAAAGCGTGTTGGCTTGATTATCACCAAAGTCGCTGCCGATCATTTTGGTGATTTCTGCTTCACCGTTAAAATAAACGTTTTTAGCGCCCTCAAGACCAAAGTACTTGAGTACGGAAATAATAGAGTCGTAGATCACCGGTCGCGTAATCGAGCGGTAGGTTTCTATGGACCCGGCAAAGGTGGTTTGTGTGGCACCCATAGCGATAAGTTCCTTATGAAAATAAACATAAAATTTACCTGACTTAGTGGGTGTTACCCCACTAAGCTCGGTTATGTTTTAAAAGGGACGATCGTCACTGTCTTGCGGAACCACGGCCAGACTCAACAGGTTACGGTTGGCGTCGCGCAGGTAAACCCGCACCACACCTTCTTCCCCCTCTTTGCGATACGTCTGGTATTTAAACACCGTGGCATTGCGCAGAATGTTGATATTGTCTTTTGTGACGTAAGGAGACGTACTCAGACGGGCTTTAACTGCGTCGACCAATTCAGGGGACAGTTGGTTACCATTAAAGGCTTTGCCCTTGCCCTGGAACGGTTTAGACGCACTCAGGATACCTTGGAAAAAGATAAGCTGAAAAGTCTTGCCCAGTGACTGCATGCTGTCGATTAACTTCCCGCCTGCTTCGGTTACCACACGAATCGTGACCGAACCTTTGTAGAGGTAGGAGTTATTAAGGATCGTTAGCGTGGCCTGTCCCAGCAGGTTGCCGTTGAACACAATGGCATCGTCAGTGGCCTTGTAGTCCACGTTACGAATCAAGCCTAAACCAAACTGTTGAGAGAACGCAGCAATAGCCTGGGCATAGGTTGCGCCTTTCTCCAGTTTGACAGTGGGCATCGACAGCAAGAACTGCGGAGTCAGGTCCATCTTCTTGACCACCCCTACCGTTTCAACGCCCTGCTTGTTAACAAAGCTCACGGTAGACTCATCACCGCCCGAGGTAAAATACTCCAGTACCTTACCACCTAGGCGTGTTTCCAGCTTGCTGATGTTTTCAGGGGTGATATTACTCATCGCTTGCACCTTCTTTCTTCTCCGCATAGAAGATACCCGGAGTAATGCCTTTGATTGCCTTGACAATTGCGCCAGCGACTTTACGTTGATCCGCTAACTCTTTCTTCAGGCTGTCAAACTTCTCACGGGTTTCTTTTGATTTTTCAGTGATAGCAGCTTTCTTCACACTGATGGCTTCTTTATCACCGTCCGCAGGTACGTCGCCACTGACACTGCTTTCCAGTGCTTTGAGATCAGAATCCACCTCGTTAAAGGTTTTCTCTAATTCAGTGCCTTTGTTGAATACCGTGGTGAATTCAGTCATGAGCTTGTCAATAACACCCGGAGCTGAACTTACGGTGGTCAAAGAGCCCACTGCTGTTTTCACGCCGTCGTTATTGGTAGCTGCTGCCAGACGCTCGATGCCTGCTTTTGCGCTGTCAGTTAAGGTAGCGTCTTTCTGCTCTACTGCAGCGAGGGCTTTCTTGTTGGCTTCGGAAGCTTCTTTGATGTCGTCAGCCATTTCCTGCAACGACTTATCGAAGTAGTTTTCCTTGATCGCCACCAAACCGTCTTTGACAACCTGGAACGCTTTCAGCATAGCAGCTTTGACTTTATCCCATACCGCACCTTCATTGCCATCGATACGATCAGAGATAATGCCGCGACTCATCATGACGCCCATCAGGTAACGTTGGGCATAGCTCTGCTGTTCCGTCGACACATAGCCCCCAGCTGCATGAAATTCTTCAAGCCCCTGCAGCATGGTGGCAAAGTGATCGAGCTGCTCTGTGCCTTCTACTTCATCCGGTTCAAAGCTTTCAGTGTGATCGGTGTCTTTGGCAGAGAGATCTGTAGGAACCTCTTTGACGTTGCAGCCAAAATGTTCACCAACACCCACTTCACTTCCGTACTTGGAGATCATGAAGGTGCAGACGATTTGTGCCAGCGTAGCCAAGAACACTAAGCGGTCAGCAGCCTCATTCAGCGCGTTGTAGTCTTTGCCCTCATTGACAAACAAACAGTACATGTCTTTGAGTTCAACCAGTGCCGACTTCAACACATCCAGCCCTAAACGTTCAGTGTAGGTAAGATCAGCATTCCCCAGTGCACAGATCGTTGCCGAAGCTTTGATCGGATCAATGAGCTTGTTTGACTCAATGATGTTCTGAAGATAATTGCTAATACCTTTGTTGGTGTGTTGTAATCCTGTTAAATAATCCAGTGCATTATCAGCGGTAATACAGATCAGTGAAGTGAGTTGTTGCTTACACACCTTCTCATCTTCTACGTTGATATAATCTGCATCTTTCTTGATAATATCACGAACATTATTAAACATCTCATGAGTACCAATAATGGCTCTCTCATCATTACTTAAACTAATAACTAAATTAAGTAATTTAAATATAGTAACCCCTTCCATCCCCCGGCCTCCACCAGTATTGACATTAAGTTCATATTGCAGTTAAAAAACAATTCACACAGAATACCAAGCTGCAGGGTTTCCCCTGCAGCTGGTAATTTAACGGAGCTTACGACGATAACCCCCACCTGTGCTGTAATTGGGTTCTACAGCAATACGCGACGTATCGTAATCAGGCCCAGGCATTATGCCTTTTTTGCGAAGTAGCTCGGAGTGAGTTTATCCACAACGCCGGTCACGAATGAACGGAAAGAGGACTTCAGCTGCTGAATGGAAGTATAGGACTTCATAACTTCTTTCAGCGACGCCAGTTTCTCTTTGATTTCCGCAGACGCGTTTTCACCCGCAGATTTCACTTTGCTTTCCAGCTTCTCGATCTCGGCCATGGTTTTAGAAGCCAGAGCTTTAACCTGAGAAGACATCACGCTACGGAAATCACGGAAGTACATGGCCCACAGCGTCATTTTGATTGACACAGCCAGCGCGATGCCGCGACCCTGTTTCTTGGCCGCTTCAACGCCTTTCTCGGTGATCTCAACCATTTTCTCCAGCGCAGCATCCAGCTTCTCTTTCAGCTGTTTGTCTTCCGCATAGATCTTGGCTGCCTGCACACCCTGTTCAACCTTGGCTTTGATGCTCTTGCCAATGTTAGCCGCTTTATCAGCTGCGCTGTCGATAGCACCGCGCGCCGCTTCAGTCAGCTCAGCAGTAGAAGGAAGCTTGGCCAGCAGCGCCTTGTCTTTTTCCACCGCACTGTTTTTCTCAGTATCTTTCTCTTCAGATTCTTTCCCGAAGAAAAAGTTCCAAATGCCTTTAAAGACATTTTTAACGTAGGTGATGGACTTCGCGAAGCCAGCCTTTACCGAGGTCCACACAGATTCGTTACCGTGGATAGCGTACGGTGACAGCATGTCTGCACCACACATTGCGCCAGCCAGGTATTTCACTGCGTAGCTTTCAGTTCCGTCGATGGCGTCGATGCTGCCCTGAATGATAAGTGACTCGTGGGTGTCATCCAGGTCTGCCGGGGATTCGTCCAACACCAGGTCGATAACGTCGTCGTCTTGCATAATTTTTTTCCATGTGAAAGTTAATAGGTGGGGTGTAAACATAAAATCAGCAAATAACCGAAAACGCACCTTTGAAGTACGGACAGTCGGTGAATTCGACGTGAAGCTTGTTATCAACCTTGGACAAAGTGACTTCGGTGTTGGTCACCATAGGAAGACCTAAGACACTCATGAGAACATCAAAACTTTCCAGTAAGTTGTCTGACGTCAGCATGTCGTTTTGATCCGGCACAAGCACCGAGTCATCTTCAAACACGGTGTCACCCAACTCTTGCAGGGTCACGTCCTCAACAATACTGCCACGCAGATAACTCAGATCAATATCTAAGGTATCCAGGAAGCTCAGGTCGATTTTGTCCCCGCGGATAAAACGAGAGCGACATGCCGTGTCTACCACAACGTAGCTTTCACTGGTGAGGTTGTGCAGCGTAGGGGCAACAAAACTTTGCTCGTTACTGGCCTTTAACACGCAGCGCGTGAACTGACCAGGCGTTACGCGTATGATCTTCATTTAAATGCTTTCCCCATGATGTCATGCGCCGCGGTATCCGCCTGCTGAATCGCCGTCATAACGTGTTTAATAAACGCAATGAAGTTAACCAGGCTGCGGAATGCTGCTGCCATTGCGTACGCCTCTGCCTTGCCAATGCCCTGGAGATCTTTCTCTTCCTTAATCTTGACATTAAACAGCGAGCCTTCGTTTTTGGAGATTTCAGCCAGACGAACCAGGTTGTTAGAAGTTTTCTCCAGCTTGTCAACCAAGCCATCGAATTTCCCTTCTGACACCATGAACTTGCTTTCGCCGGTAACTTCGGTTTGCTTCACAGGATTAAGCGTAAACGTGATGGCGTTATCTTTGTCTTTGGCAACAACTGCCCACAACGCCCCAACAATGCGGAATTCGCCGCTACCGAGCTTACCTCCCAAGTGTGTCGCGACAGCCGCACCAAAACGCTCTACATCACTCACAGCGACCTTTTTATCCTGCACTTTGGCAAAGAGGTCTTTAGCAGCGGTAAAGGTCTTAATGGTGCCGTCTGTGCGGTTTACCAGGTTGTCCAGTTCTTTGCCCAACCAGTCCAGGTTAGCAGGGAACGACTTAAAGCGTTTGCTGTCAATCAAGCTTTTGGCATTGGACGGATATTTCAATTCAGTATCGTAATTGATCTCTCCGGCTTTTACTTTTGCTTCCAGCTTGTTGAAATCTGTTTTAGAACGCGTACCAAAACCAAAGAAGGTTTCCGCCAGCCACTTGAAGAAGTTACCGATCATGCTGAGGAAACGTTTGATCAATGACCATACCGTGCTGAACAGTCCTTCACTGCCGTTTACTTCAGCCGGTGCATCAGGAAGCAGGGAAGCAACACGCAAGTAGAGCTGTTCAGTGCCGTCACGCTCTTCCTCAGGCTTTTGTTCAATCTCTGCAGCCTTGTCCTTGATACTTTTACTGTCACCGTCCAGGAACGCATCTACAGCCTTCTTGTCGGTTTGATAGAGCAGTTCAACGGTAGGTGTGTTTACGTAACGCGTAATCGCAGCCTTTTGAGTACCCTTATCGAAGTCTTTAAAAATAGAAGTCATAAATAAAAAACCTCAAGTCAATACTAACCCGGGTTGCCCCGGGTTAGTATCTTTTTTCTAAAGCACGGTCACGAAGACCCGCGCGGTCGACACAGCTTAGATGTGCGCAGCAACGCCGTCGATCAGAGCTTCCAGGACGTTAGACGCCAGAGAAGTTGCAGAACGAGTCAGAGATGCAGAAGACGCAGCAACGGCTTTAACCAGTGCAACTTTGTCAGCGGTATCTTTGTCGTCTTTGCTCGCAGCAGCGTTGATGTAGCCAACCAGTTTGTCACGCTTAGCAGCGGCGAACTTCTGATCAACTTTGCCGTTTTCCAGCTTGGTGATCTGGTTGCCGATACCGGTCAGAACGGTTTTCAGCGCGCCAGCGTTGGTGATTTTCGGAGCAGCTTCGCCAGAGGTCAGTTTGCTGAAGTTGTCAGCTTTGACAGTCTTCATGCTCAGAGCACGCGCCAGGCCAGCAGCTTTCTTCAGATCAGACGCTTCGCCTTCGCCAGTGTGCAGAACCACACGGATACCAGCGATCTGTGCAACCAGCTGACCTTTCTCGTCTTTGCTCGCGCCAGCAGCAGCGATTTTAGATTTCAGGCCGTTGGTCAGAGCTTTGTATGCGGTAGCGAATTCAGCCAGGGTGATTTCACCGTCCAGCAGGTTAGCGTACGCGCCCAGCGGTGCAGAAACTTCAGCCAGCTCAGAAGCTTTACCGGTCAGACCTTTGGCTTCGTAATCAACGTAGCCGTTCCAGCCGCCCAGCTTGACTTTCTCTTTCAGCTTCAGGCCTTCTTTGCTCAGATCAGCCTGCAGACCTTCGATGCGACGTTTCATGGCTTTGTTCTTGTTGAACAGGCCGATGAAGAAGTTCACAACGGTGTTGAAGATCTTCTTGATGAAAGCGATAACTGCAGCGCCAGCGCCTTTCACTTTATCCATGAAGCCTTCCATGCCGTCGCGCGCCAGAGAAGAGGCAGTAGAGGCATCGTACAGATCTTCTGCGCCCATACGCGGAGCAGCAGTTTCCGGTGCGCCGCCCAGACGACGATCGGTGATTTTGTACGCCTGGTTGTACAGAGAAGCAAACGCGCGGCCGTCGAAGTTGCCGGAAGCCAGCATGGACTCCATACCTTCAACCAGGTCCTGAACTTCTTCAGTCGCTTCCTGGATGTCGCAAACCTGCTCAGAGACTTCTTCCAGAACTTCGCCCTGCTCCTGGATTTCGGCGTTCGCTTCAGCGACTTCAGCACGGATTTCAGAAACGGTTTCTGCTACTGCTTCCAGAGTACCCTGTGCGCCTTCTTCGTTCAGGCCCAGATCTTCAGTACCCGCATACAGTGATGGATTAAACATGTAAAACTCCTTGGAGATTTTTTACTTAAGTAAAAGTTTATTTAATTAAATAACTTTCGATAACACACCTAAGACGTCTTGGATGTATTTATCGACGTAGCTCACCACGCGTGGAGTGAAACCACTATAAAATGCTAATGCGTGAGCATTGCCTTTTAAGATGGACTCGGCTTCAGAGATAATCTGAGAACCTACGTTAGTTGTTTCACTTAAACCTTTGCTAGCTTCTTCTACAACAGAAGACCAGCTTTTAACAAAATCAAGATAATCAGCATAAGATCCTTTAACCTGCAAATGCAGATCATTGAGCTTGGCAACTTTTGCCAGGACCGACTGAACATCAGACTTAGAAGCTTCGAGGGTGTGAGACTCACCAGCGGGCTTGTCTCCAGACATAGAATATACTACGTCTTTGTCTGTAAACTTACACTTGACGACCTTTCCACCCGGCAAGACCTCTGACAGCATCCATTCACCGTTCTTGTGAGGAAGCTTGTATTCAGGGTAATGAAGCCCTTCAAACTCCCGCACGACGTTCATGACGTCATTGGTGCTCTTTACGCCTTTGAGCTTACGTGCCACAACCAATTCACGACTGAGGTGATCTTTGACATCGTTGGCGTGCTTCTTAAAGCCTTCCAACGTTTTGATCAACTCATCCAGGTCGGAGCCAAAGTCGTCCCACTGACCAGTGCTGGTCAACGCTGCAACCTGTGCGCCTGAAAAAGTAAAGCTATATGATTCTTCACCTTTCATCGCGCTGGGGATTTTGGCAATCAGAGACTTGTTGCTGTCAAACGTTTTCGACAGTTGAGCACCCGCACCACGAATGCCTTTGTCCAACAGATCCAACGCCTGCCCACCTACCCACTTAGCCACTGACAACGTACCCGCTCCCAGTGACTTCATGGATTCACCGAAGTCTTCGTTGCCGTTGCGCACGCTTAAAGAGTACGCACCCTGAAGAGGCTGCAGTGAATCAAGCAGCTCAAGGTGTTGTTGACGACAGGCGACATACAACTCTTTAAGCTTGGCCATTAGCTCACCGATTTCGCGAAGTTGATGGAGTCATTGCACAGGCTGGCAATGGCGTTCAGGGTAATCACCAGGTAACGCGTGAAGTCCGCATTGAGGTCCAGCAGGTCTTGCTGGTTCTTGCGCACAATCATCGAGTACATCGCCATGATACGGTGCTTGTCCGTTTCATTGATCGGCATCTTGGTGAGGTTGCTACCGATGATCTCGTAGTCACGCTCAGAGATACGGTGTTTGATGGCTTTGTTGCAGATAGCCAGCCAGTTCTCCAGGATCTTGATAGAGATCGCGCAGACGTGGCGAATGGTTTCGGCGCCAAAGGTATTGATTTCTTGCTCACGGTCGATGAAATCAATGGATTCACGCTTGTTGAAACGCACGCCCAGATCCTGTACGCGAGAATCAAACCAGTCGTCGATGGTTTTCACATCTTTGACTTTGATTGGATCTTTCCAGCGGGTATCAATCAGGAAGCGACCGCCCATGAGTTCCACAGAGCGCAGCTTACGCAGCCACGGCACGGCTTTATCAGAGATATCGATCTTGCACTCGCGGAATGCCGGCACGTTCAGCAGAGGCCCTACCTGCATCAGAATCTGCACAGCTTCTTCATCAGTACTTACGCCTTCAAAGCGAGAGAAGAACGCCATGATCTGCGTCAGCTCTTTCTCAGAGTAGTCGTAGTAGTTGTTGGTCAGGGCCGACGTGGTTTTAAACAGATTCAGAATCTGGTTGTACCAATCTTCTTTGACTTCACCCTGAACCTTTAACAGGTTAAACAGACGGGCAGAAAGGTTGAACTGCTCCAGGCCATCTTTGAAGTCGCCGAGATCTTTACTGGCGCGCTCAATCATCTTGAAACGCGTGATCAAGGACTCGGTGTCTTCCACAGCCAGCGTATACGCGTCGTGGAAGTTCTGTCCCAGGCGTTTGGTAAAGACCTTGGCGGTTTCCAGTGTGTCGCTCAGGAAGCCCTCACAGGCCGCAATACGGCTCAGACGATACTGGCTAGGGCGCAGCGTACGACCGAAGTGTTCAGCGCCGGCAACGCGGTGTGCGTTATAGGTAACTTCGCCGTCATCGATCTCCACGACTTTCAGATCACTGAGCTGGCCGTCGATAGTGATGGCATCTTCAGGAGAGATCTCATGGTCCGGGGTGTTTTCCAGAAGACTTTTGATTTCCTGTACGCGGTTAGTAGCACCCAACACCTGGTTCGTGATGTTGTTGAGGTCACGGCTGTCTTTTACCGTTTCCATCAGCTCCAGTGATTTCACGACAGAAATAGCAGCCATCTGTTCGTCAAGCTCAGTTGTCATAGCGGGTTTCTCCCAGAAGTGCCAGCAGAATACGTGACATGTTTTCCATGCCAATCCCGCGCAGCAGGCGATAGTAATCGAAGTTGGTGATGTTATCAGTCAACGCCATGGAGTTACGAGCAGAGCTCTGCGTGCTGGTGATAAAGCGACGCTCCCACGCTCCCGTGGTATTGTTGTTGTGGTGAACGATCTCTTCAGCACAACGAATGTCACTGCCGATAGCACGAGCAGAACACTTGTTGTTGAGGTAGAGAACAATCGAACCCACAATAGAAGCCAGCGGACCGATACCGTTTTTGTAGTTGGCTTCCAGGAAGTCCTGGAAGTTTTCACCGATCAAGCAACGCGCTGCACGCAGCACTTCCTGATAGATGATGGGATTGGTTTTCTGGGCGTAGTCCTGCGTAGTACTGTTCAGGAAAGCACGAATCACTTCCTTGGCGGCACTGACATCAGCATTGGTTACGGCACCATTAACAAACCCATTTTTAGCGCGTACAAACGTACTCATAGGACAATAACCTCATTAAGAAGGAGGGATGGCGAAAATCATCATAAAATCACTATTACTGAGGGAGTGACCCCTCAGTAATAGATAAACAGTTACTGATAGCTCTCAACGATCTTGTTGATGGTACCGGTGTTCTTCACGATCTTCTCGCGGTAAACTTCGATACGGTGGTCCAGTGACGCGTCGTTGGTGCCGTTTTTCTGGTTGATGGCCTGATTGATCTTCATCGCCAGGAACTCATTGTGCTCCTGTGCGCTGCGGATACGCATGAGATCAATCTCGCGCATCAGACTGTCATACCAGTATTTCGGGTTGAGGTAGTGAATACCAAAGCCGCGTGCCAGCTCAGGTTTCTTGCCACCCATGCCCAGCATGATGTCCATGCTGTTCTCATCATCCGCATCCAGCTCAGGAATCGCATCGATCTCTTTGATCAGTGCGGTTTTACCTTTCAGCAGGGAAACGGTGATGTTGCTGTAGTACAGCGCAGAACCGTTCAGGAACATCAGTTCGTTTTTGGTGAGGTACTTATCCACCACGAACCCAGACTTCACCGACATGCTCAGCAGTACGTCGAGCAGCTTGCTGGAGTAGCGAGCCCAGAAATCCAGCTGTTCAATAGTAGACAGCAGGTAGACCTGACGCACGCTCATGGTTTCCCCTGCCCAGAGCTCGTCTTTATAAGCCGAGACTTCTTTCTTGAGATAAGCCGTGAGGTTGGTTACAACTTCTGCCACCATCTTCATCGTAGTCAGGGTCGGGGTAGAGGCGTTGAAGTTAGGGGTAGCTTTCGCGACGTTGTTGGCAATGGACTTGGTGACGGCCCAGCCGGCGCTTTCACTGACCAGCGTTAACCCTTCGCTTTCCAAACGGTTTACGTTATCGATCAGATCGTGTGCAGAAACATCAACCGTGGAGATCAGGGTCAGGATGTTTTTGCGGCTTACGTTTTTTACGCTTGAAGCGTATTCACGAATATCAGACATAATTATTTCCCTGCCAGAATACGGGCCAGTGATTCCAGAGAATCGGCGCTGTCAGATTTCTTGCCTTTAGCTTCGAGTTCTTTCAGCGTATAGGTTTCAATCAGGCTGTCGCCGTTGGTGATGAATTCAAACACACCGTTGCGCTCATCGCAGATAACGATGCGAGACGCGTCTACCGCACGGAAGATCGCATCCAGGTTACGGCCGTTGGAGAAACGTTTACCAATGGTCAGTTCGATCTGCTTAGCAGTGTCAGAGCTCATGATAAAGGTGTTCGCCATGGTGTTCATGGAAACCACACCGGTACGAAGCGCCTGCGCCTTGTTGATGCGCTCACGTTTCGCCATCTCTTCGAAGTAGCCGGTGTTATCTTTGTACTTGGTATTGAACTTCTCTTTGTTGATGTCGCTACCAGAGAAGAACTGTGGCCCAGTGATTTCACCACCGCCCCACATGGCCAGACGTGCAAACAAACCGTCTTCAGGTTTTGCCGCAGAGAACACGTTAAGGATCTGTGCAGGCATCATGGGCATGGGGATTTCACGGAAGGTCAGAGGAAGTTCTACCTTTCCGCCATTTGGGCCGTGCGCTGTTGCAACGACAACACGTCCAATTGCCAGAGGAGTGAACTCTGCGATCTCTGAATAAGACTTGCCGCCAATAGTAACAGTATCACCATCGCTGCCCATTTCGGGTGCTTCGGAACCATCTTTACCGCCTTTGAATTTGTTCGGGTTCGGACCATTGCCGTTCATGGCTTCACAGCCAGCCAGCGATACCAGACCCGCGCGACGCGGCTGAACACCACCGATGATCTCATCGATTTTGATGCCCATGCGTTCTGCGTTCTTGATAGAAATGTGAGCAAGTACCGCGTGCATGTCGCGCGCCATGACAACTTGCATAACTGCCTGCATGTAGTTGGCGTGCAGAATTGTCTTATCGATACCTACGATCGGCGAAACTAACGTGCGGTTCCCGCTATGTACAACGCTGTGCTTAGTCAGCAAATTGTATGTATTGCCGGCCTTATCCGCCACGTTGGAGGCCGCAGCCACTTCTCCATTCTCAGGAAAAATCATTTTTGCTGTGTCAAGCAGCAATCGACTAACGCCGATAATAGACCCTATCATACTAACCTCTTATGGCTAAATTATGAGTGAAAAATTTGATATAAACGATCTCGCCGGGTTAATGAAAACACCAGGTCTAGCTCGCCCCGAATTTCTAAAAGAAAATGTTGAACAAACGAAAGCACAATCACCCATAACACCAGAGCAATTGGTGTCTATGATGGATTATGCTTTTTCTGAGCAAGGTGGACCTGGTTCACAGAGTCCGGTTATTAAATCATTGTCCGGCTTAAGGATCCTTGGTCCGGGCCACCAATTCATCCCCATAGCCGACGATGCCATAGGATTGCCTTTTGTATCACGCCCCCTTTTAAACCTCTCAGATGAGAACGTCTCACGTTATCCTGGGTTATTTCCTCTGTATCGCAGTAAACCCAACAGCGTGATGAGCTATGTGCGAGGGCTGATGGATAAGCAGTGGGGCGCGGCGAACAGTGGAGCGATTAAGTTCTTAGATCCTCTAACTGCCTGGATGACACCGTTAACCAACTACTGTAAAACCAGTAATGGCTTCCCTGATCTTTCGCTGAACGTCTCAACCAGCTCACCGGGTTTCCGTCAGGAAGTCTACCGCCACATCAGCGGGATCCTGCAGCACAACGGTGCTTACCCGATGCGTCAGAGTTTCCACATGTCACAACCTAAGTTCTTGCCTTATATCTTTGAGGTTTGGCTGAACTATATAAATGAAGTGACATTAGGGGATCATGGCCTTGAGCCTTACCCGGAAGCGTTGAAGCAGAACTATCAGGATTATGACTGCCGCATCTACCACATCATCCTGAACCGCAACATGCGTAACATCGAGTGGATCTTCTGTAACGCCAGCTGCGTACCCACCACCTACCCATCAGGTGCGTTCTCAGCAATTGATCGCACAACAAACACGTTGCGTGGTCAAGGTCAGGACGAGTTCGATGTGCAGTTCGATGCCATTGCGTTTCGTTACGGCAACGTTACTGTGGCGCGTATGTTTAACGCCACCACTGAATACTTCAATAATGATCTGCGTGATGAAACCCGCGCATCCAAATATCGTCGGTTGGAATTCGATCAGTATTATGGCAACAACTACGAGCGTGTGTATCCTTATATCAATCTGGATAACATGACGCTGGAATATTGGGTGAAGAAATGACCATTGAAATTACGTCGATTACCAAGCTCGCCAACAACCCGTACCGTGGTTTGAACTACGTCGTGGACAATCTGGAAAAGGCTTGGTTTGATCAAAAGGTAAACATCAACTCTGGTACACATCCAGTGGTGTTCTGTGCCGACCTCACCATTGGGGTGGGTTTTGGTTTCTTGAGTTCGCTCAGTGACGCCATCAGTCAAGTGTTCCCAGCGCATGCACGCTCTGTCGCTGAACTGTCGCGTAACATGAACGACATCGAGTACTATGGTTTGTTTGGTACGCCAAGTACCAGCACTATTAACCTCATCATCGCCATGGATAACCTGAAGGCCTTTGCACCTACAGCAACCAGCACGGTGAACGGGGTTAACCTTAGCTACCAAAAGATGCTGATTCCAAAAGATACCGAGGTCGATGTGGCAGGTTATACCTTTGCCATTGAGAACGGAATCGAGATCCGTTACAACGAGCGTACTGGCGTGCAGGTGGTGTATGACTCAACCACCAATAACCCGTTCAATGCCATTGCGGGTAACGTACTGAAACGTAAAGTGCGCCCTATTAGCGGCAAGGATTATCTGGTTATTGAAGTGCCAGTCCGTCAGCTCGCCTGTTCATTTGATAGCAACATTCCGTCAACGGAAGGTGCGGGCTGTTCGGGACGTCGTGCTTATTCTGACTACCTGTATGGCATTCGTGCCTACATCACCGGCACTGACGGCGTGAAGCGTGAAATGGTCGTTGCCTATGACAAGGCAGTGTTTGACCCGGGCACGCTGACCATGACCATCGATCTGGATACTTCAGAGAGTGCGTTTGATTTCGCCATTCCTGATATCTATATTGAAAACGGTCTGGGCATCGGTACGGTATCGCTGTATGTCTACACCACCAAGGGTACAGTAGATAAAGACTTTACCGCCACTGACCTGAATGACTACAAGCCGGCTTACCGTGATTTCCGTTATGCCAATAACGATCTCAACGCCTATTCGGACTTCCTGCCAAACATGGGTGGTGTGCTGTGGAAATTCCATACACCTATCTCAGGTGGTACGATTCCAACGTCGTTCAGCAAGATCAAGTACGGTGTGGTTAACGGTCGTCGCATGCGCAGTTTGCCAATCACGGAAAACAACCTGATTGGATCGGTAGAAGACTACGGTTATTCTGCGGTGAAGAGCATTGACTTTGTGACCTCACGTCTGTTCTCCTTAACCAAAGAGTTGCCGCTGCAAAGCAACAAAGACTTCTACTCAGGCGTCAACTGCTTTGTGGGCACTAACTTGATCTCGGCTAAACAGCTGGTGAACTCTGGGGTAGCACTGGATAACGGTGCACGAGTAACGGTACCGGCAGGAACGATGTTTGACGTGACCAGTCAAGTTCCGACCCTGGTGAGTGCTTCGCAGCGTGCTGACATTGCGGCCATGACTCACAACGGTTTAATCGCCTACATGGAAAGCACCAGCTTGGCGTATCTGCCGTTCCACTATGTGTTCGATACCACCCAGAATCAGGCCGCTATCCGCATGTATTACCTGGATAAGCCAAAGTTCGGCATTCAGAGCTTCCAGGATGAGAACACCAACCTGGGTATCGAAGTGGGTATTGATGCCGTGACCGTGACCTACGAGAACAACGGCTACACCATTATGGCACAGACCAGTTCCGGTCAGAGCTACAAGGTGCTGACGGATGAACAAGTAGGCATGCAGCTCTCGGTGATGATTGCAGGCAGTAACCAACCGGCAAGCTTGAAAGGCGAGTTGGCGTACAAAACTGCAGGTGGTGAACGCGTGTATCGTTTCCGCATGGAGAGTAATCTCGATGTTGATGAAAGCGATCAGCTCCACATCACTAACTTCAGTCAGTACGGTAGTGTCCAGCCGGATACACCTATTGCGCTGGATCTGGAAGTGTCGTTTATCGTGGTGCGTCGTGTAGGTACGTGGCAAACCGTTATCAGTGCCGACAGTGAGATCGACCAATCGCTGTTCAAAGATCCGGTTCAGGCTATCATCAAAACCAATCTGGAACTGGTGCTGGGTAAACGTCTTGATCGCATCTATAACCGTGTGCGTCCTCTGGTGGGTGAAGGTCAATACCAACAGTATGACTTCAACGTACCGGATGTCTACGATGAAGATGTCTACAAGAAAGAGAACGGTCAACTGGTGCTGGGTTCTGACAACCTGCCTATTCTGTTGCACAGCAAAGGCGAACCGATGCTGACAGATGCGGGTTACCCGATCTACAAGCATCAGAAAGGTGACTGGGTTAAAGATGCCCAGGGTAACTACGTTGAGCTGGCTCCGCGCGAACTCAACTACCACTGGGACTTTGTGGGCTTCGACGGTGTCTATGCGCTGAGTAAAGATGATTACGATATCGTGTTTGCTCAAACCATCAAAGACATGCTGGCGGATACCATCAGTCTTGACCTTGACCTGTTCAGTCAGCAGATCATTGACAAAACCCGTCTGCTCTATCAGCCGAAAAGCAAGCTGGGCTGGCGTAAAGTGGTGGTGAACTCCAACTACTACTCTGTGCTGAAACAAGATCTGTCGTTTGAAGTTACCTACTACCTGACTCGCTCTGGCTATCAGAACTCTAACCTGAAGACGTCACTGAAGAACAACACGCCGAAAGTATTGAACAACTTCCTGTTCAACAACATTACGGTGGGCGTCTCGTCTCTGGTGAAAGCGCTGATGGAGAACTTGCCGTCTGATGTTGTGGATGTCAAGATCAATGCCGTGAGCGGTGACAGCACAGTAGACGTTATCTCGGCCGTGGATGAACTCAGTGGCTTCAGTGTCCGTAAGAAACTGGTACTGGGTGATAACAAACTGCCTAGCGTCCAGGAAGATGTCAAGGTTGACTTCTTGCAGCACGATGTAACCAGTCTATAACAGTAAACTACTGCGCCCGAGGGCGCAGTAGTTTATTTATTAAAAGTCATCCAGCAGTTCATTGAACACACGAATCAGGTAGAGGCGCATCTGAAGGTGGGTTTTCAGATCCTGCAGATCATCATTGGTGCCGATCCAGGCAAGGCGATCAACCAGACGTGGCAAGCTACTGTAGCTGTTGTGCACTTCCAGACAGTACTCTTTAGCGACGCGAGTAATGAGTTCGCTGATGCCAGCAAATTCACTACTGGTGCCGTAGTAACGCTTGAGCTGGGTGTCGTCCAGCACAATGAAGTTCTGCTTGTTGACAAACTTCAGGCGTTGAGAATCGTAGTCACGGAAACCACACACAAAACCCGCCACAATACCTTTCAGATAACCGTAGCGCGTAGGAGGAACACGACCCGGATTCTGCAGCAGCTCATACACGCGATCAGCTGTTTGCGTCAAGGCTTCGTAAAACTCCTTGCACACTTCCTGCCCAACTTCACGCATGCCGCCAAAGCGCACACCGAAACGCACCACAACGTTCAGCACGGTCCAGCGCAGATCGCTTTCGTTCATGGCAAAGTTGCGGGTCATCAAACGCTCTTTGATCTGAGTGCGCAACGGATCCTGCATAGAGGTGATCAGCGTCAGAGCCTCATCAAACGTGAGTTCATCCGGCAGTTCAAATCCCAGCGTACGGGTCAGTGCGTTTTCAATATCATCAGTCAGCGTCTGGATATTTTCGAGATTAACGATCATGGTAGGCGCGTCCTTACAAGAGCTTGCCCATGCCGACATCTTTACCGAAGTTGTTTACCGCGGTACGGATATTGAGCAGGTTGTTTTCGATAACCAGGCTAGAGACGTCAGCTGCTTTCTCCAGGAAGGTTTGTGCTTCGGCTTCAGGAACCGCCACCAGTTTCGGTACGCCGTTCGGGTACATGTCTACCGTAAACGGACGCCCTTCTTTCAGCGCTTTCTGCTGAGCAGCCAGCATCATCTTGCTGATGGTGTCAACGTCGTTCGCTACCGCAGCCAGCATAAAGGCATTGGCTTTACTGTACCAGTTACCCAGGTCAGAGAAAGTTGTACCCGCCATACGCAAGATCTCAACCGTGACTTTGGTGAAGTTGGTATAGACGTTAACCGCACCCGCCATCTGCTGATAGAAGCCCAGATAGCGACCGTCATTGCTGAGGTTACTGATCATGGCAACCTGTGTAAGCTCTTCGGTACCGGCAAAGCCAAACAGATCTTTCATGGCTTCGGAAAGATCGTTCTTTTGCTCGTCCAGCTTTTCGAAGTTCTCGACAGTGGTCTTGGCAAGAATCTGCTCGATCTTGCGAACGAACTCCACGTCGGCAGACTGCTGGGCAGTGATCAGCGAAGCCGTGATCTTTTGCGCAATCTCAATAGAGTGTTTGGCAAAGTCATCTTCCGTGTAGGTCTGCTGCATCACGACTTCGAGCAGCTTGCTGAGCTGTGGCGTGATGTCTTTGTAATTCAGCGACTGAATCACTTCCAACATCGCTTCGCGCAGTGCACCGCCTTCGTAATCGAAATTGAAGTTACGCTCTTTGCTTTTCCGCACGATATACTCGAGCTTGTCAGAGAAACGTTTCTTCGCCAGCTTGGCTTTCTTCACGCCTTTGGAGATGGTGGCGCAAACACCCTGAATCAGTCCCGGAATCTGCGTGAAGTTTTCCAGGTAGTGCTCTTTGCTCACCAGCTTAGAAGACAGGTACTTGATGGATTTGTTAAAGCGACCGTCCGGTACGTCTTCCAGGAACTTATCCAGATCCACCAGGTGAGCCGGGAAGCCCATGGCCAGCAGATAAGCGCCGAGTTGCTGTTTAATTTCCGGCATTTTCTCTTTCACGGCAGCAGCCTGACGATCAGAGGGCTTCAGACCAAACACGACTTTGATTTTATCAACGACCCACAGCACGATCTTCTTGATAAAACGAATTACCGCAACAATACCGGTTTCCAGCGCCTTCAACGTGCTCTGGAAGAAACCTTCTCCGCCAAAGCGCGTGTTGTAGGTAGATCCCAGCGGGTCCATACTGCCTGGCTTGGCTTTTACACCCAGATAGAGCGCAGTAGCGGCGTCCAGCTGACCGGTACTGATAAAGCTCTCCACACCGCTCACAACCTTGGTGACCTTTAACTGCTTGTCGTAGTTAATGATCTCGGTCATGTCGATAGTGGCTTCATCCGCCTCGTCGAAACGAATGGTATCGATGGGATCAGACTTCCCCAGACCTTCAACGGTGACGGTGTTATTCATGTGCCTTTTTCACCTCTTGAACAAGGTAAGACACCAGGTCCTTGTAGGACTGCTCGCTTTCCAGCGGCGTGGCGATCTCTGTTTCCAGTTCCAAGTTAATAGAGCTAGAAGAGACGCGGCCGGTAGAACGCAGTGAGCCATACATCAGGTTCAGGGTAGCAATCACGCCAGAGTAGATCGCTTCGTAGCCCACCGGAGAAACGTTGTTCCAGCGATCGAGCTGCGTGCGATAAACATCGCGTTCTTTGTCGGTCAGACTGAACGTCGGGTTCACGGCAAAGTGGTGCGCAACCAGTGCGTCTTTAAACGCGTTATCAATGATACCGCGCTGTTTGAAAGGACAGGTGATGCCTAACTCAGCGAGCTTTTGTTTAACGCGGACAATGTGATCTAAGTGTGACATAATGGTTCCTTATGCGGACAAGTTAGCAATTTTGACGTTCAGGATTTCCATCTCGTTGTTCGCGATGACCTGAGTGAAATGTTCGAACTCCTGGTATTTGAAGTCGCTGCCCTGAATGATACGACCCAGCAGACGATCAAACACAGTACCAGAAATCAGTGGACGAAATTCTGCGCACTGTTTTAACAGTACGGCGGCACGCTCGGCAAATTCCAGACGTTCTTTAGCCGGCATATCAACTTCTTTCAGCTTGGCGATCATCTGACGCACAGCATCTTCAAAGCGACGGAACGGGCTGTTGTAGTCACCGGAGTAATTCATCACCCCGTAAACAAATACAAACGTCCCCAGGAAACTTGCCGCCATAATAGCCAGGTAGAGTGCCGGAGCAATCACCAACACTTGCAGGAACGCCATGGCAATTACCAGGCAAATCACTGCGGTGCTCTGAGCGATACTGGGTACACGGCTCTGTGCAAACACTTTCAGCGTTGCAGTAATGCCGCGGTCAAAGCCCATGCGGATCGCATACATATCAGCCAGAACTTCAGACGACATCTGATCTACACCCAGGCTCAATGCACGACGCGTATTGCGACGGGAAATCAAGGCGTTGAAATAGATTACGATATCGTTAACGCGGTCAGCATCTTCGGCCATGGCTTCCACGGCATCACGAGTTTCTACGCTGCTGTTTAACAGCACAGCGGTATTGCGGATGACAGCCACACGTTTCTCTTTGGTGTTAGCAGCACCCAGCGCAGAAAGCGCGCCACGCATAACGAAGTTGTCGTTAGCGGCAGTGTCAACAGTAGAACACGCAGAGAAGCAATGACCCATCTCGTGAGCAATACAACCGGCGATCATTTCAGAGATGCTGATCTTCAGCTTCTGCACTTCTTCTTTCTTGAAGATGTCACCAACCGGACGACCCAGATAAAGCTTGATAGGCATCTCGGCATAAGCCCCACCCACCTTGCCGGTGCGGTAGTCGATGGTTCCTTTGAACATCTTTCCTTTGTTCTTGGCGTACCACTGACTAAGCGTACTTTCAGTGACGTCAAGCCAGTTTTCAATATTTTTAATATTGAGAATATTGCCAGGTGAGAGATAACCCACGTCAACCATGAAGTTGGCAAAATCCATCATCTCTACGGTGATGTTGTTGAACCCGCAGTACTTTTCGATCACTGGCAGGATCGCTTCTTTTACCGAACCATTTAGCAAAGCACTGCCATCACGTTCGGTAACATGGGGTTCAATTGCTGCGGTTAATTCTTCGGCGAAATTGCTGGTCACGAAGTCCATGAACTCTAACCCCGACAATTTCCCCTGTCGTAAAAATTCGATACCGAACATGGAGAGTTTCCTTATTTTATTACTGAGAAGGATATTACATAGTTTGAATTGAACATAAAATGTCGAGGCTATAGCAGATGGCAGAGAAAGTTAAATCACCCATCGTGGGGCGTGTATGTAAACACGTTCACCAGGGTTTCAGTAAAGCCGAGCGCTTCGACGACCTAACCGCAATTAAAATAACCAACGTACACGCGGACGGTAGTCGCAGTGAAGATTACTCGCTAATTAAGAATTTCCAACAGCCGTTCTGGATTGTTAAACCAGAGCACCGTAAGTTTAAACAGCAAAAAGATTACATCGAAGCCAAGAAGTGTAAGCAGTTCAAAAGTAATACCGCCAAGCTCGCTTACATGATCACCAAAGTTCTGCACGGTTCTCCGGATCCTAAAGCTAACCTGCGTCAGGTATTAACCAACCCCTATGTGTTTGGTTGTGACCAGTCAGCACCGGTGTTTATCAAGCAGCGTTTCTTTGATAAGTATGAAGAGTACCAGCAAACCGAGCGTTACAGCGTAGCCGCATACGACGTTGAAACCGACATGGAGAAGAAAGGCGAGCCAGTAATGATGGCCTCGGTTACCATGCGTGACAAGGTCTACTTTGCAACGGTGCGTTCATGGTGGAACGGGTTAACTGATGAAGAGATCTTAACCGGCTTAGCTGAGGAAGAAGAGAAGCGATTCAAAGAAGAAAAGATGGCTCGTAAGATCACGGTGTTTGAGTACGGTATCTTCGACACACCGGGTCAAGTCATTGAGAACTGCATTAAGCGTTTCCATGAATGGAGTCCTGACTTAGTGGCTTCGTGGAACGCCACGTACGATATGGAGAAAAACGAACAGGGCTTAAACGCAGATGGTCGTCCTCTGGAACGTATCTACTGTGACCCAAGCATTCCTGATGAGTTTACGCACTATCGTCTGGATCGTGGTCGCACGCACAAGATCAAGGAGAATGGTGACAAGACACCGTTAGAGCCGCAAGAGAAGTTCCCAACGATTCGCTCAATGGCGAAATGGCAGTGGCTTGACTTCATGAGCTTCTATGCCATTAAACGCGCACCAGGCGGTAAGCTGGACTCTTATGGTTTGAACGAATGTGCCAAGCGTGAAGGGGTTGACGGTAAACTTTATACCGATGAGGGCAGTCACCTTATCGAGGGTAAAGCTGACTGGCACCGTTACATGCAGAAGAACCACAAGTTTATCTATGCGATGTACAACATCAAGGATAACTGGGTTATTGAAGATCTGAATGACAAGACGCTGGATCTGTCTATGTCGTTCCCGCTGTTGACCAAAGCCTCGGAGTACTTTAACTATCCGAGTCAACCACGTATCATCTCCGATGCACTGGCGTACATTGCGCGTGACAACGGTTATGTGTGGGGTTGTGCGGGTGGTGGCAAGAACGAGTTCAATGACATGTTGCCGACATTGGGTGACTGGATTGCCTTGTTGGAAACCGAGAAGAACGCCAGTAAAGGTTATATTCTGTTTGATGGTCTGTACGACGTTTACAGTAATGGTCGTTCTGCGGTATCGGACGTCGACGTAGCAGGGGCATATCCGTATGCAACGGTAACAGAGAACGTATCGAACTACACCACACAGATTGAAGTCTGTCGTATCCAGGGCAAGGATCCGTTGAAGCAGCGTGAGATTGCGGTGAACTATGCCAGCAGTCCAGAAGCGAATGCGGTGATGTTGTGTGAAGAGCTCTTTAACTTCCCGAGCTACGATACCGTGGTTGAGAAGTTTGAAGAAATCTTAGTGAAGCAGGAACTGATGCCGAAGTTCATGAAATCACTGGAAGAAGAAGACATGGAAATCGGAGAATAAAAGAAAGCATTACCTACCTCTACCCGCAGGGGTAGAGGTAGGGTTTATGCACGTTACTTATTGGATAGCGTAGTTGGCCATTTTGCGGACAAACATTTCCAGGTTGTCTTTGGCTTCAGCACGCATACCGGCGATCATGCTCTGAATATCCGTTGCGCGCGCCAGCTTGACGCGAGTCGGCCAGCAGCGAGCAATCTTGATACAGAAGCTCATGAGCATACGGTACTGTCCCAGCGCAGCGTGGGAATAGGAGAGCTCACAGTTCTCCAGATAGCGGAAGAAACGTCCATCAGCAGTGGCTGTGGGTTCGTTACGCATCTTCTGAATCAGGTACAGCATGCAGTCTTCAAACTCCGGATAAGAGTAGGACAGCATGGTACCCGTGCGCTGCATAAAGGCGATGTTGTCTTTGATGCGCTCTGCGTCGTTCTTGTAGCCACGCTCGCCGGCCAGGTAGCGGAAGTATTTATCCACTTCACCACGCCAGAAAGATTCGTTGCTGGTTTTATCTACATCTTGCGCAATGGCTTTGATTACCACAGGCGTCTGGACGGGCTCGACTTCAGGAGTCTGTGCCTGAGCCAACTCCTCGATAACCGGCGCGTTATAGGTATCGCTCTTCATATAAACCTCATTAGGGGGGAAAACGTGACATAAAATCAATGAGGGCCGAAGCCCTCACTGATTGGTGTTTTGTTCGTGGATATCGTTGAAACCTTGGGCGGCTTTTTGCTTGCTGAGTTCTTCCTGACGGTTGTGTTCTTCCGCGGCGGCTTTTTCCAACTCAACGCGCTCCTCTTCTCCCATCATCATTCCCTCTAATAACTGCTCAGAGTGACCGTGTGGGAGTTTGAGGTAAAGCTCCAAAGGCATGTGGTCTTTGATTTTCTTAACCGCAAAACCACGACCTATCGAGCGGATAGACAAGTCGTGGTCATACACATGCTCTTCGGGAGAATAGGCAATCGACTGAAACGCAGTGGGTTTCTCCAGATCGATATATCCCATACGGACTTGGTACATCAACCGCATGTTAAGGATCATCTTATCTCGAGAAACGTGGCGGGTGTCTTTCCCCACCAAACCACGTATCATTGCTCGGTACTGATCAGTCTCTATTGAGAAAGTGCCGAGAGGGCTTCTTGCCTTGCATTCTCGCCAACCTTCGACCGTCCAGTATACGTCAGGTTGGCCAGGGTAAAAAACGCCGACATGATGTTGATAGGCGTATAACCCAGGTCATCGTACGCATCCGAATGACTACCACATTTCTCACACGCGTAGTTCGCCAGACCCACAAACGTTTTGGACATGAACGGATAGTGCTTGATCACGGCCTGTACCAGGTTGGTCGCCATCACGTCGTTATCCATGATGATGTCCATAATACCCTGGTTAAACTGCGTAGGGTCTTGTTCACGACGACGAATGATCACCGGCTGACCATCGGTGTTTGCCGGCGGCATGATGCGGTATTCAGCCACATAGTGCAGGTAGTCCGTCCCCACCAGACCGTTCAGGAACTCTTCGCGTTTACCGAAATACTCTTCTTCGGTCATCGCCTGTTCACGGATCTTGTTCAGCTCTTTCTGCACCACATCACTGAAGAAGGCTTCTGCTTCAAAGCTTTCTGTCAGCGACGGTACGCCAAGGATGAAGCAAGCGCTACGGTTTTCGTTCCACACCGGTTCGATCTCGTGCTTGAAGTCCGCCTTGTCAATGAACTCCAGCGACTCTTCGCGAGAATACTTGCGAGAGAAGTTCATCATGTTGGCGTAAGCCGCAGACTCTTCCGGTGTATCCAGCCATTTACGGTCAATCACCAACAGGGTTGGGTCAATGACGTCCTGACGGGTCCAGTCGCAGCTTTCTGAACCCAGGCAGCGCAGGTTGAAGTTAACCCCGTGCGGGTAGAACAGTTCCAGCAGCGAACACGCCATGGTGTTGATGTCCGTGATGCGAATCACGTCTGCCAGCTCGTCGAAGTCAGAAGTGTCTTTGACGCTGCACATAATGATTTTGTCACGGATGAACTGCCACACCACACGAATGGCGGCGATGTTGGCCAGCGCAGGCAGGTTCTGGGAAACCGTACGCACGTGGCCACGCACTGAACGTGCAATTTTGTCAATCAGCTCACCAGCTTCCAGACGACCAGGCTTGGCATAGCGGAACGCCATGTAGGAGTTGCGCAGCAGCAGATCGTAGTTGTACGGGTCATTACTGACGCTCAGCGAAGTACGGCGCATGTATTCACTGAGTTTAAAAGTACCACGATCACGACTCGGCACCAGACCGTTGATGTCACCGGTGGCGATATCAGTGGTGCGTTGCATCTGGTTGGTCAGACCCGGCTCGCGCACAACCGGATAGTGCAGCAGCAGAGGATCACCCAGATTGGTAATAAAGGAATAGATGGTCATCTGACGCGCGTCGGCTTCTTTGAGATCGATGTCCGGCATGCGTTCTGCAACGTACTCTTCCCAGGCGGCGATCTGCGCCTGAATCTGACTGCGAGTAATGCCTTCTTTCTGCAACTGCTTGTCATTCATCTGAGCCATCTGCTTGGCGGCGGTGTAATTCTGCCACAGCTCTTGCTCATTACCCACACGTTCGTAGGATTCTTTGTTCAGACCGATAAAACCATTGACCCAGGTCTGGTTAGGATCGTTCATGTCGAACTGACCTTGAGCCTGCGACTTCGGCTTCAGGATTTCATGCGCCAGCGTGGTATCCGCAGTTTGCACGTCTTGCGGCGTTACCGGCTTTTTCGGTGCAGGCGCGGGTGTGTTCTGGTGCTCGGCTGCAGCAGCTGCCATGCGCTCTTCCAGGTTGTCAGACATTATGCTTCCTCTTTATCGTTCAGTACAGCGTGCGCTTCAGCAGCTTCGTCACCCAGTACTTCTTCTGCGTCGACGTTAGCCGGCGTAGCGTACTTAGGCGTGATGCGCGCCAGGCGAGTAAGGGCAACGTTGAACATTACCTTGCGGTAGTTCTGTTGCGGATAGTGTTCTTTCTGGTAGGTGTTTACCAGTTCGGTGAACGGTGTGGCTTCTGCCATGATTTTCGGACAGATTTCAGTGATCAGACGTTCAGAGCGGAAGCCGGTATCCATCAACAGTTCCGGCGGCAGCCCCAGCAGGTTGTTTTCGCCTTGCAGCACAATGCTGATGGTTTGGGCGTTTTCGTTGAACTTCACCACGTCTTCATCAAACTGGTCGATGGTAGCGCGCAGCTCTTCGGAGATCACCAACTTGCCTTCGCGCTCCAGGATCTCCATGGTTTCAACCACAGACCCAACACCGGCGTCAACTTCGATGGTGTGATTAATCATTTTCATGACTTCATCAATCGAGAGTTCACGACCATTAATCACCTGTCCGCGCGCCAGCAGACCAGCTACGGCGCCATTGGTATAGCGTTCAAGACGTTCGCGACGAATACGTGCCTGAGCTGTTTCGGTTTTCGGTGCGCTTTTCTTGGCGGCACGTTCGCTACGTTTCTTTAAGTGCTTGGCCTGCATTTTGCTGCTTAATTTCTTGGTCATGTTATGACTCTCTTTAAATAAAAAGGTTAACTGTATGACAGTGGTGAACAATACCATTCTGGTAAACAGAGAATTGGTAATCGATCATTGCGGTAACGTTTGGAACGAGTTCATGGAAACTATTCCCGAACCGCACGTTGAACTCTTTGAAGAAGGACTCGCGATTATCTTTCGCGCGTTTCCTGAATCTCTGGTTAGTACGCAAATCGTTGAGCTTGTGGTAGATGAGCAGCTCGATGCCGGCATGCGCAGTATGGCCTTACGTAAAATTATTTACGACAACATAAGGGACATCATCAATAAGATGGGCGTCACGCTAAATAATGATTATTTAGAACTTGACCATCTCAAGCTGCTGTGTGAAATTGCGGACTTCTTTTTTGTGGCGCCTTTAATCGAAGACAGCCTCTCAACCATCTATCCTCAGCTGCAGGCCACGGACTCTCACCCCAAGTATCGCTTTATCAATGCGTTTACCAAAGCCATGCGTGATGAAGAAGAACCTGACATCTCTGAACTGGAATGCGTGATTGACGACGTATCAGAAGTGACGCTGAATGCGATCTCTGATTCACTCACCGGACAGGATAACCAGGATGTTCCGCCAGACGCCATTATCAAGCGTGTAGTAGGTGCTAAGGCACTACTGGATGGTTCACTGGGCTATCAGCACGTGCGCAACGGCGGTGGCTTAGGTTCGCCTGTAGAGACGTACCTGAACTTCTTTGCACCAGAACTCAACAAGCTGCTTAACCAGGATACGCTGGACAGCTTCCTGGAATACGGCCGTGATGTTATTTCGCTGCACCTTATCAGTGAGATCAACGATGACCGTATTAAGGAAACGTTGCTGCGTTACTTCGAGGGACGTGTTGATGACCTCACCGCACAGATCCGCATCGAGTCCATGGTCAAAGCCCTTAACTTACCCAACGGGAGCTAAGCGTGAATAAGTTTGATTTCTTACGGGAAGCCTTTGCTCATCGTGCTTACAAGCGCAAAGAGTGGTTGCTTTCTGTTTGTACTATTGGCTTTGAAGACGAAGAGTCGAAAGCCATTCTCTCTCCACACCCCTATGCGGTATGGATTGAGGGCAACAGCTTTAAGTTCCACGATCATGAAGGTAACGTTCAAACGTTGGAAGGCGATGTGTTGGAACCGGTGTTTAACATGGCCGACACCATTGACCTCACTGCTGACTTCCATCCTGTGTTACAGGGGCAGGCGGTGAAAAGTACGTTTGGCATCTTCCTGTTTAACGTGGTGATGTTCTATGAAGCTGTGGGTCATGTCATTCCCTATCAGAACCGTGAACTCACCCCAGGTTTGATTCGTGACTGGATCAGTGACATCATGGTGGATGACCCGCCTGAAGGTGAATCGGTTCCTGAAGGTAAGGCGCCGGTTCGTGACGTATTAAAGATCTCCAAGAATGCTAACTTCCTGGAAGGTATTCTTTACGCCATCGTGAAGTGCGGCTCCAAAGATTCTTTGACGGTTTCCAAAGAGGTTATCGACCTCAAGAATCGCCTGTTGAAAGAGAACAAAGATCGTCTCTCTGACCCACTGGTATTCAACGACATCGTTGAACAGTGCGTTAACCTGGATTATGAGATCCAGATGAAGGGTGAGTCGGCTACGTTCTACATCGACAAGAGCTACGTCAGCAACTGTCGTAAACGTATGTTCATTATGTTTGGTATCGAGTTCAACTCTGAAACCAACAGCTGGGTACCACTGGTTGATCCACTGACCAAAGGCTGGGATCCACGTCACATGGTGGACTACATCAACACCGCGATCGAAGGCGCATACAACCGTGGTAAAGCTACGGGTGAAGGTGGTGCAAGGGTTAAAGACATCCTGCGCATCATGGGCTCCAAGCGCGTGGTCGAAGAGAACTGTGGTAGCAAGCAGGGTGAACTCATTATGCTCTGGCCAACCAACAAGAAACTGTGGTTGGGTTGCTTTGTTATCGACAACGGCAAGGACATAATGCTGACCAACGATAACTGGAGCAAGTATGAGGGTAAAGTTGTTCCCATGCGTGCGATGCAGTTCTGCTTGACTGGTGAAGGTGACTACTGTAAGACCTGTGCAGGTAAAGGCTTGGGTGCGACCGCTACTCGTTTACCCGCAGCAGTATCGCGCACAGCGACCGTCTTTATGCTTCTTCGTATGAAGGCGAGTCACATCTCTGGTACGTCGAACAGTAAAGTGGCTTGGGATCAAGCGTTCCGATAAACAAAAAAATATACTACTACTGCCCGCAAAGGGCAGTAGTAGTTAGCAGCACATTAGAATTGGGTGATCTGTGTGGCAATCAGGTTACGTAAGTTCAGCGCGGTAAGATCATCGGTAACGCGTTCGAACTCATAGCCGTACACGGGAACACCTCGTTTACGCGCGGCTTTGTTGACGAGCTTGGGATCCCATCCCAGTAACTCAATCTCTTGATCCGTGCAAAACAAAATAAGGTGTCCATCCGAGATCCGCTTTCCCATAATGAAATTCACTACAGGCGCCTCCTGCGGGAACGTCTGGGTTGTTTGAAGGTCAATAGCAGTACGAAGCTGCAGCATCTCTTCTTCGTCAACCCGACGGAAAGTATAACCCTTGTGGGCTTCTTTCTCCCCATCGCACACTTTCAGAATATCGGAATAGTTTAATCCCAGATGTTCTGTCTCTAACGGATCCCCTTCAATCAGGATCATGTGTCCGTCAGCCACACGGGTTCCCAGAATGTTCATGCAGTGACCCGCCGCATATTCATGCAGTAACGCACGAAGCTTAGCCGGTACACGCAATGCACCATACTGAGCGACCTCATCGTTGGTCGCATAGCTCCAACGACAACCGTATACCGTAAGGTTCAGGTTAGCCGCGTGTTCTGCTGCAGACGCCATACCAGGACCGAGCAGATCATCCAGTTCCTTCGGCGAAGAACGAATCAGCCGCACGCCGTAGTAATCGCCTGGAATCATGACTTCCAGGATAATCGGACGAATGTGGTACTGCTCAGGGTGTTCACCGGAAGAAGGCTTGCTATTAATAGAAAGCAACTCGCCGGTACGATCGTCGGTGCTCGTCACGTTCAGCACAGGTTTATCTTCCCTAACCGTTTGAACCACATTAGGGACATCCACCACGGTCTGGTCGTTCTGATTGCCCGCGAACCATTCGAGGTTGCGGAAATCGTTGTCGCCCTTGCGGTCGTTTTTGTGCTTGACTTCCAGCGCATAGTAACCGTAAGCTTTGAGGTCCTTGGGTAGCGGGACAAAGCTGGTTGCTACCGCACGGTTCACCGAGAAGTTAACGGAACCATCGGTGAGCTGCACTACGCTCTGCTGATATTCGTCATCATTTTCTTTGACGTCCAGCTGCGGGGTTTTGCGCAAATGGTAGAGGTTGCCCTTGTTGCTGATAAAGGCGTACTTGGTGTAAAACTCTTTAACACCCGTCACCGTGTTCAACAGCAGGTACTTGAAGTAACGAACCGGAACCCAGACCTCGTAGTCGGGGTCTTCTTTCAGCTTCTCTATCAGCGCGTCGTGGACGATCTGCACGTTATCGGGGAAGTCAAGTTGGTGATAACGCTGTAAGTCTTCGGCTGTGAGTAAATCTGAAAGTTGGTTATGGTTCTTGATGAATTTCTTGAATTCACTGTTATATTGTTTCGCATTCATTATCATATCTCCTGGGTTGGGTAACCAAAGGATAAGTTGCCCCTGCCCCCGGAGGAGCAGGGAGAAACTTGTCATCAGTGCTTAAACACGAATAGAACCAGCGGCACGATTACTGCCGTTATCGCGATAAGATCTGAGGATACGAACCAGCGAAGTCGGAATGACAGAAGTACCATAGACAATAACATCGGAATCGGTGGCAGGCGTCCAGCGAATGCCGTTCACTTCTTTCACCTTGTTACGCAGGACTTCGTCGATGTCAACCAGGCCAGAGGTCCCCAGCAGGTCTGTGATCTCGCGATCGCCAGAGCGGATGAAACGTACACCTAAGTGTTCGCCAGGGATGATGACTTCACCCATTAATGGACGGATGCCATAATGGTCATGATGAATGGCTGATTGGGTAACATTCGACGGCAGGTCTTTCTCTTGCTCGACTACGCTTGAGTCCCATGTCAGGTTCAGGAAGTCGTTGTGGGCTTTATCGCTATCAAGGTGCTTAACCTGTGCGTAGCCGTGACCAACATGTTTAAACTTCTCTGGCAGGGGGATGAAGCTGCAAGCAACTGCGCGGTGTAACGAGAAGCGAACCGGGCCATCAATTAAACGTACCAGTGAGCTCTGATGTCCGCTCTGAGTGGTATGGCCCTGTGGCGCCTTGGTTTTCTTACGGATGTGGTGGATATTGCCTTTGTTACTAATGAACGCGTACTTCGTGTAGAACGTAGAGACACCTTTCGCCGTGTCCAGTACCAGATACTTATAGTAGTGGATCGGCACCCATACTTCATACTCAGGATCGAGTGCTAATTTTTTCTTCAGTGCTGTGTTCAGGATGGATACGTTGTCAGGATAACTCAATATCTGATAGCGTGCGTATTCAACCGGTGTCAGCAGGTCGCTCACTTGGTTATGGGTTGATTGGAACTCTTTCAAAGCGGCTTCATAATCTTTGTTAGGCATTTTCGTTGATTCCTTAGATGATTGGGATAGATCTGTTTTGAAACTTCCATTTAAGAACGATGTGTGTAACTACCTAAGTAGGAAAAATGCGTAGCTTCTTAAGACGAAACTCTAGATACGCTAAACTCAGCGGGTGTCGTACTCTATGTTACAACTACCCATTATTATAATAATCCCACAGAAAGGTTTGGTGCATGCGTCAATCTCCCGAGTTGCTTGGCTGTATTTCTATCTCAGCTCAAGCTGTTATTAGAATTTGAAATTGCGTGTCGTTATAAGAAAATTACTTCACCGTTAAAAAATATTTTTTATTTTGAAACGGTTACAAATGACCCTTATCGCTTAGGTGTGTACCGATCACAAATACTTGAAACAAAAAAAAGAAAGCACTCTATTACGTCTACCCTAGGGTAGACGTAATAAGAGGAGGAGTTTTACCAAACGTAGTAAATGCCGTCGCGATCGCTCTTCACAGTCATGTCACTGAACAGCGCCAGCGAATGCAGCAAGAAGTCTTTCTCGAAGTTAGTGCCATCCCAAGCGATCTCAGGGGTGACTTTAATACGACAGCACATCTCTTCCATGCCGTGACGCGCGCTGCGACCTGCCCAGAGCGTTAACACGATCTTGGCGCCGCCGGCGATGCCTTCAACCGTTTTAACTTCTTTGGTTTTCAGACTGGTAGGGAAGAAAAACTCTTTCTTGGCACGATGGTACATCTGTAACATCATGTTCATTACGGTTTCGCCTAGAACCGGAGCTCCAGAAATATCAGATTGTTGGTTATCAGTTGTACACTGAACGTCGTGCATTGACATCGGGCAAGATCTCCTAAAGTAGAACGATACGCGCGATCATCCTCGACGTCACTGAACATTTCGTCGATCATCATGGCTTCGCGGCGGTAAAAGTTTTCAGTACCACCGTTCTCTTCGTCCCAGCGACTGGGAGTCATGTGAGCGTGTACCAGAGCTAACGTGTCACGGTTAAAGGAAGTGTGTGTCACTATAGAATCTATACGATTCAACACCATGGTGGTTAGCACTTCCAACTGCTCTTCGTTGAGCTCAGGCGGAAACCCATATTTGACGGTAAAAGTTTGGCTTATCCGACAACCGTCGTTAACTGCCACATATTGCCGGGCAGCGGCTTTATGCTTATCTTCCATACGTCGCTCTTTAACCCTCTAACGGTATGAAGTTGATTGATGTGGAGAAAGTCTCGTATGAAGTGTCTGCAACCGATTTCAAACTCCTTTTCGTAGAAGGGCTCGAACTCACGATCCATGAAATGAAGTTTTTGCTCCAGAAAACGGTGCGCGTTATGCAGAATGATGCGTTGTTCATTTTCCGCCAGATGCGTTTCCAATACTTCATAGAAGAAATCGTCATCGAACGTACCCGCCTTTTCACCGCGCAACATTGCCACTTCAAGTACTGGTGAACAGAACTCGTGAATGTCAGACGTATAGCCAGGTGGGATTTTGATCAGATCAATAGTCTGTTTCATATGTACTCCTAATAGACTACTGAATTGTCAGTCGAGTTTTATTTCGCCTTCGATTGCGAAAGTGATGTAGCGCTGCATCAGCGTCACGATGTTGGTTTTGTGTGAAAAGCCGAACATACGCTTGTGTTCTTTATACTCTTGATTCACTAGCGTAGTGAGGTCCTGACGGCGTTGTGGACTTCCCCAGAAGAAAGGTGCGTCTTTCTTAAAGGTAATGCGTAAACGGTAGCTGTAGGTCTTCTCGCCGGTTTTACGCAGGTCCAGACGATAACCACAGGGGTTGTGGTCGATCTCCAGGTTCAGGTTAGGGTAGCTTCGCGTCCAGCCATCTTTGAACTCACCCTTCTTCTCCATATTGGGAATCATGGGGGTGATCATACGAACAACGCTGGCATTGATGCCGGCCAGGTCCAAGTAATACTTTTTATAACGGTTCTTCAACAAGCGACTAAGGGTAGACATGGTGACTCCATTATTGACTAGGTTATGCATAGGTAATATAGGATTAAAAAGTAATGAAGAAAGGGGTGTCCGAAAACACCCCTGACGTCTTACTCTAACGGACTTTTGCTGGTCCAGTTCTTGCTGGAGAGATCCAGCATAGACGGATGCCACGGCATTTTCACACCGTTGCTGTAGTTAATAGTCAATACCTGCATGCTTTCTTCTTTGACCTTAACTTCTTCCAACAGCACCCAGGCGTTGGCGTTGTTCCAGTCTTCACAGCGAATAGCCAGTGTACCCGGCATAGCGGCAAAGATAGCGTCGTTGACCTGGCCGTAAGTTTGGTCAACGATCTTGGTACCAACGTCATCAGACGGAGTAAAGGTTTGCTCGAGGGCCTCGTGAGATTCCCGCTCTGATTTGGTTTCTTTACCCGGTTTGGTTTTCGGCAAGTTGAGGTTGTCTTCAGCAGACAGGATTTCCACCGTCCAACGTGGTCCGATCATATCGTGCAGGTCACGTTCATAGCGCTCAGACTCTTTGCCCTTCTGCATGACCCGCCAGCCATAGCAGAGCACGTCGTCGCTCTCAGCGTCTACCGGGCCGCGGTAGATCCACTTGTCAGGTTCACCCCAACTTTCATCCTGGATACGGACCTGGCCAGCCGGCACCTGCTCGGCGATGTAGTGAGCAATGTCCGACGGCACGCCAGTCTTCAAACCGCGCTCGTTGATAAAGGTTTTGATCTGGTCCATAACTTGTTGCGAAAATTGTTCTGACATACATACTCCCGTAGAGAGTAAGAGGTTTCCCCCTTACTCCGATTAGTGATAAACTACGCTAAGGTAAAGCCCGAATCGACACTCTGGTAACTCAAGGAAGATTCCTCAAAGAGCTCTTTCCGGTACTTGTGGTACTCTTTGTGTTTCTTTTCGTTCACGCACACGGTGTAGCCATAGATGCGTTCCAGGTCTGGATGTTCCGTCTGCTTAATCGGACGAATACGCCCGCGCATCTGGTAGTTACGCTGTAGTGACTTCACGTTGTGGAAGCTGATACAGGTAATCAGCCCTGGAATGTCTTTACCGGTACCGCACGAACCCGGTGTAGAAAACACCACTTCGTGCTTGCGATATTCATCTTTGGTTTCTGCCTTACCACCCTGCTCCCCTGTAAATGAAATCGCATCCAGGTCAGGATAACGTTTCAACAGCGCAGCCACCATGATCTTGCACGTCTCTACCTTAGTAAAGAAGAACAGACACTTGGTACCCGGCCGACGACGATGATAATAATAGTCATCAAAGAACTTATACATCATTTCGATATACTGGGGTTGAAGCTTGTGGTTATCCATTACCGAAGCCTCAAACACCGTGTCGTTGTACACGCCACGCGCCATGGAACGTATACGGTGCTTGCTGGTGTCAATGCGATAGAACAGTGCCTTGACGTGCATGTGCGCTGAATACTCCGTTTCTTTCAGGCGACACTCTTTGGGATACAGATAACCATAGATCTTGTTGGTCATCGGGTCTTCTGCTCTGACCGTTGCGGTGTTAGCAATGGTTTTGCGAATGTTCCCAAACATCATAGACAGGTACAGCTGATGAATCGATTCGTGGGCTTCGTCATACACGCGTAAGCCAGGACGATACTCACGATAGAAATCATCGAGGTCTGGTGCCAACGGGTCAGCTTTGGACTTCTTGAGCATGATGTCGATCTTGGTCAAACTAATCACCACGATCTTGGGATTCACCACGCCTTTCTTCAAGGCTGCCAAGAAGTTATCCAAACCACCCACATCTGTTTCAACATAATCTTCCGGTGCTATGTCTAACAGGTTACCACACTCAACCTTCCACACTGGCAAGAATCGGGCGTTAGCGATAATCACAACGCGTTGCTGCAGTTGAACTGCAGTCCAGATGGACATAAAGGTTTTCCCTACCCCTGTCGCGGCGTTGTTTAATTTAAGCGGACCCGGTTCCATGATGTACTTCAGCCAATCCAGCTGGTCATCCTTCGGAGTCCCTATTCCCGGTTTGAAATTAATAGTCGCGGGCATAGGAATAATTTCAGGTTCTACGACCTGAAGAATTCGTTTGGGTGCGTAACCTCGACTACCAATAAAAGTTTTAAGTTCTTCCAACAAACTACTTGTGAATCGAATTTCCGACTGGTCGTGGTTGAACCGCATGAAGCGATGTGTAACCGCCATGACCTGAAGACGGGGATTATGCTTTGCTGGCACCATCCCCGTTTTAGACAAGTACATGCGACAAAACGGCTTTAATACTCGATCGACAAATTCCTCAGCGTAATCGTACACCCTGAGGTAGTTGTTGGCCACGGATATAACACACGTATGTCGCATGACTGCTCCTACGGTTTATTCTCTACGACCATAATGCCAATAAGCCTCGAAAGGTGATGGTTGACGCTCTTTGACTAAGAATGAACTGAAGTTGTTCAACACGTTTTGCTGGTGATCGTAGATCATCAGTGTGCCGAAGCCTCGGTTCCAAATGGCGTTCTGGAAGCTCACGAAATAACGTGGAGCGTGCCCATTTACCAGCCCATAGTATCCGTTTTTGGGATTCTTACCCATTACAGCGTACAACAGCACTTCGCAGTGCAGAATGTTGATGCCTTTGAATTTGTGGTTCAACATCTCCCACATTTCCACCAACACTTCACCAAACCGCGCCGGGGTGACTTCCTGTTCTTTCCACTGATTATTACGTTTAGAGTGCGCCATAAAGCTTTCCACTTCACGACGGTAGATGTCCATATCTTCCTGAGTATACGGCAGCGTAAACAGCGGCTGCTCGTGATGCCAGGTACTCAAATCAATAGCGATGAACTTCTTGTCAATCACTTCCCAACCATTGTCGAAGATGAACTCTAACAGGTCTTTTGACATGCGAGCACTACGACTTGGTATCGAGGTTTTCACCGAACGCTGATACAGTGTCTTGCCGCCAATCATGATGTCCTCTTCTAAATAGGAGAGGCTGGCTTCATCAAAATAGGACAGCTTGTCTACTGTAACATCATCAAGATTATCCAGCGAACGGATGTCAGTCAGCTCTTTGGTAACCGCGGAACTCACAATTAGTTTTGTTCCTTCCATACAGAGATCTTTCAGTAAGAAAATATCATCACCGTTAGTTCTGATGGCGTCTTTGTCCTGACTACGGACAACAAACGGCGTGGCAACCGTATTGCGCAGGAAGTGCTTGATACTCAGCATTCCCTGGCCGATTGGGCGACACACCGCGGTCGCAGAGTAAATACCAATATTACAATCCATCCCCATCATGGTGTTGTACGGATAAGCATGTTTCATCTGACCCACACAACAACCGCACGGCATGGCTGCATCTTTTGTTGTACAGTACGGGATTGAGCGGATATGAATGGTGTCACCCACTTCCACTGTTTTCGCGTAAGCTGCATCGATCAGTTCCAGAGAGCCATCTTCCTGAACAGCATACTTGCCAAAGCAGGCGTGCAGGAACTCTTTGGATTTGATCTTAAGCGGAACCGGAAGATCTGTATTACAGTCTGTGAAGTGATCCACACCGCGTACTACCGCTGCATGCAGCTGGTTCTTACGGTGGAACCACTCAGCGCCTTGCAGTGCCTTGCCTGAGGTGATCAGTGCTTTACCAGCACCGTTCTTCTCAGCCAGTGAGTCCGCCAGGTTAACGACACCTTCCGCATACGAATCCATGATAGGGTTCGGGAAGATGCTGTTGTCCAGGTCGAACACCGCACCGCGTACTACGATAGACTGATACGCCTGGTTGTAGCTAGTACCGCCAGTACGACACAGAAGTGGCAACATGGCATTGCTTAACGTCGGTGACGTCGCCATGTAGGTGATGAACTCTGCTTCACCTTCGTCGATGGTAATCGTGCCGTTGAGCACACGCGTTTTGATATCAACGATGCCTGGATCTTCCATTACCTCAATCAGGTCATCTGACGTCACGGAAATAGCAAACCGTTCAGTCATCGCCGTTAAGAGGTTATTCAGTTTGGCTTGCCAGACGTGAATCATCATTTTGATACCGTCTGCTTCCACCGGGTCTTTCATGTCCCGCATCACAATCGGCAGGAACTGGTTCAGCGGTCGTGCTAACAGTTTGTCTTCACACACCTCCAATTCCTGATCCCGAATATAGATGCGCGCAACTTCCTTGTTGCTGTACGGGAATGAGTTATAGTTGCGGTGAACAATCATCCCCTGCCAGGTTACTAACAGGGATTGCGTATCGGTAATCAGGGTTTCGCCTGCATCGTCAGTGACTTCAACCAGACGATAGAACCCGAGCCATCGCAACACAGTGGTTTCCGGTAAATTAGCAAATTCACGTAAACCGATCTTAATCATAATTCATTGTCCCTGTCTTCAGGCTTTTCTGCACGCAAGATATACCCAGAGTCACTGAGCAGTTCTGATCCCATGATCACCGCACGGTTAGTGGCGATCTCCTCATCGGTCACGATGCAATCGATTTCAAACGGATCATCAGCACGAATAATGCGCTTGATGGCGTTGGTACGAACGATGTCACTGTTCGCCAGCGCTAACTGTTTGATGTTTTCTTTTGTACCGTTGTGTGCCGTTTCCCAGCGAGTTTCTGACTCACCGATGTTACGGCTGCCTTTGTCGATATACCAGTTGGTGTGTTTGTCACCTTGGCTGTTCGACGCCGGTAAACCAAATGGGTTGGCTTTCGGGAAAGACTGAGAACTGTCATCTGCACCGAACTTATCCAACAACATATAGTACATGCTGGTCAGTAAGATCGGATAATGTGACTCCACCATTTCGCCAAAGGCGTCACGGAATTTCACTTTCTGCGGTTTGTGTTTGAACACCTTACGAAGTTCACGGATAATGTTAATACCGTAGACCTTCGCATCGGAACGGAGATGAACCGAGATGTTGTGCTTGCAGATATAATCCACATGCTCATTACGATCTTCTTCCGTTACCATGACGTTCTTCACGATTTCAGCGAACTCCGGGAACCCTGTTTCATAGAACATGAATACCCGATCGTACGCTTCTTTGTACTTACCTTCATTACGCAGTGCGATCACTTCCTTATGAACCTGCAGGTTAATGAAGTTGATGGTGGCTTCGGCCAGCATGGTCATGATCTGGCGACGGAATGCCGGTGTGTTGTTAATAATGATGTCGGCGTAGGTGCCGTCCTCATAGTGAGGTGCGTCCTGCCACGGAATCATATCAACTGCAACACCTTTGTCCCCGTTGGTACCTGCCATCTTAAACTTAACGCGACCCGACACTTCTTCTTTCAGACGGATGGTGATCTTCCAGTCTTTCTGACGAATGTTCTTGTACGAGTAGCCCAGGTTGTTGATGATACCGTTACGTTTGGTGTGCTTACCGTAGGCGTCACGCACAAAACGATCGAGTTCAAAACTGATCTCAGGTTCCTGACCACCCATGCGCACGATCAGACGCTCATACCAGTTAATGACTTCGACGTAGAAGGCATTCTGCATGGCTTCAAATTCACGCATCGCTTCACTGTGCTGTTGAGGGATCTGCTCAGTGCTGCGGTTATGGGAACGGTCTTTGATCTTTTCGCCTTCAACAATCACGTCCATCATCACCGAGCTTGGTGGTGCATAGAACAGTTTGTCAAACAGGTAGTCCGGCTGCATCAGACCTTTCTTAGTCAAAGAGATCAGCGGGTTACAACCAGCGCGGCGACGGAAGCCCATAACAATGCCGTCTTCGCGAATGGTTTCGCCTGGGCGAGCAAACGGACGTGGGTTGTCTTCTGTTCCATAAAGGTTCAGAGGAATCCAGTCTGTTTCGTTATACTCAAAGCCACGTTCATGTTTAAACATGCAGCGCAGTTTTTCACGAGCATAGCGGTCGGTGATGCGAATGCCGTCCTCTTCGGTAGCGTGACTGGACATAGCACAGACGATGGTTTCAGTTGCGAAGTTCCACTCTCCGCTGGAGCGTACGCGCGGTGAGCGGGCGAACTCTTCACCTTTAGAGAATGGCGCATCTTTCTTCAAGCGACGCATCATCTCTTTGTCGTAGACATACTCAAAGCCAACGTAAGTATTTTGTGTGTGGAATCGAGGAAGAACCAGAATGTCGAAATAGTTCTTGTCTTCGTTCTTAAAGATCACAAAGATCTCTTTCCAGCCGTCGGTGAGAATACCGTCACCGCGAGTTGACTGAACGTAGAACACTTCTTCTACGGTCATATCAGACGGACAGCGAATCGAACGTGCTGTATCGCCGTATTGTTTTTCAAACCCCGTTGTAATCAAACGTTCACTGTTACCGCTTACCACAACCGACTTCGGCACCATGTTCCCTTCCATATAGAGACGTGACGCTGAGTCACCATATGGCATGATGTTGAGGTTGGTGTTGACGCCGATCAAATCAGGATGCATCTGATTGATCTTGCTCAACTTGAGATTGGGCTTTTTCATACTTATCCTCTACTAACGTGTTAACAGTTTGTGTATCACTACCCTGATAATATAGGTTCGAAAGTATATTGGAGCCACACCATGCCGTTAAGTACCGCAAACGTCGTTGAGAATGACGTCTACTATACCGAAGAGTTTAAGACTCTCATCCGCAGTCACCGCGATTTTCTAATCGCAAACACACAAGCATCCGTTGAGCTAGATACCAGTATGTTGTTCGCCTTTAAGAATGACTTCTATGGTTATTTGCGCGCGAAGGGTGTACCGCCGAAACTGTGGTGGGTGTGTGCTTACCTAACTGGTATCAAGACTCCGTTTCAAGATATCAGCCGTCTGGAAAAATGGTATTATCCTGATGCAGACGCCATCGACCGTATTATATCACGTAGTAATACAGTTCGTAGTTAAATAAAAAAAAAGATATATAATACTACTCCTACCCGCGAGGGTAGGAGTAGTAGTTATTATACCTTAGCTGTTACCACGCACTTTCAATAGCATCATTACTAACGGTGCTTGCAGAAGGTGCTTGATGACCGTAGCTGGTTGCATACGGAGATTGCTGCTGCGGCTGCTGAACCACGACCGGACGACCGTACTGATCGTACAGCTGCTGCTGCGGCATCTGCTGCGGAGCATAACCATACGGCTGCTGAGCGTAAGGCTGCGCGCCGTAAGCGCCGTACTGTTGCATGCTTTCACGATGCAGGAAGTTACCCATGCGCGAACAAACGTAGATTACCGTTTGCTGGTTCATGTCAATCGCATAGTGATGCACACGGTTCTGTGCCAGGTTAGGTTCAGAACGCAGGTAGCGGTCACCGTTCCACATGGTCGGCACTTTCATGTTGAATTCGATACCGTTGATAACACGGACTTCGCCTTCACCAGTTTGTGCTGTGTGTTGGGTTGGAACGCCGGCCTGCTGCTGAGTAGAGATGTTGAACAGATTGCTCATGTTCCCGCCCAGCGCGTTCTGCTGCTGCTCGCCTTCTTTGTACACGTTGTGGCTGTTGTAGTCCAGTTCCGGCACCTGACGATAGAACTCCGGAATCTCTTCCAGGTGTTCTTCCCAGCTCACATCGATGTTGTACACCGACTTCTTATCGAACTCACCGCGGAACATGTTCTGCGCACGGTTCAGCTGACCCGCAACATTGCCGAAGCAGTACATGAAGGCAGTGAAACGCGCCGCGACCGGCACCAGCGCATCAAACTCATGCGCATCCGGGTTCTGCGTTGCCGGCAGAATAGAACGGAACAGGTGAACAGTCAGCTCGATCGCTTCACGACTCATAGTGAAGTTGTTGACCGAGATAGTGGCGTTCTTCGGTTGGCCTTCGGAACGCGCCAGTTCACGAACCAGTACGTCATACAGCGGGAAGCTCGGCTTGGCTTTGTAGTACACACGCTCGCCCAGTTCGCCTTTGCCGCCCTTGGTGATTTTGAAGTGAATAAAGCGGTTGTCGGTGTTGTCTTCTACTTCCACTGACAGGCGTGCCAGCATAGAGAACACTTCATCCTTCACGCTTTTCTTCACCACACCCAGCGGGCTGATGACATCATACACGGCCTGGTTCCAGCTCTTTTTCTCTTTGCGGCTTGAGATATCAAACAGCACCGGGATCATGGAACGGAACACAGACAGCAGACGGATACCAGCCAGACGACGGCTCAGCTTAAAGACCTCAGTCTCTTTACTGATAATGCTTTCGCAGGTTGGGTGGAAGTACACTTTCTGGTCAGCGCCGGAGTTCAGTGCTTCGGAGATCGGCAGATGCAGATCTTTACCGTCGATGCGGAGCGGATACTCTTTGCCCAGCATTACGCAGGTGATCTTGCCGCTTTGGTCAATCTTACAACCCCAGGCCAGCAGAATTGATTCGTACAGACGATTAAGTTCGTTCATGAGTTATCCTGTATTTTAGAAATTTATTTAATGAAGTAATTCTTCAGGTTGTCGACGTATTGCAATGCCATGCTTTCCTGCGCTTCGTCGGTCGCCAGGTTAGAACTTGCGCGGTTAATGGTGTAAGACGGGAACACCTTCTTCTTGGAGTTGGCGTAGTCACCGTTGAGAACGATATCCACCACACACTCACCGAACAGGTTCATCTTCACCGCAACTTCCATCGGTGTAGAATTGCCCAGCGCTTTTACCGCATACTTCTGGAAGAACGTAGAAGAGATATAGTCCTTCAGAGATTCCACGCGGTTTTGCAGGTTCGGGTCGTTTGGCAATACGCCGGCCGGAATACCAGGGTTGAAGTAAATGTCGCCGTTGAGGATACCCATGTTGGAAGAGGTATTACTCGCAGCGAACTCCAGGAACACCAGACCCACATCGATCATGGCGTGCATACAGATAAACGCCAGTTCGTTAGCGATCTTTTCGTGGTAGCTCACTTCACCCATCACATCGCTGTCGAGCTGATGGTTGTGTGCTTCGATGTTACGGTCAGTGGCTGGCAACACCGCAGTGTCAAAGCCCTGGAACACCTGACGCAACTCACCAAAGGTAAAACCGATAAAGCCCTGATAGCTCGGCATGCCCAGCGCAGACATCATCAGTGACAGGAACGGATGTTCAAAGATCTCCTGCTCACTAATCCCACCCATGCTCATCGCCATGTTTTCGCTAAGCAGGTTATGAGAAACCTGTTGGCGAGAAACACGTGCCGCATGCGTCATGATGGTTTGGGCGTTGGTCAGCGGATCCAGGTTAGAGCCCTTAGACACGATCACACCGTTATGGTTCAGGTCAGCGTTGGTTGAGCCAGCATACGGAATGTTGCTGTCTTCTTCTTCAGCTGCTACCTGACCAAAGCCGTGAGTGATCACGTCTACCGGACGGATAGTACGAAGCTGACGAATCATCTCCGGGTCCGCCATCAGGAATTGTGATGTCTCAGTGATCATGCGCGACGTGGTCGGCATATACTGAACGTCCTGAGTTGCTGACGTTGACATGGTCCAGCTACGTACCGGAATAAAGAGTACGTCGTCCGGCACCATTGAACCCATTGCCATGCCGCCGCCAGAAAGATAACCCAGTACCGACATGGTGTCTTCTTGCAGCGCATTGTTTACCACGGTCATGCGTAACATCGCCAGACCACGACGCTGGTTCCAGCCACCTTCCACGTTAATCAGACCAGAGTGCTGTGCTGCTAAGCCGCCGCCGGTGATCCCCATCTGTGCAATGGTTGCCGGAGTAATGCCGCCAGAGAAACGCTCATGCGCGGCGCGGTTGGCGAGGTCTTCCAAAATGTCAATACGGTTTGAACGATGGAACTGATCGTGTACGTTGTTGCCGATACCGATCATAACCTGGTTTAATCTAATCTCACTCATCTTTCACTGTCCCCGTTTACTTACTGATTGATTTCATTGATAAGGCGCATGACTTCGGCTTTGACTTCAACCGTGATTTCAAGGTCGAACATGTCACCTTTCTTAACTTTGCTGTACAGTTCAGGATTTCCCAGGATCCCAAACTCCAAATTACTTTCCCACTGATTGCTCTCCAGTTCCTCAAAGAACTCCTTCACGTAGAGCGCTGCTTCATTAAAGCTGCCGCCTTCGTTGTTCTTTGACTGCACGTCGCAGAGCTCGCCCAGTCGTGCGCGATCTTCATTGCTCAGTGTCAGGAATGAGTTACCGGATTGTACTCCGTCTTGTGCAAACTGTGCGCACAGCAGAGACGGCAGATAGACGTAACCTTTTTCTGATAACCGCACCTGCGCTAAACAGATTGCCGCGGTGAGTTGCAGATAATCACAATGATCATAGATGCGCTCAGACACATCGCCGGCAAACGTCATTTGTAATAACGTACGCATCGGTTTAGTGAGCTGGAAGTTCCACACCGTTGGCAGACGATCGTAAATCATGTCAACCAGCTTCTCGTTCTTGATACCCAGGCCATAGCACTGGTGTTTGAAACGATTGGTGAAACGTTCTTGATCTTTCTCATCGCGCAGACCAAAGGAGAAGTATTCCGCCATCTGCGTGATTTTCGCCATGGGGACTTCTTCGGTGATCTGGTGTTCATCCAGGAACGAGCTGTTGTCGTCTTCGTCACCGTAGCTCTCTTTCTTACGGTAGCCGTTGTTGTTGTTCTCAAACTGTTTAACTTCAGAGGAAATCGCATTGATAATGGATTTGCCTTTTTCAGTTTCCGGAATGATTGCCACACACAAACGGTTAAAGACGATACGGCTGAGAATCATCGCGATGGTGTGTTCTGTGGAACCTACCTGAATTGATGCATCAGCTTGCGTGTTCTTCATAAAGGAGTGCTTGACGTAGCTCTCCAGTCGCTTCCACGCTGCGGTTTCAGTGATGACACTGTTGCTGCGCAGTAACGTTCCGCAGAGCAGCTCGGCATAGCTGGAGCCAGTAAAGGATTCCAGTCGACTAAGCAGTCCGAAGAAAATAGGAAACACAGTACGAATTAAAAACGTTGCCTTCACGATGTTCACGTAGTCTTCTACGATGAAGGTGGTTTCCCGCGGATAGTAACCGTGACCAGTGGTGGTCTTGAGGTCTTTGGGAATCACCATGAACTTCGATGAATGCTCAAAGTAGTTCATGAGGTTCTGAGGTTTTACCAAGCTCAGGATGTCATGAATCACTGGTTCAATGCGACGCATCTCTTTTTCATAGGAGACGAATTCACCGTCTTCAATGATATCTGCGCCGCGCTGATATAAATCAAAAAGCTGCTTCTGTTGTTCAGGTGACAGCGCCATTTCGAAATAGCTGTTCAGCGGAGCAAATAACTCCATGTCCGCATCGTTGTCTTCCTTTTTAACTTCGGCTAATTTAATCGACCCCTTACCCATGAAGTGCAGATGGCGCTTCTCTTCACCCTGCTCCCAGACCACTGTTAAGCGATCAAAATTCTTTTTGGAGTTACGGACGGTAAAGATGTTTAAAGACATAGTGCCTCACTTTCCATTATTTACGTTTATACTAGTTAGATAATGTAGGTCTGAAAATAAATAGCTAGGCAGGGTTTCCCCCGCCTAGGCTGCCTATTTATTTAGGTCTGGCTATTACCATTCGATATCGTCATCGAATTCCTGCGTGGTTGCTGCCATCGCGCCGCCGCCATTGCCACCACCATTGTTGTTGTTACGGTTCTGCCAGTTGTTATTACCGCCACCACCGTTGGAGTTATTGTTATTATTGCCGCCTTTCGGTTTCCAGGCTTTCCACTCCAGATCGTTCAGGAGTTCTTCGTGGAAGTTACACCAGGCGCGAGCAGAAGCGCGGCTCGGCATGCCGAAGTCTTCGCTGGTAGTGCCGTCGGCGTTCTTAACGCGCATTGCCGCAACGTTCGCCATACGGAATACAGTTTTGAAGCTGTAGTCGCCTTTCTGATAGGTCAGTGTAACACGACCTTTCTCATCACGAGAGATGATGAAGTTACAGCTGTTTACCGGCTCGTCGGTACGTTTGCTTTTACCGTCGTTGCCGCGAACCCACGCCTGCTGATTGATCGGCAGCTGCGCAGAAGAGAACGGAGTGTTGATATCTGCCGCCTGACGAATGGTATCAAACAGCACGCCACGTTCGTTGTAGTTCAGCGTGACTTCACGAGTAACACGCTTTTCCTGACTCCAGATACCGTCGAACACACGCAGGACGATATCGCCGTTGACTTTCTGTTCAAAACGCAGTGCGCCGTTGTGCTTGGCACCTTGCAGAGGTTGTTCGGTTTCCGGGTGCGGCTGAGAATAATCGTTCAGCATGGTCTTCGGACGAGACTGGTTTTGCGGGCGCTGGAAATCTGACATGATCTAATCCTTGTAATTTCTAAAATTCGGTTATAAGTCTACATATATAAAGGGTGTGCAGTTTTAAAGTAATAACTTCAAGCCCGCTTTAGTAATGCCAGGAGGCAGCCCGTTAATGTCGGAACGGACTTTGGAGTAACTTGTACCAGAGTTCCATTGTTTCGCAATGGCGAGATCTTCAATCAACTTCTTCAGACCCATAGAGGATGAATAAAAGTTTGTGGCTTTATCCCCAAAGACTTGAATGCTGAGTCGATTAAACGGCATGTAGAAAAGGTCTTTACCTCCGGTTAATTTCGTATACCACTTGGTGTACGGTTTAGCTGTACCCGTGTGTGATTCTAAAAGTTTTAATCGCGTCGTTGATGTCGTCATCGTGAGATCAACAACGTGATGTGTAATAATCAACCCTCGACCACCAAACTTCGGAAGTTGTGTATCCGTTTTAGTGATCTGTTGTGGGAACTCTTGGCACAGCTTCAAACAAACTTTCTCAATCAAGTTGTTCTGCTGTCGCGCCTTTTCCCGTCGGGTTTCATCGGTGACCAGATCTGCTTTGCTGTAAACAGAACGCAGTGATTTGTAAGACGGATAGTAAACCGTGAATACCAAACTCCGACGCCCTACAGCAGCAGCCAGCCACTTCGCCAGCTCCGTGAGATCAGACTTGGTGTCTTTAATCACGGTTTCTGCGTCAATAATATCGTCAGCGGCATAGCTCTGAATAACGTTGCGCACCAAAGTACGCAAGTTAACCAGAAACGTATTCGTTACAGTGATCTCATCAATGGCATCTTTTTCCAATGCCATCGACGTTCCCACCGACATATTAAACGCACCTAAGGTTCTCATAAGAATTCCTTCAATACGTCCAGCGCTTCGTCACGTGTAATATCTGACCCCGCCAATTTACCCATCACGTCAGGCTCAATGTGACCAAAGATATTTTCCTGTGTTACCGCAACACCTTTATAATCTGAAGTCTGGAAGAGATCTTGTTCAACCAATACTTCATCATCTTCGGAGTCTTCCGCAAAACCATAATCAGGGTACTCTTTTACCAGCGAACTAATGATCGGCTTCACCACCGATTTATGTCCGCCCTGAATACGGAACTGCGAACCCACAGGAAACTTCTGGCTTTGCAGCAGATGCTTAACCGATAACACAATCGATTCCGGCAAGTCATCAATACTGACACGAACACTGCGGTAAGGCATGGCAAATTCATTAACCCAGAAGCGCGTTGTCTTGATCTCTTTCTGCTGATCAATGTCAACAATCCATGCGCCTTTGGAATGTTCTTCACCGTGACGAATACGGTCAAATGAACCGTTACTATAAATGATGTCTTCCCAGGAACCCGGAATATGAATATGGCCTGAAAAGATCCCGTACTTCACAATGGTTTTCCAGCGGTCTTCCATGTGCGCATGCTTGCGCGCTTTTTCCGGAAGCTGCCAGTAGAACCCACCGTGGAAAGCAATCAGATCAACCTTGTCTAACTGTGCAGCAGTCAGTACCTGCAAAGCACGTTCCCAGATCTCGTCCGGGGTTTTGTCAGACATGTTGTCTGGCACATACATGATGGTGAGGTTATTCAGCTCTTCGATGGTTTCAATGGCGATCTCATCAAAGTACTTGACATTCGTGCCTTCTTCAACAGAAAACATAATGTGGCGAGGTTGCCCCCAATCGTGCAGGGTCGTACCTTCGGTGAACCGCACAATCACGTTGTGTTGTTTACACTTAACAAAGAACTGTTTAAACCACTCCAAGGTCAACAGGAAGTCAGGGTTGTCGTTGTCGACGAACCGATCAAACACATCTCCACTGATCAGAATTAAATCAACGTTTGCTAAATCTACATCCGTGTAGAAAAAGCGAGACATGTTGCGTAAAATGTGAGCAGTGGGTGTGCGTCGGTGGCAAGTGTGTAAATCAGAACAAGACAGCAGACGCATCAGCGCTCCTTAACAAGACATGGGATCAATAACAGTATTATTGTCATCACCGTTATTTTTCACTTGTCCGCCTTTATCGCCATGAGCAGCCAGTTTGTCTTCCGGGATTTCAAAGTGCGGCACGAAAGAACGAATGAATTCGTACTCTTCGCGAGTTGCTACGCCGTCGCGTTCTTCCTTGGTGCGAATCTCCAGGAAACGACTAAAGTCTTCACGACTCATGTTGCCTTCCAGGAATTCGTCACGCACCCAAACGGCTTCGCGCAGCGCAGTGACATACAGACCGTGTTTGTGGTAGAACTCGGTTGGAATGAGTTCATGAATCGGCGTGTTGACATCGTTGGTGATGTACTGCTTGGCGGTTTCCACGATGCGATCGGATGAGAGTTCCGGCTCTTGACCATCCAATGTGGTTTGGATGCTGGTTTGCAGCGCAGCTGTGGCTTGGCGCATGATCTCGCGCTCTTGCGGAGACATCTCATAACTGGCCAGCGGTTTCACCACGAACAGGCGTTTGCTGGAGTCGTTGTCGTCAACAACCAGCACGCACATGGTGTGTTGGTTACTGAGCTCGCCCCATTTCGGGAAGTTGAAGTAGTTGTTGCGCGTTGCGGTATTGTTCAGTGCAAACGGCACCAGCCACTCTTTTACGAAATCACTTTCTTTGACCATGCGCAGCGCATTCAGCGGCACACCGTCTTTAGTGAGGAAGTCCGTACCACCGATGTTCTGCACATCCAGCTGATTCAAGAAATCAAAGCTGCTGCGGATCTTCGCTTGGTGCTCGGGAGACATCCCCAAAAATTCATCTGCGTTCATGTTCCTAACCTGTGTTTGTCGAGGAGATTAAAAGAGTCTGGGCGAACAGAAACAACTTTCGCCAAACTGTAGCGAGTACCCTGATAGTTAACAATGCAGGATACCAGTAAACGGTACATAGAAATACTGTTGTCGACAGCCTCAACGTTAACAGTAACCGTGACGTCATCGAACAGTTCTTGCATGTAGGAAGTTAAATAGGTCTGCGTGTTAGACACCATTTCGTTTTGCTTCTCTCCGTAGTCTTTCCACAACTTATAAAAGCTCGGGACTTTAGAGATAATGCGACTTTGGTTTTCACGCGACACAAACCAGTAGTAAAAATGCTTACTCATGGCGTTATCTACGGATTTGGTTTCCCATCCCGTATCACTGGACAGAGTGCCAACACAAAACATAGTAATTGTCCTTGGAGTTAATTGTTTACATAAAGTTGCCATGAGAAAACAAAAAATAAAAGAAAGAAGTAAGGGAGCCGAAGCTCCCTTTACCAATTAACGCTTGATCGCATAACCGACCAGGTAACCTTCTTTTACCAGATCTTTCAAACGCGCCGCACTTACTGATCCGCCCACTGACCAGCGACCCAGGAGTACTGCGTCTTCTTCCATAGAGAGCGGATTCAGACAGGTTTGTTTAAAGTCGTGTACCGGGCAGATGTACGTTTCTTTACCACGCTTGTAGAACGCGTAGAAGTTGTACGGGTTTGGAACTTTGCCTGCGCGCAGAGTGTGTTCATCAATAAACGGCGCGTCGTCTGCAATGGCTTGCAGAATCTCTAACTGCTTTTCACCGAGCTCTGCGTAAGGCTCAATGTGAATTTCCAACTGATCTTCAAAGCGCTGTTCCAGCGTAGTGAATTCCGGTTTGATGAAAACAGTTTTGATACCTGCGATTGCTTTATTCATGTTCATATTGTGTAACCCCATTATCTATATTGTTTTAAAAGTTTAAGCTGCATCTATATTGACGCAGCCCTTATTGCCGATGTTGCATTTATTACAGGTAGTTCTGAGTTGACTCTTCGATCACATACTGCGCCTGAACTTTACCGCCCAGGTTGGTCAGTGCGTAACCCAGATCGATACCCACGAACAAACCCATTGCTTTACCCAGCGCGTGATCTTCAACGCCGATTGCTTCGCTCAGCCATTTGGTGCCGAGGTATGCAGTGCCGACGCCAGCCGCAGCACCAACTACAGCGCCGATGCTCAGATCGCGTTTACCCAGCATGGTGATTGCAGCAGTACTCGCAGCTGCCAGCGCAGCAACAGTTGGTGCATTCATCCAGCTCTTTTCTTTCTCAACCATTGTTGCACCTTCACCGACTTTCAGAGTTGCCTGCTCAGCAGTAACTTCAACAACAGTTTCAGAAGTAGTGTTAGCAGCAGTAGTGTTGATGTTTTCCATGATGATATCCTATTAAAGTTAAATGTCAGAAAACATTATTGTTTTCTTATACACCCTAACTATATAGGTTTGAAAGAAACTGTAATCTAAATTTAGACAAAAAATAAAGGGGATAATAAAGGTACCCTCAAATGAGGGTACCTGAACTATTTACTCATAAGCGATTTAACGCCTTGAATTAAGCTAACTTTTTAGTTGGCTTAACTGGGTCGGTGAGTAATACATAACCCGTCTTGGTTTCTTTTTCGAAGTTGGTATGTTCGCCTTCGAAAACACGGAAGCTGCCTAGGGCAGAGATAACGATCATTTCAATATGTTCTTTCCTTTCTTTATTAAAGAATACAGTAGTGCGCTTAACAATCAAGCCTGAGTCTTTCATTTTCTCAACATGCTGATTGGTGGTTTCGCGAACAACTTCGTAATGAATTTCACGATGCGGACCAAGGATTTTAAACACCGGCTGACGCAGCATTGTTCTTACAAACCGTGGAGATAACACAGGTATCAAACTGTTATTGTTCATCACGGCCTCACGATGCAAGTACGTTTGGTACAAGCGGTGGCTTGTCACGTCAAGCAGATTACCGCCAAAGAACACCGATTCACAATGGCGGTCTTTAGGGAAGCGAGTGAACACCTGCGTAAAGCTGACGTCACCAAAGTCTAACTTGGCAACGACGCGGTTGCTTTCACCGTGTTTAATGGAGAGCTCAGGTGTTAACGGTTTTTCTTTGATACCTTTCAGCATCATTGAACTGATCACCGGTTTACCTGAAAAACCTTCTTTGTTACGCAGCAGCGTGGTTTTAAGAACAGCGCGACTTGTGCCGTCAACAGCCACAATGTTGGTAACATTTTTCGGGAAAACAACACCCTCACCAAACGTTTCCTGTATGCGAGGAAGATCGTGGTGATAACAGATTACGGTACTAACGTCATTCGGGTTCATACTTCTTTACTCCTGGGTTAAAGCTCCCTCACCACGAGGGAACCAAATTCGATTAATAAAACAGAGTCAGTGTATAGACGGGATCAGCAACCACTTCCCATCCATTGGCGGTTTGGCGTAAGATTTCGATATCGCATGTATGGATATCATTGTCCGTATCAATACTGCCAGAGACTTCGGCTTTGAAACCTTTCATTGGCATAGAGAGTGTGTACTGACGCTGTACAAAGAACTCACCTTTCTTGATACGCGATTCCACGTCGCCAATTTCGATGTCGCAAGTGCGCCCTTCTTTGCTGCCGTCTTTGTACCACAGCTTCGCCAAACGCAAAGGTGCAGAGGGATCATGGCGCAACATAGCCGTGGTGCAGGATTGCGAGAATTCATATTCAACGTTCTGTACTTCCATAACAACTCCTAATGAAACTACTGCCCCGGTGAGGAGGCAGTAGTTGAGCTTACATTTCTTTGGTTTCGGTTTCGTGGTCTTTACGCGCTTTGCCCAACGGACTGGTAATGTCCAGATAGGTTGTTGCGATATGGTGATCCACTGCCATCCACGTTTTTTGGATGTCCACACGTTCGCGGAAACTCAACGCATTACCGATTGAGTCTTGGAAGTGGGTGCGAAGCCAGTGACGATCTTCGCCTTCACCTTCTTGACGCGTTACACCATTAGTGGCTTGACGGAAGAACAAGTTATCCCGACCAATGCCTTTACACAGCGGAGAGAAGTTACCGCCGTAACCTTCAATGATGTCATCTTGATAGAGTTTCATCACATTCGGGTTTGCCATGATGTAGTTCTGCATCAGACCTTCGGCGCTCTGCAGACCCTCAATGGTTCTGAGATAGCCGATATCAAACCGACCCACGTACTCACCACTGCCTTCACCCAGCAAGCGTGTTGAGTACTCCCACAGACGGGAATTAACAAAACCTATGAAGTTCTGTTGTAACCCGTCAACTTTGTCTTTCAGCCATGAGGAAATACCGGAGGGTGCGACGGCATTGCTTTGGTTAACGAAGGCTTGGTATTGGCCGATAGACTGTTCAGTCTGCGAACCAGAAATACCAAATGCAAAAAGATCAGAGCTGTTCATTATCCAATTCCGGTTTAATCGCATGCATCATCATGTTCAGGTTCATGAGGTGGGTAGCCGGCATGCCCGCCAGTCCACTTACACGGAACGGAACATTCTTATCCAGGGTCTGGTGATGGCCGAACGAACCATAAGCTTTCGCTTTTGATTCTTTATCCAAACAGAAACGAATTGGCATCTGGTCACCATCGAAGTCAGCGTTGTACGACGGACATGCCAGAATCGAGATCTTCAGACTTTCGTCATCCAAACTGCGGTTCACAGCAACCCAGAACGCTTTGATACTCAGATATTCGTTTGATGGATTTCGGTGAGACTTACCCAGGATCTTACGCTGCTCTTCCATGCGACGCAGGAAATCATCAACAACGTCATCCACTTTGTAGGCGGTGATGTTGAGATGGCGCATTGCTTTGAGTGGCGTAAACCCTCTGCGGTAAAGCTCGTTGGTGATGTGTACTGCCAGTGCCGACACAGCCAGCTTCCACGGTACCACGATCTTGTTAGGATCGATCAACCCTGTGATAGAGGTGATAACACGACGACCTGTTACAGGCAAGTTACCCGAACAGATGTGTTTACGACTGATTGCCTTTTTGTGGAAGATGTTGCGTCGGTTCAACTTCTTCATATACATATCGGTGAGCTCAATGATTTTGGCGCCCACGATACCACAGTTTCGGCGTTTGTCCTGCTCAGTAAGTTGGTAGAACTCACTGGATCGTTTACACCCTGCGATGGTGTAGTAGATCTGTTTGGTTTCCGGCTGTCCTTCTACACCCCAGGTGCCGCGCTCGTTGTGCTCCAGAATTGTGGAGAAGCGGCTCGGTACTTTGAGGTAGTTGAAGAATGCCTTGTGCTTAAATCGGTTCCAGAATGTCCAGGCTTCGAGCGATCGTTCTTTTAATCCCGTGTGTTTTGCACCAGGGCCAGTGAGGAAGTAGGCCATGAGCAATTCACAATTGCGATAGAAACCATTCATGCTGATATCGTCGATTCCCAGTTCCTTGAGAATGTTCAACAGCAACATTTCTGTAACGGCGTGCTTCTTCTTGATCTCGCGGCGATAGGTCGGGTCCATGAAATAGCGCGCAATGATAATGCGCTGGGAACCTTGTTTCACCACACAGATAGAAGAGAAGAACGTGTTATAGAAAGAATGACTCACGAATGCGTCAACGCCTTCAGGAGTTTTAATCCACAGGCCGACTTCATGCTGTTTGTCATAATGAAGTTCTACCGTGTTACCACAGTTTGGACAGCTGATGCCACTACCCACAAGGTAGTTACCTTTCAGCGTTCCGCAACCCGGACTACATTGTGCGACCTGCATAAAGGTATTGCCGTTGAACTCCATACGGGTCAACTCAGCTAACCGAGAGCGATCTTCTTCAATGTTGAGGTCATAATCGTTCAGATAGATCGGGGTAGATTCCGACGTATCATGAAGATAGTTGTAATCCTCAAAGTCAGGGTAATGCGGTGACATAAATTTCAAATCATCGGGAAGACGATGTTCAACACCTTTTGCATACTCACGGAACTTAGCGATTGGGTTAACATCAACCAAATCAGGAGAGGTCAGTTTAGAGATCACTCTTTCGAGTTCAGGAGACGGAGTTGGAAACATATTTCACCATAAAAAATAAAGAAGAGGAAAATGAGTTGGAGGTTTCCCCCCAACTCACCTGTCCTTGTGGTTAACCTACAGTGTTATCCGATAACGCCGTAAGCATCCCAGCTTGCACCGCCCTGCTGGTTGGTGTTCACGCCAGCGACGTAATCAACTGCCAGAGAAGTGCCCGGCGCGAAGATTGCTTCGTTGTTCATGAAGTTACCAGAGATAGAGCTGGTGTTCAGCGTGCCGATAGAAGAGAACACAGTACCCAGCAGGTTCATGAAGCCTGGGTCCATCACAGCCACACGACCGAAGCCGTTGATTTCCAGATCGGTCAGGTTCATCGCTTCGGTCAGCATGATGCGCAGGCGCTGCTGACGAGCTTTGAGGTTTTCACGATCGTTCTGCTGATACATGGTACGCAGGAACACGTCTGCGTTCGCACCGCCGTTCGGGCCAGCGAAGTGATGTACCGACATCTCGTCCAGTTCGCCCAGGTTGAACAGCTCGCCGTTGAAGCGCGCAGTACCGTCGACGACCAGGATGTTAGATGCGTGGTAGATCGGTTTGCTTGGGTTCCAGCCTTTGCCTTCGGTGCCAGAGTTCGCCGCCGCCGCTTTAGAGAAAGCGTTGTTGGAGATGGCATCCGCTGCAGACATGATCGCTTTAACCGCATCCGCACGAGTGGTCGGGTTATTGAGATCGATCAGCAGTTTGGTCAGAGCTGAGTTGGCGCCGGTAGGCAGCACAGGCACAGTGAAGATCGCCTGCTGCATGATGTGCTGCTGAATCCAGCGGTTAACCAGCTCGATATCGATGATGGTTTTGCTGTCCAGCTTGGTGCTGTTCTGACCAACGATACGCGGGATGTGGTTGTCCTGGAACAGTTTGTCCAGACGCGGCTCCAGGTTAGCCAGGTTGCCACGCACACCGCACTTCGGACGACGCAGAACGTCAGCGAAGGCGTAACGGTTGTTCGCACACATCAGCACGTACAGGCCCATCAGGAACGGAATGATACCGCCGTTGGAGTTCATCTGCGGACCAGCGATCGCGTTGTTCAGTGCGATACACGGACGGAACGGACGATAACCATCGTTCATCGGACCACCCAGACCCAGCGGGTTGATGTTGGCACGACGGATGTTGGTCAGGTACTCACCGTGGTTTACCGGCAGCAGAGACACGTTCGCGTGAACGCGGCAGACTTCGCGCGGAGTAGAGTCAGAGTTCGGGTTGTTCTGACCGTACTGGTTCGGGTTAGTGGTAACCACCGCTACTTCCATGTTGGCAGGCAGGATGACACCGTTTTCACCGTGAACCGGCGTAGTGATTGCAGCGATACGCGCATCAGCAGTACCGTTCGCGCCGTAAGGCTGGTTACCGAAGAACGGAGACGGCAGCTTGGCGTTCGGAGTGTTAGCGGTCTGACGAACGAGTTCGATCAGAATACCAGTTTCCCACTCACGGTCCATGTACGCCTGGATCTTGTCAACAACGCGCTTCTCATCGTTGCGGATGTCGCCGTACAGTTCCAGGTTGATTACGCCGGCCGCGATCTGAACGATGTTCAGGGAGCTGCCGTGGTTGGTTTTGAACGTGTTGACCAGCTCGTGGTTCAGACGCTTGTCAATGTACGCCGACGGAGTACGCGGTACGTTTACGCGGTGTGAAGCTTGTGCGGTGTACATCACCACTTCTTCAACGTCAACGATCATGTTCTTAGCGTAGAACAGGAACGGTGCGATGTAGATAGTGTTCTCTTGTTTCAGCCACAGCACGAGGCCCGGCAGAATCGGAGAAACGTTCGGATCGATCAGATCGATGCCCGGGACGATTTTTGCTTTCAGCGTATTGAGACGATCTTCGCCACGCTGTTTGAAAACTTTCTGCAGCTCTTCCTGAACTTTGTTCATTTCCGGAATAGCGCGACCGGTGAAGGTCGAAGAGGTTTGACCCAGCAGACCCAGCAGGCTCGTCAGCCCACTTGATTGGGTGTTGCGGTTATCGTTGGAACGACCGTTGTCGCCGTTGTCTTCCCACGCATTGTTACCGCCATTGTTTTGGTTAACGCCCATTGTACTTCTCCATTATCTACTATTGGATTAATTAAGGTTTCTTGTTACATTCGAATGTAGAAACACAATAAGATATACAGTCAATGAAATATCATTATGGTTTATACACTCTAGTAATGTAGACTTGAAATATTTTTGGGGAGTGCAAAATGTTATGTGAATAACGAAATATGCGTGTAACCCCGAGGCCCACACGGTTGCCCGCATGTGTGTACATATAATAGGTAATGCTGGTAAAAAATTATGCAAACTATTTTAGTCGATACGACAGACAGTTCACGACTTTCCCCAATGCGTTACCCGCTCATTAATGACATCGTTCGTAATAACAATTACAACGTTCGCCAAATGTGGAAGCGTATTGGTGAAAAGAACCTGAATCTGTTTAACCAGAACATGCTGGTTGGCTTACTGCAAACGTTGGCTGTTGACCCCACGTGGACATTGGAGTACGTGATGACCTACGCCAAGTTCCGCAGTCGCTCTTTATGTTCTGCGTTCAAGATCATCTCTAACAGTAACCGTGAAGGCGTGCACAAAGATACCTTGTTCTACGGTGGCTGTACAGAATGCTTCTGCCTGTTAGAAAAAACTCGCGACCTCTCTAAGCTGGAACTCATGGAGTTGAATCCCCTGGTTCCTATTTACTCTACCCTGACAAACTGGACTTATAACCCCAGTGCAGAACGGGAACGTGTTCAGCAGTTTGACTACAGCAATGACTTTGCCTATATCGGCATTAACATTGTGGAACTGGCTGTGGGTTGGTGGAAGTACATGAATGACCCGCGGTATGACGGTCACGGCATCCATCACTATCTGGCAAACATTGTGACGCCCAAGTTTGGTTTGCAGCATAACCAACTCGCTTACTTCAATGCACTGCACGCGCACATTGTAAATCGTGTGGGCTACAGTGAACTGCTGGAAGGTGAAGGGCTGGACTTCAACATCGTGGGCGTGCGTAAAGGACTGACCGCCATGCTGACCTATCAGGTTAAGAGCATGAAAGCCAGTACCTGGAAAACCCATCAGCTGTTGCAAAACTATCTGGAAACTGAACTCACGCCAGAGCTGGTAGGTTTCTTCAATGCTCAACAGTACGACCTCAATTACAACCCGAATGTTATCTGGGGATTTGAGCTCAATGCGGTTAAGTATTATCAGATCTATTTCGCGCTGTGCAATGAGTTAAGCTATACCCCCAACAGCATCGCCGGAACCTTAAAGCGTTTTGCTCCGCTGGTAGAAAACCGCTGGAAACAGATTGATGATGTTGATTTCCGTAAACACGCTATCGCCATGTTAAAACAACTTGACCTAATGAACGCATAAATAATAGCTACTGGCAATGCCAGTAGCTACACATAGTATTATGTTTGTTTTAATGTTCGTCGGACACCAGACGAGTAATGTTTTTGTTGGAGATATACAAGCCCGCAGATTCCAATACCGCGTACACAGATTTCAAGTTCTGCTTCACGATACGACGGGTGTCTGTGCCTTTAATGATCTCCTGCGGAATGGTGTGAATTGTCAGGAGGTTGTCAACTGGAACGTAGAACGTTGTTAACTTATCCTGGCCTCTCGCCTCTAAGTACGCCTTCAACCGATGTTTGATTTCGCAATCGCCCAACAGATCCAGGTACTCTTCCAAACGCGCCTTCGTGGTCAAGTCTGTGCTCACCTTAACCCCAACATACGGGATTGGTGGTGCCGCGCCATACTTGTCAGCAAATACTTCTTCCCACAACTCATGGTACTGATAGATGCTGCCTTCTGGGTTGGAATACACTTCCTTGTCTTTGATGGTTTGCTTGCTGAGCCACACCCAATCTCCCCCGTTGATGCCGTCGATAACCATACGTTCCAGTTCCGCTACATTATACAACAGTGTAGAAGGATCCATCTTCTGTTTGTGATAAATCACATCGAGAATGTCGCGCATGAGTTTGTGAGCAAAGTCTTTAATAACCTTGGCCACTTTTGACGAACGCAGGTGAACGCCCTTGATCTCCATTTTAATCTTGGAGTGCATTACACCTTCTTGCATCAGCTGAGTTGCATAGTAGTGTTTGGACATCAGCGTGGTAACATATGAACCGAACAGGTATTCGTTCTTCATGTTCAGGTTATAGAGGTTACGATCAGAAACGTTCATGTTCTTGCTGAGCTGTGCGTGCTGATGAATCGCCATCAGGCGAATAAAGTACGTCAACACACCGTTCAGTTTGATCATGGCTTCTGGCGTTCCGCCGTACATATTACAGATATCGTCCGCACTATAAATAGAGGAGTCGGTATCTGAGGTCAGCACTGCTTCACGCACCATCTCAGTCACGGAGTAAACATCACTCACCGCTGTTTTGGTTTTGAAGAACACTTCAATAAAGTCAAACCACTTCTTCTCAACGTCGAGATGATATTGGTTCAACGCATTGAGTTCAAGCTTAGAACTTTCCTGTCCGATCTTCGTGATACACAGCGTGTAGTAGTCACCATCAGACGGCGCAATGAAGTCGTCTTTGGTTTTCCCTTCTGGAATCTCTGGAACCTTCATCCAGTCATCCAGGAACTCACGAATTACATTGTGGTTAGTGACGAACAAACCTTGCAAGTCACCGATACACAGAACCGCGGTACGCTCTTCGGGATTCAACATCTCCACGAATTCACGCAGCTTGGCGTAGTTCTCTTTGTTGCTCCAATAATACTTGGTGCAACGGTAGATCATATCCATAACCTGATCTACGGTGGCGTGAACCATCTTCAACCGCTCCATTGTCGCAAGCAGTTTCGGGAAGTCCGTTGATCGTAGCACTGCCACCATGTGCTGCAATGTTTTCTTATAGTTAATGAAGAGTCGGTTGCCGTTCAACAGACGCTCGTTCATTAAGTTCACGGTTGACGTTACCGTACGACAGGTACTGGTTAACGTAGTGTGTCCCGACTTGTTACGAATCGGTGTCCCGTTTGATGACATCGCTCCAGACTGCGCGTTGTTAAAGATCTTCAAGGCGTTCTGGATTTCGTTATACGTTTTATAACCGTAGTCGTCTTTCTCAAGACTGGCCTTGCTACGCAGCTTCTTATATTTGCCGCGATCTGCAATGTACTTCTCGGTACCCAGGGCGTTGACTGACGGACATTCGTCGTAGTTAGTATAACCTACAAACGAGGGGCTAAGGTGTAAGTTCTTTTCCTCTACACCCGCGAAGAATTCTCGCGCACCTTTGATTTTGACTTCACGGTCGCCGTATTTGTTTTTCTCTAATACTTTAAATTTAACTTCATTAAAGCCGTTCTGATTTACCTTGAAAACATGCTTCACCCACTTCAACATCTTGGCCGATGAGGTCTTATAATGATGTGAAAGGTAGTACGCTATTTGCTCATGGTAGAACTTAAGAAAATCTCGGTCTGCGGTATAGTCGGCATTTTTAAATGGATTAATTGTCGTTTCCACAAATACCTCAGAGAAAAAATAAAAGTTAAACTGCTATTCCCTACCATGGGAATAGCAGTAATAATTTACCTTTATTTTACATCCGTGTTATCGAGTGAGGTAAATGTCGCACCGAGGTTTTTGTACATCGTCTCGATGGTCGAACGCCATTCTTCACGGAAGTTGTGAATCACATAAGTGACCTCACGTGTGAGAATAGGTTTGTAGGTAGTATCCATTACCCACGGCACGCCGATAACCTCCATCGTGCCATTGGCGTTCTCTACCGCAAAGTATTTGTACTTCGCCGGATCATCAACATTGTCTACCTTTTCACGAAAGAAGGGAAACATGTTTTTGTGCTTGTTGTTCAGGTTGGGATCCAGTCTGGATGCCGCACTGTAACTCATGGGAGGGGCTGTCACAGTAACACCCGTGCGCTTACCTCCCAGAATTGTGTCGGTCATCAAACTGAAGTCAACGATGTCACCTTCATTTACGGTGATCATTGGAGCTCCTATTTAACGATGAGGGTGATGTTGTAGCGAATATAGGGAAGGTTGATTACCTGATCACCGATATCCAACGAATAGGCAAGCTGCAAAGATAACGTGGGTTCTACCAGCACCGAGTCACTTTCTGCCAGATGTTGCACTGGCATGAGAATCGCCTCATACAACGGAGACGACTCACCGTGATTCATGGCACGTTCAATTGCCATGTCGAGTTTCTGGTAAAACCACTCTTCCTTAACGGACACAACCGGAGTATCCACAAAAGCGTCGTCATCTTTAAGCAACTCCCACAGCTTTAAGTAACACAGCTTGGTGTCGTTAAGGAGCGTGTATTGCATGGCTTATTTTCCGATGTTGAAACTGATTCGCACAGAATTGCCTGTCACCTTCATTTCGACTACTTCGATGTCACCATTGAGGTGCACTTCGTTCTTCCACTGGTACAGACGATCGTTCACCATTTGGAAGTCGCGCAGTAAACGATCCTGTGACTCTTTCACCGCATTGGTGAGTCGAGTGTGCGGACTGGTGCAGGCCGGCAGATTGTGTTTCACACCATGGGCAGCAAACAGCGCAGCATAGTGGAAAACGAAATCTTCGAGGTTGGTGTTAACAGGGAAGGCGACAGTAATGTCATGTCGCTTTTTATTGCTCGCCATAGAACGTTGCTCCTAAATTGCTGACACTATATGAATTTACAGTAAATTTATCTTTCATCACATTGATCTGATACGCCAACGTATTTAAACGTGGACGCAGATCCATCAGAACTTTGTGGCGAACCCATTCGGTTTCAAACACCTTTTTGAAGTAGGCGTCCAGATCGACGTTGCGACTGTGCACCATTTCCCCTACTAAGTTGCAGAGGATTTCTTCACCGGTATTGTCACCCAGTGCCAGGTTCAGGTCACGAACCAGGTTAAGAACAGAAACCAGTCGGTTTTGCATGTTAATGTCCTACGAAGTTAACGCCGAGGGACGTTACGCTATAATCAAAGAAATCATCTTTCAAGTTACGAACAGCAAGTTCAATGCGGCGGAAATCACGCATGTGGTCAGAAAGAATTTCATCAGCGAACTCTTCACCCGCAATACCGATGAGTTTTTCACGGTAGTCAGGGATCTTGTTGGATATCGCGCAGTCCACTGCATAACTCACCATCCATTCGCCCCACTCGCAGACGTCATCTCCTACGTCTGTAAACTGATTGATGGCAGAGATCAAGTTGCCAACATACAGGTTTTGAGTAATCATCAGTGCTCCTCGATGTAGTTAATCAGCCATTGGTTATGCGTTATGAATTCAATTCGCACACCGTACTGCAGTCGTGTTACGCCTAACAAAGCACACAAACGCATACTTAATTCACAACCCAGTTCATCAATAATTTCTTCTTGATCTTCGTGTTGGTAAGCCGTGCGGAAAGCTTTGGTGTCGTAACGCTGCTTGCAGTAGAACGTTCCTTTATAATAGGAAAGCTCGTTGGCCAATCGCTGGTAGATAGCCGGCATGAAATAAATTGACCGTGTTTCCCCCAGACTAAATGGAATGCGTCTAGCTAATTCGTTCTCAATTACGCTGTCGAACGAGCGAAGGTCAAGTGTCTTTTGTAGCCTTCTTGGATTGTAGTTCTCTGTCGAACCAGTCATTGATTTGGTCCACGCTTGGGTTGTCGATAATGTCTTTATCAGTGAAGGCACTGTCATAAACTTCTACGACTGGTTCTTCTGTCATCGCCTCGTGCGTTGCGTCCAGATCCATGCTGTACATTAATATCTGTTGAGCAGAAGCAATGCGGCGTTCGGTGACTTTGATTTTGATACGTGGATCCCAACCTGCATGAAGCGTTTTCTCCCGAAGCTTAGCAATTTCGATCTCAACGTAATCAACCAACTCACCCACGAATCCAGTTTCCGCGATAACTTGCTGCAAGCCATCGAGGTGGAACGTGTTGCTGCTGTTATAGACTTCCTCAACAAACGCAAAGGCGCGTTCGACAAACGACATTACAAATTGCGGACTGAGTTCTTGGTCCTCTTCTTTATCAACGTTTGCTTTGTTATTAAGATAGGCAAACATCTTTTTGTAATAAAGGAGGTCGATGGTGTGAATGGGATGCAACATGTATGGTAAAGCCTCTTAGAATAAAAACAAGACCCTGAAGGTATTACCCAAAGGAGTGATGCGCACAAGCGCGTCGGCTGGTACGCCCAAAGCTTTATTAGCCAACGTATCGGATAAAGAATTAAGCACCAACTCTTCGTTTGGCGTCAACATTCCCATGGATACATTGTTTTCAATAGAAAAACCTAAATCTTCTAAACCCCGGCACAACAGAAAACGCTGCCTGTCACGTTCTAAGGGTTTATCTGATTGACTCATAGGATCACCTGGACCCAACCGAGATAATTCAACAATGAACGATCTAGACACGTTAATGACCTCATTTGAAAGAAAAAAATAATACTACTAGGGTTTCCCCTAGTAGTATATTCATTTTAGTGTTTTATTACTTAGAAGTCGAAACCGCTTTCATCAGCATTAGACGACAGGTCTTTCTGCTTAATAAAGGAAGACTTCGCTTTCTGCTGGGTAGCTTCCAGCTCTTCCATTTCCACTTCCAGTTTTTCAACCGCTTCGCCGTGATCCAGCATCATGACGATGGTCTTGGCGTTCGGCGGGTTGTTGTCCGGATTGATAACACCGGTCGCGCGGTACGCAGAGTCTTTGAACAGTGGACGTGCGTTGTCGCGATGATCGAAGATCGAGCAGAATGACACCGGCGGTTTACCGTTGTAGCTGGTAACTGCGTCGTCAGTGAGGAAGTTGATTTCAGACAGCGCCGGCGGCAGGCCAGTGACTTTAGAGTATTGCAGCGCGTTGGCAATATCTTCGAAGTCCAGCTCTTCGTTGGACTCGGTCAGGAACAGGCTGACGTAGTTCAGGTTCAGGATCGCTTCGTCGTTGATTTCACGACGGGTGCGGTCATCGTTCACGATACGGATGTGAGGAATGACTTTGCCCAGGAAACGCTCTTGCACCTGGTTAGAGATCGACACCATGATCTTGGTAGAGTTACGACGCTCAACCAAAGAGGTGTGATCCAGTACGAACAGGCCCACGGTAGGAATGCCGCGACTCAGCAGATAGCGCAGAACAGCAAAGCCCTGACCAGAACCGGTACCGCCAGCGGCCGACATGATTACGATACAGAACTTGCCCGGCTTGTGAACTTTGAACGACTCCGCAATGAACGGCGCGTGGTTTTCAAAGTTCAGCGTGACATCTTTACCAGACCCCTGAGCTTTCTGACCCGGGTTCTTGGCCGAGTTCATGTGCAGCACTTCGAATTTACCATCAGAACTGTTGCTGTCGGAACTGTCGAATGCCAGGTACTTCGCTTCTTTCAGAATGCGAGTTCCGGGAGCATCGATCACATCTTTCATGATGTTGATACCAGTACCGCCACAACCAATGACCATAAGTTCAGACATGTTACTACTCCGTTGTTAATAAAGCTTTAAGTTACGATTATTGTACTACATTCACCTAAGTAATATAGACTTGAAAAAATAACAGTGATTTAAAGATTATTTAAAAAGACAAAAAAATAAGAAGTTGTGCCTGACTCGCCTTTGGCGGTCAGGCGGTAACTTATAATCCCCAGTCAGCACATCTATCGGAAACCCCATATGGCGTGCTGCCACGCTATTTGGGATCTTCGCTTCGGCGCGAATGGTTCTGCAATGACTTCCGAGCCTGGGGAGTACTCGTTGGAAGGTTCTGTTATAATGTAACCTCGTATCGCAGCGATCACGAGATTGAACATCGTTTGTTCCGTCAACTGAAATTTACCCAGTAAGGGTAAATAAGCTATGAAAAACATATTTACCTTTAGTGAGTTGGAAACATTGTGGAACATCCTTATTCCACTCTGTTATTATCTTTGAGAGAGATAATGAACTTTCAATGAAGGTCCTGAGGTCGCCCTAGCAGTCTGGGAGAACACCCTCAACAGCGGCGCTCGCCGCAGTGTTCTTCTACCCTTCCGCATATGCGATTCGCTCTCAATAGGCAATCGCACCCCCAGCTCAGGGATCGCTTAGTAGATCGGCTCAGGCCGCGTGCCGCTCAGCAGGAGCCGCCTGTTACCGAACCTCATGTCGCCAGGGCGACCACAGGACATCCATCAAAATGGTTTGTTCATTACACCTTAATAATACAGAGTTGAAATTCTTTTGCGCGATAAAATCGAATGGGATAACAATCCGTATTATCCCGTTCGCGCAGGGATAGTGAAAAAGTACTCGCTGAAACACTTGGGACAGTGGTTCGGTAAGTATTTGAGTTACTTAACGTACAGCTGTCTACATAAATGTTGGTATTGCAGTAAAAAATAATAGTGTCCGCTGGGGCCATGGGCGTGAAAGTTCCCATTCCCGTATTCTATCCTTGTTTGACCTACGCGGACCGATAGGCAAGGAGTTTATCACTTCGGGAGAAGTAATAGGGTTTGCGACAGCGAAGAAACCTCATCAGTAACTGTGCGATAAGATCGGCTGTTAATCAAAAACTGTGAATCGTTAATTCACCGTCGCAAATAACAATAACCCGAACCCACTCAAATGAGCGTCAAGGGGTAGCCCGTACAAATTGCAGTGGCATTTGCCAGTACGCGCTTTATCTTGAATTGAAGTGTTCTAGAAATACATATTATTACTCAGCTGCCTGCGGCTGCTGTTTTGCTACCAGGCTTGCCAGCTCAACGTAACCGCCGATATGTGCGCCATCTACGAAGATCTGCGGAACGGTGCTAACCGGTTTACCAACGACGGCTTCCAGATCAGCTTTGTTCATGCCAGCTGCAATGAAGTCGATATATTCGTGCTCAATGGCTTTTTCCTGACACAGGTCTTTAGCACGAGTGCAGAACGCACAACCTTCTTTACCGTAGATAGTGACTTTCATAATATCTCGTTATCGTTAATGTGGCAGAGAGTGAGGGATTCGAACCCTCGGTGGAACTAATCCCACACTTCCTTAGCAGGGAAGCGACTTAAGCCTCTCATCCAACTCTCTATATAATCGGGCGGAAATGCCGCAGACTGAGGTTAACACCCAGGCGTGTTGCCTGCGACCTTTCCATAATGTGGCTGCTCCAACTGGACTCGAACCAGTAACCTACGCATTAACAGTGCGCCGCTCGACCTATTTGAGCTATGGAGCAAGAGAAACATAATATACTAACTACTACTATTACCTAATAAAAAAGAGCGAGAGACATAAGCAGCGTTTGTCTCCCGCCCGATCATCTAAAGGGATGACTTGTACAAAGTAGATAATGGGTAGTAATGATTTAGCGCGCGGTAAGGGTGCTCAATCACATATAATTAACTGCATAGTCCAAAAAGCCCGCATACGGGATGACGAGGTTAGTGGTTTCACCTGACTGCATAAGAGAAAGCGCGCTCCCGTATTCAGCCAAAACTTCTTCCATGGCCTCTGACAGTTCTACGCGACCATCCATCAAGAATGAGAGGCGACGTGGTCGACGACCGATAATGAACCGACCAATGATCGTTGACGTAGCAAAGTTTCCTTTGGTTGCGGCATGCACACCACTAACGTGAACTTGAAAGCTGGTATCGGGCCAAGCTTTCTGCATGATGCCCTGAAGGAACTGGATGGTCAACAGCGTTTTAACATAGTGCGGTTCAGCGGGTTTCTTCTTGAAACGCCTACAACAGTCGATGTAGGCTTCGTAGAATTCGCGAGAAGTTCTTATCTCTTCAATGAAGTCAACCGTCCAAGAGTGATCATTAAGCGGGGGTTGGTGGTCTTTGATCTTGTATTGTATCTTGGCTTGTTCAACTTTGATCTTTGCTCTGAACGGCATATCAGGATGATCAAGCGGGGCTGTGCGGGCTTTATTCAGCGCGGCACTAACGATGTCGATGACTTCGTTACTAAAACGTTCTTCCATAGTTAATACCTCATGAATAGTTCTAACTAATAGCCTTTCCAGTAAAAAACAAAAAAAAGAAACGTATATCATAAGTGTTCCCTTGGCGGGGAACACTTATTGAATTAGGCGAGGATGAGTTTTGCGCGTTTGAACATTGGGTTGTATTTATCTTCCAGTACTATCGGCGAGACGGGAATGATTTTGTAACCAGCATTTTGATAGGTAATGAGCGTATTACGCGCTCGGCCTTTCAAAGCGATCATCGCATAAGTCACGAGCAGCTGAAGAGCTGACAACCATTCTGAATCAACAGAACGAGTCGGCTCCATGCGGAACCCGTAGTAATGCTCGGCGCCTTTTAATTTCTGAATACATAGTATTTCATCGCCGGTGTGGAAGACAACGGTATCGTCCACCGCAGTGATCTCTTCTACGCCTGCTTGTTTCTCAGGCTCCAGCACCAGATAGGTGTGTGCATCGAAATCAAAAGACTCACCGGTCACAGGGAACATGCCGATTGGCGTGCGCAGCACGAATGCTTGTTGGTTCTGTTGCAGTCCGCCAAAGAAGACGTTGAGGAATGAGCTGATCTTCTGGTTCAGGACTTGCTGTTCGTTGTAGCTAAGAATCGGTTGTTCGTTGAGGTTCGACATATGACTGTACTCAGTAGTTAATAACACAAGGGATAAACGGAATAGTAAAAAATCATACATAAAACTACCTACCCTTTGCGGGGGTAGGTAGTGGTCGTATGACTTCTTTGCTTATGCTGAAGCTTTGGTACGTTCCAGGATTTCAGCAGTTGCTTTTTCCAGCGCAGAATGACGGATCGCATCAAGTTCACCTGCAACTTTAGTGATCAGCGCCTGCTGGTCGGCCGGGATTTCAGCTGGCTTAACATCAGCCGGCAATACTTCAGGGAAGGTCCACACCTGCACATCACCACCAGTAAAGCTATCAAGCTTAGAGGTCAGCTTGATTACTTCCGCGGGCTTTTTGCCGATTGCCAGATACGCCGTTGCGATTTCACCACCAGATCCCAGAGAGTACTTCGCATCCGCCGGCAGGTTCACGAACATCGCGTGTTTGCGATCGCCATAGGTGTCCAGGATAAAGATGGATTTGTCGTCAGCGACGGCAATACAGTTGATCCACGCGTCTTGTTTACCTTTGGTATCGAACATGATGCCTTTTTCAAGGTGGTCCATCAGTTCGTAGATACCTGCTGCGTCACCAGCTACGCCGATTGCCAGGATACGTTTGCCGTACAGAGTCCAGCGCTTGCCTTCCGCAGGTTCGTAGATCTTCTGCATTTTGGTAGGAAGCTTAATGTTGAAACCCTGAGTAACCTGAGAATCGGAAGCCAGAACGCCATCAGCATAAACAATTGTAGTCATGGGTATTACCTTATTAAGTAAAAGAATTGATCAAAGTTACTACGTATGGTGGATTTTTCTTAAAGGTCTATACAGCCGATTGCTGCGTAACCGATAACTTTTTCGTCTTCAACTTCTAAACGGTATAAGATACCAGTGGCAGTCAGTAGACCAAAAATAACTGAGTCTGGTGCAGCATTTTTCGATTTACGATGAATACAAACCAGTTTCCCCAACTTGGCGTATTCACCAAACATGTCTAAACTTGCTTGTTCTGGGTCCATCGCCTCCATGAAGGTGCGGACCTTTTTGTTATCCCCTATGATAACTGAGGGGTAATTAAGATCACCGGCATTGAAAAGGTAAGTAAGATTGAGTCTCTTACGCACATCCTCATTGTCCAGCAAAGCGTTAGCATCATCCACCAGAGTAGCGTGGAAGAGCTTGGAACTGTAGCGACCACCTAATGCCTCTTCGCTTGCTCGGGTTACGATAGACCCAAAGCCTTCCGTTAACATCACGACCTTGTTATGGTTGCCGATAACGTTATAGAACTGCATTGGCACGGCCAGGTAGCGTTTCTTTTCGTTTGGCAAATACATAACCTTACCTGAGAAGCCGCCGTGTCTTTCCTGCCATAACAGGTCGACCGTAATGGCTTTACTGTGCAGGGTGGTTTTGGTGTCACGGTTTAAACGGTCAACTTTGATCTCGGTCGCGGTTAACAGGTTGATGCCCATTTGGAATCCTTAGAAATGCGGTTCAGTTACAGTAAGATAAGTTGTCAGTGAAAAAAGATTAAATAGACTCTGAAAAGTCCACTTATTGCTGTCTTCTCATCACTTAAACAGTTAAAAGATTAGGGGAGTCGAAACTCCCCATGTAGATTACTTCCAGCCTGTCATGGTCGCTTCGCAATAGCTTCCTGAATGCAGATTGATGTTGGTTAACACCATGCGACCAGTAAGCATTACCGGACCACTGATGGTAACGTTTTCGAACACCCAGGTATCTTGCACACCCTTCTCAAGAATGTCGAAGGAGAACTTGATAAAGTTTTCACCGGTGAGGATCAGTTCTACCAGACTGTTCAAACGCTCAAACAGTTTGTCTTTCTCTTCTGCGTTGGCGTAATAAATCGTCAGCTTACCGCCAAACGTTTTATCCGTAATCACTGAGGAGAGCTCGTTGATATGTTTGATAGAGAAACCAGGTTTCTTCGTAGTTCCAGCTTCGTGCTCTTCACGCTTGAGGATGGCAGTCAAAGTTTCCGAAACCGTTTGTAACGGGAACTGGTAAATCTGCGCCATCGGATGTTGGGAGTGGTCGTTCCCGAAGGTTCCTAACCAGAAAGGCAGTTGACCGTACCCCAGCAATGTTTCGCCCAGCGATGAAGGTAAAGACGTTTTCTTTTCACGCGGGTACAGGCGTTCAATCTCGTTGATGGTTTCAACAACAGATTTCAGCGCCTCTGAACGATTACCGTGATAAGGGTTGTTATAATCTGCTAACGAAGCCGATAACTTAGCGAGTAACTTTGCTTCGTGATCGTCTTTGGGTTTAGCTTCAGCAGGTTCGCTCTGTGTGGCTTTATCGAGCGCCTCTGCGATGGCACCTGTGTCCCATATCGCCTTGCTGTTAGCTTTCGCCGGGATACGTGTAACCGTCACCCCCATTGGCATCATGCGGGACTGTGTCATGCCAAGCGCGGTAAAGCCCACGTAAATAGGGTCAGGTAACTTACTCCGGTCACTGATCCTGTTAGCCCCTAATTCGCGGCGCACGTTATCATGTCTTAATACTGCAAAGACGTGTTCCTGGGAAGTCACTTCATAAAGAGCATTGGTGCCGACAAACTCAATACCCCAATGATCTTCGAGCTTGTAAATAGCATAGGCGGAGTGGTTTACTGCGGCCAGCAATGGTACAGCCCCCATCTCGTAGAGCTCTCTCACCAAATAGTTTAAGGGTTTGGGTTGGCGATGCTTACCCAGGTAATGAGCGATAGTTTGGATAACACCTTCTTGTGAAGAAGCAGCGACAAAGCCGAAGTTATCCACCAGGAATACCGGGCCCAAGTTTGGCAGGGTAACGTGGCGCATATTGAGGTTGGTTAAGTCGAAAGCGGTCTGAATCATGGTACTGTCCTTTTGATTAAATGTTTACGATTGATAGTAACTGCATACAACGGTTATCCCGCTGTATGGTTATGTTAGTTAGCCAGTTGAGTTCGTTTCTAAATGCCCTGCGCGCGATATCTTTTTCGATAGGTGTGTTTACAGGCATAGCTTGACCCACCCTGTTGCACTCGTACATGCTGATATGCGGTTCTGCTTGCTCGTGGGCGTACAACTCCAACAAAGCGTTTATGTTTTCGAGATAAAGGTCCTGTTCATCTTGTCCCCACACGTGGTGCGGTTGTATATCGGTTAAAAGCACAAACGGTTTGTGAGTAAAGGGGTGAATAAAACTTAATGTACGCACCCCCACACTCGAATTGAAGCAGACCCCTACGTTTAGATAGGGGTGTGATTTTCGCTTACCGGTTTTAAAGCTATCCATTATCACTCTTTTTATTTATTATGCCAAAATGTAAGACAGGTTCGAAATGGCAATGATTACCATGGCAGTCGCAAACAACACTAACAACCCACCCACAATGCTGTTGCGGTTCTTAATCGGCTGATACCACGGCTCTTGCTTCTCCGCGGCTTCGCAATCCGCTACGGTAATCACTCGATCCATCTCCATGATGGTATCTACTTTTGCCCAGGTATCTTTTAACCAACCCTTGAACCGCGTCCATTCAGCACGGACGATCTCAATATCCATGAGTTGTCCTTCCCAACGCTTGACCTGCTGAAGTCGCGCCTTACAGTCCATCAAAATGCCGTGCAACTTCGCCATGGTCTTTAAACCAATGTCCTCGGTATTACGGATATGGTGTACCTTGTCGGTTAACAGCTTAACATCCCGCTTAACAGCCACTACTAAATCTTCAGCGGTATTAATAACCTCTTGCATGAAACGTTTCCTCCAATCCTTGTTAAGTTCGTTTATGGACCCTACCCTTAATAAGCAATAGAGTTATGTTTTATTACAGTTACTACTCCCAAGTAATATAGATCTATAATCTTTTTTATCTCTGTCCTTTCTAACCCCTTTTACGGAGTTAGAGAAGGTATAGTTAATGGTAGTCTTTTTCTTCCCTACAGAGCTTTCTAATTCTTCCTACCCACGTTACTTACCCTAGTGTATATAGTAATACTTATTATAAATATATAAAGTAACGTGCCAATCCCTCTTACTATGATTCACCTTACTTTACCTAGTGTAATTAGTAATAATAGTAATATATAGTAAGTAAGGTGAATAGCCCCCTTCCTGGGGTTTCCCCCAAAGGAATCCATAAGATTAGTAAATACAATGAAAAAATATTAAAACGAGATAAAACACCCCCGTTAAGGAGGTGTGATATTTCGACGATTATGATTGATTATCATCTCTCTCAACTCAAGAGGAACAATCACACCTCCGAACTTTTCGATATCCTCGATAGAGGCGAAACTCCACTTACATCCCTTAATGATGGAACCATGTTCGATTGATCGATTAATTCCTTTGTAATATCCGCCTTTGAGGAATTCGCAACCTTTCCTCTTTGAATCAACCGTAAACTTAAAACCTTTGTACTTGCCTTCGATGCAAACTTCCACCAGCAAAGGAGCGGTAACGTACAAGCCATTTTCTTTAGCGTGAGCTAAATTATGCTTACCACTACACCACTCTAAATTACGGAAGTCATTGTGGAGTTTATCTGTGTCGATGTGGTTTACTTCCAATTCACTAAAAGGAGTTTCTTCAAAAGGTTCTTTACGCGGAACAAAACACGAAGCCACTAAACGATGTGTCCGCATTCTGAATACGCTACCTTCAATATAAAACTTGTACCTGACGTAGGAAGAACTGTGTTCTGGCTTGAGTTCTTTTTTGTGCCTGATACTTTTAACTGTTCCTTTGTTGCTCACCATGTAGTGAACCGTTTTTAAATCGATCAGTGCATTGGTCTGATCCTTCACACCGTAGCTGTAATAGCGTGTAGGAACCCACACCTCATAATCTGGGTCAGTTTCCAACTTCTTTATTAACGCGTTGTGTAACACCCTTACGTTGCCAGGAAAACCTATTGCGTCATATTCCCCCATCTCTTCTTTTGTTAATAAATCTTTTACTGTATTCATGCCTGCTCCTATGAAGCTACTCACTCCGTGTGGAGTGAGTAGCACTTATTAATTAATCAACCTTCCTGTTGTGAAGTGCGCTTTCAGATCTTTTCTCCTGCGTAAAACTTGTTGAGTAGAACGGCTTCTTTGATCATGCGCTGTTTGAAAAACACGTTTTCCTTTTGCTCTTCAACACCACTGATCTTGTCACGCACAGCATCCAGCTCGGTGCGAACAGAAGTAACGGTCTGCCAATTACCTGCTTCCAGGCGGAGCAGCTCGCTGAGTTTGTCAGACAGCGTGTGCTCCACAGCTTTCAGTGCTGCCAGGTAGTCGCAGCGTTGAACCCACAGAGCTTGCTTCAGTTCCCGGTAGCGGTCAATCAGAACGCTCTGCTCATAACCGTTATAAGGATTGGTTCCGTTCTGCTGCATCTGTTTCATGCTCTTTACCAGTCCGTCGAGCTCCGGTAGATCAACCATCTCCTTTTTCACCGCATCGCGGATCAAGCGGTAGGCTTCTTTCACGTGCGGGACCAGGTTACCGTTCATACCCTCAACAAACCGTTCGCCGTGATTAACCCAGGTAAGCATGTCAGACAACTTCTTAGTGTTACTCATTTCCAAACTCCTCCTCGAGTATAGGTAATAATTTTTCAGCTTGCAGCGGAGAAAAGTATTTCATCCCAGCAACGCCATTGAAATGCGGATGGTCAAATAAACTACCGCTCATTTTACCACTTTCTTTATCTCTCTCCCAATCCCAAAAGTATTCAACTTCCACAACTTTGGTAGGTGTCCCAAGTGAATGTTGTTCGGATTTGAGAAGCTGTTGATAATCACCCATTACTGCTGAAATAACTTTAAGCATTTCTTCATCAGTGGGTTTGTCAGTTTTACGCACTAACGTTACAATGAAGAATTTGTTTCTAACCCGCGCAACGAGTTTGGAGTTACGCCCTTCTTCTTCCATCGAATCTACTTTTATATTAAGCATTTACTACCCCATTATTAAAACAAACAGACAGACAAACACCACAGAGGTTTCCCTCTGCAGTGTCAGATTATATTTTTACTAATAAAGCCTAAGCGGGAATTATCCGTTGTGCATGAAAAGGCGCGTGCTTAGTAGCATATTGCGTCGTTAAAAAGAATTCGTGTTCCGTGTTCTCTTTCCCGGGTTTGTATGCATGTACTGCACGCACTATCGCGTCTTCTACCATGAGTTTAAGCGTAAGGTCAGATAACCCAACACTTAGCTCGTCGTAAGGAAGTGTGAAGCGATACAGCGTCTTCCCACGCGTTACTTTGGCAACGATCTTGTTACCGCGCTGGATCTCAATGCTGCGACGGATACTTTCATCTGTGGTGTATACAGACCACAGTGAATACATCACCACTCCAACAATGAGCAGGATTGTCGTAACGAATAATGCAATAATCATGATGCTAGTCTCAATGATGGGACACTTTGCCCATTTGTTATTATTTATTCCTCTGGAATATTCAGTTCATCCAACAACCCGTTAATATCCCACAGGATCTTTACGTCTTGACCATAGACTTTAAGGAACTGGTCGACATCCGTAATATAGCCGTGCTCGACGCCTTCTTGTGGAGTAACCCGGAAAGGACTCGAGAACGTTGTTGAAACAAAAGACGCAGGCAGGATAGTGTAGCCGAACAAACAATTGTCCGTGAAGAAGCACACCTCCCGATCGTCTTCGCACCGAGACTGCATAGTTACCGACAGCCCTCGTTTGATTCGCTCATCAACTTGATCCCGCGTAAGAATCGTTCCTTTCAAAATGTCCTTGGAAGGATGCAATAAACGATAACAAAAAGCTTCGCGTAAGTTCTTTGAAATTACGCCGTAAGCAGAAAAACCAAACTGCTCATCGTACTGCGGTTTGCCCAGATTATAAACAGTGGGCTTGAAGTTGTCTTGCGTTTGTTCCGCAGCGAAACGGTTACAGTTAGCGGCATCTGCAAAGAACACGGTTTTTAATTCACCCCCGCCATTACGTTCAGGCAAGGCAAACCAAAAGGTTAACGCAAAACGACTGTCGGACATCCGGTATACGGTGCCGTTGTAATCCTCCAAAATGTCAAGAATGCTCATAGTAGTTATCTCCGGTTTCTGGTGCGCTGAGAAAACGCACAGTAACGATTAAAATGCGTTTGGATAGTTACCCAACCCTCATCCAAATCTTTCATGGATGAGTTACGGGTTAAACGATCACCGACTTCATCCATCTGATACAGCGCCTGACGTATCTCGGCCTTGGTGTGGCGTTTTACGTTAGGGCGATTAAGCAATATGCGATACAGTGTTTTTGTGTTTTGAAGGAAGTCAAGTACGTCTAAGTAACGCTTTTCTTCTTCAGTGAAATCACTGACAGGTCGTGGTGCTGGGATATTCATTTCTTTTCTCCTACCGAAAACGGCTTAAATAATTTTACACTACCCAGATGATATAGGTTTCAGATTAATTCTATTATAAATGCTATGACAGTCATTACTGAGGGTAGAAAACATGAGTTGCGTTGAACACGCTATCAACATGGTTCAGAACTCGGACATCGACCAGTATTTGCTCGAGCTTGCCTTTGCTAATCCCAACGGTAACTTTGCAGGTAACTGGTACGACTACGTGGACCAGACCACTGTTGAGCAAGGCATACGCGAAAAGGTTATTCATGCATCGGTACTGCCTTCCTGCAAAATCAATGGCGGTAAAACCGAATTCATTGATCTCTATGGAAGTCGTGTACGCGACATGGGTGACGGTTGCGTTGAAGTGAAATGCCCACTTCATATCACAGGCGGTCGTCACATTGTGAACGTCACCGAGGTGTACTTGGGTTCACTGAACTCCGTTACAGGTGTGCTGGGTTTAAACTCCTCTGCGTCAATGTGCGGGCAAGGTGTAATGAATGAGATGTTAAGCGGGATGTTGGATAGCTTGCAAAGCAGTCGCGCTATGCCTACTTCGTTTACCACCATTCACATGAACGGTAACAACTCGTTCGTTATCGAAGGCATGACAAATCCGCTGTTCTCCATGTGTGCCAAAATGATTCTGGAATACGACGATTCACTTTCTGTGATCGACCCACGTTCCTGGGATCTGTTTGGTGATCTCTGTATTCTCGCGACCAAGAACTACATCTTCCGTACGTGCAAACGTCCTGCGGAAGAAGCGGTGCGCCGTAGCGGGGTAAGTCTGGATGCTATCCGTGACGATATCTCTGAATACCGCGATGCGTGGAACCAGTACCGTGAGCTGTTTAAAACCAGTTGGACACAAGCCATGGGTTATTCCGATGTACGTCGTGTAGCCAACGCCATTGCAGCAATCGTGCCAAGAAGAATGTAACCAGCTGATTAGGGGGTTCGCCTCCTAATCAGTTTTATGTCACTAACTTTATTCGAGGCAAACATGCCAAACACAACTAAGAGTATCGTTGATCGCTTAGTCGACGGGCTGGAAGATTATTGCTTGGATCGTGAAAGCTTCGATGCACGTTACGTCTGCGGACAACTGTTCTTGCACGGTCAGGCATCTGCTTTTAATATCGGTATGCCTGGTCGCTTTTACGGCGAAGACGATGTTCGTATAGGTTATATCTATAACTGGTATGCAAACCTGTGGACCAAAACTGTTCATCGTTATAATGAACTGGTGGGGCCTTATCGTCTTTATGATACTTTCAAGAATGCCAATGTCATAAAACTCGCAAACATCTACCGCGTAATTAACTTGCAAGAATACGTGGAGAGCTTAACCAAAGTGGTTGAGACACAAACATTTATTATGCTGCGCACTGACAGCTATCTCGCTAACACCAAACGCATACAAGAATTATTAAATGGTGCCGTCGAACTGTCTTACAAACCAGCGGCGGATGTGGTGGTTAATGCGGGTGAAGAAGTCACAGCGGCTATTGAACGTCTGAAAGCGGATTACACCGGGTCGTCGCTCTACCCGTCAGCGACCCTAACGTTTTTCAGCGTAAGTGATCAACTTAATAACCTGATGCGTGCTTTCGTAGGTATTGCAACACTCCCTGGTTTATTAACAGGAAAGAAACAGTGGGCGGCAAATGATGTAAGCCTGTTGTTACCCAAAGCGTTTCCTGAAACCAAATTAAAAGAACTGGCTGAACACCACGTACATGAGCTTCTGGTCTTGACCCTGACCAATCTCGAACTTATCACCGAGATCATTCTCTACGTTAATAACGCTGTTCAGCTTTTAAATAAAACCGTTGATAATCTCACGAGTAATCCCAATGAAAAACTTTGATGCACAACACTTCATGTTCGAAGAGAACCGGGCAGGTTTCGAACAGTTCCTGATGCAGTATGCGGGACTGGAAGCCTATAGCGTTTCCGGTGCTGGCAAGATCTTCGACATCTATTTCAAGCAGGACCAGGAAGATTACGATGCGAAGTGGGCGCAACGTCTTCGTCGCTACGTCTATACGTTCACCACTCGCAAACAAGGCATGACTGATTACACCGAGTTCTTTGGTTCGCCTTACCTCGGCTTGCAGAAGATCGTGTTCACTACTGCTGACCGCAACCAGTGGTTTAGCGAGATCTACGATGCGGATGAAGATCAGCTCTATGAAGAACTGATTGCTTCTGGCGTGGTTAAGAAAGAGTGGCACGTCGTATCCGACGTTTGGAACATGTCGGTCGCGTACCTGCTTTGCCAGGCGTACCACTCCAAGAACATGGATGACAAGACCAAGCACCAGGCTATGGTTGATATCATCTGCATGTATCACTACAAGTGTTTAACCAGTATCATTGCCAACGACTACAAGTTCCTGGCTCGTAAAGAAGTCGCTATTGAAACTTATAACCGCCTGTCTCTGAAATATGACATCAAGCGTTATGGTTCATGGCGTGCACTGATCGAAGCGCGTGCTGAGTTTATCCTCGACCCCCGCACCGGTATCCACTTTGATGCTTACACCACCATGAAGAACGATGCTAAAGTCGTTTACATGATCGGTGACATCCAGGACCGTTTACGCGGTGTAATTAACGACATCAACAAAGTGTTCCATGACGTTAAGAATAAAACCGATATCCTGAGCATCGAAGGTAACACAGTTAATCTGGAAGACGGCGTCACTATTAAGAACGTCAGCAAAGAAGTCCCTCAATATAAAAACTATATTGAGAGCGTCCTGGTATCTGAACAGGCTTTCTACAAAGAAGAGCTGATTCGTTATGCCTGCAAGATCGCTGAGTTCGGTGGGACTGACAAGCTGGCGTATGTTGTGCGTGCTTTCCCGGGCATTTACAACAGCAAGAAAGGCGCCGAACCGGCACACAAGTTTGTTGATGAACTCACTGTGCATCTCTTTGAATACATGCGTGTTAACAATATTTTGAAGACTCATGTTGTTGACGTAGCGCGAAAAATGAAAGGTGCGTATAACTCACCTCGCTCCGTTAATGAGACAGTACTGTTTCTGCGACAGTTCGGTGATGAGCTGGTAACCTCACAAACAGGTATCCGGACACCGAGCACTATAATTTCACTGAGAACGGCATTTCTTGTTTATATGTGCTTACGAATTATAACAAGAGATAATTATCAATAAGGCGGGTTTATGACTGACAATGTTGAAACGGTTGAGTATAACTTAGTTGAAGTACTCACCAGCAAACTGCCAGACCTCTCGGGTCCTCAAGTTGAACAGGTTCGCGATGTTATCGTCGAAGAAATTCGCGAACTCGTTAACTATCACATGGATAATCAGCGTAAGCTGAAAGAGCCTAAGGATACGGCAGCTTTATTTAACGGTTTCCTTAACGGAAACATCCCTGAAATACAGAACTTCGACAAAGGGGTTGTCGGTCGCCGTTTGTTCACTAAACCAGTCGAGGGTTTAGAGCGCACTCATTATCAGCCTTACGTTCGTAACAAAGACGGGCGTGAGGAAGAGTGGAACATCACTCTGGATAACCTGAACAAAGGACGTTGGGCGGAAGTTCCTAGCGCTGAAGATCGGGTCAGTTTCGGCATCGCCATGGACATGTTGTTTAAAGGCGAAGCAGATTTCATTCGTTGCGAAGACTGGGTTGACCATCGCCAGTGCTTGCGTCGTGAAATCGTTATTCATGAAGACGGCAACTATTTCGTGCTGCGCAACACAGCCAATAATGCCCTCTTCGTTCCTTGCGGGTCCAGCATGAGCTCCAACAACTGGATCATGTTCAAACTTTCTAAGGTGACTCAATAATGGCTACTAAACGCATCGCTAAAAACCGTGTTAAACGCATGGGTCGTAACGGACAGATCCTGAATCAGTTCTTCCGCACGCTGGTTAAAAATCAGCAACCTGCTAAGCCGGAGGTTGATCATGCCGACCAAGTACAGACCCAACCGTAACTATAAACCTACTCCGGTTGAAAAGCTTGGCAATGCCTGGGGTAAACTCCTGCAAAGGAGTCGCAAATGTACGTCGTCGTAGAAGGACAAGACTTAGTCGGTAAGTCAGAGTACATTAAAAAGCTCGTGAAGCTTTATGCTAAAACCGGCAAAGAAATTATTACGGTCACCGAACCGTTTATGGGGCATCCCACTGGTCAGAAGATCCGCGACTTCTTGAAAGAGAAAACCACCAACAGCGACGAGTTGTATCGTTTGTACAAAGAGAACCGTGATTATCTTTGGCATTCGGTTATTCGCCCTGCGCTGGAAGCTGGCAAGATTGTCATCAGTGATCGCAACTTTGTTAGTTCCATGGTCTACCAGGAATCCATGGGAATGATGGGGGTATTGGGTCATAACAATCCTAACCATCCCGACGTCATTTATTTGCTGAGCATTTCACATGAAACTTATCTGAAACGCCTCGCCAAGAAAAAGAACCTCGAAGTCATTGAGATCGAACTCAAAGACCGAGAGAAATTTGATCGCAAAGCGCGTCGCTACCGTGAAGCCTGTTCACTGTTGCAACGCGTCAGCAATAAAACCATGATCATTCCTGTAGGTGAACTTGCATGAATTTAAACACACAGCAAACTGATTTAGCAACACCGATCTATGCGGCCATGGCGGTAAATCATTTAAAGGCGTGGTTTAGCCTGCAGGTGATCTCAGCCTTTAACGGCCACATCAATAACCTCACCATTCAGCGCTGGGTTAAAGATCATACCGCAGTCATGAATGATCTGACGTTTAAAAGCGAAACTGCTCTGGCTAAGAATGGCGACGGTGTTGCATTGATCTATACCCTGGAGTCAAAGGGTCTGGACTTTGTTAAGCTGTCGGACGTTGGTCTTTCCATGGTTAGCCTGCTGGAAAGCTTTGGCGAATCCCTGCTGGTTGAAAAGCACGTAGATGCTGGACTGATCATGGGCATGAACGTCAAGGTTGAACCGCAGTTGATCAAGGTAACGGTTCCGTTACTTACGCCGTTGAAGTCGCTGTTGAATTAAGTTAATAAACTAACTACTACTCCCTCGCGGGAGTAGTAGTTATTATTTATGTTTATGCTTGCGGCGCACGTACCAAATAGTCACCTTTATAGATGCGCTGTTTAATACGAGCAAACGAGTCAGCCAGTTCTAGCAGGCAATAGCAATCATAATCCCATTTGCCCATGCGGAACAGCAAACTGGCGAACTGACCCTGACGTTTACCGTCGACTTTCTCGATACGCGTTTTAAAGCGTTTCTCGATAAACTCCTTTTTCTCAACGTCATTGTTAGCAGCATGTGTGTCGGTAAAAATACGCACCTTTTCTACCGCCGCGATGATGGCTTGACAGACACCAGTCACATCGTGATCGGCCACGGACATCACCTTATCACGCGTCATGGCTTCTTTCTCAGCCGCCGAGGGAGCAAACTTGGTAAGTCTTTTCTTGATATCTTCAAACGGTTTCAACACTTGCGTGGGTTCTGGAGTGCGGATATTCCGCCAGACATCAGCCGGGACGTCATCCTTTATCGCATTAACCATGCCGTAAGTAATGACGTAAGAACCACCCAGGCGATCCAGTGCAGCCTTGAGATCATTACCTACCGTGTTCAAGTTCTGGAACATGCCGTCCATGTTTGTCGGCACTTCTACCAGCGTCACCTCTTTTTGCTCACCCGCCTCTTCCTTCAACTCCTTAACTGCGCGATCCAACTGTTCATGAAAAGACTCCACTTTCATGGTGACACGATCAGACTTTTTCTGTTCAGGAGTAGGTGCGTGGGTTTTCGGTGCTTTCTCACTCTTTTTGAGTTTGGACACCGGAACCGGAGTGACCTTGATGGTTTCTTTGGTGGGTTTGGGCAGATTGGTTTTCGCTCCAACTTCACGAGCAGCTTCACCCGTACCTTTCTTACCCGTAAACAGGCCGGCTAGCCATGTGCAGAACTGCTTGATCTTTTCCCAAATTGCTCCAACAAAACCTTCATTACCAGAGAGATGGGAAAAAGATATGGCGTCATGCGCATACAACTGACCTTGCATATAACGTCCAGCATAACTTTCGTTGCCCGAAAAGATATCCTCAATCCCTTGGTCAATCAATTCATCGTGTTGCATTGGTTCCTCTTTACGCCGCTTGGCGATGTTTCATTATGCGCTGGTTGCGCTCTATTTTGGCCTGCTCGATAGTGGTATCGATGGTGTGGATTCGTTTCGCCTCTTTCGGTAACAGCTTGGTGAGCTTGTTGATCTCAAACTCCAAACGCATTGCCAGAATATTGTCATTGGTTTTGATGTACTCCTCCGTAAGTTTAATAATGCGCTTACGAACTTGGTCAATCATGTCCATGACTTTCGGATCTTCGAACACACTTTTCTCACCGCCAGCCAACAGGTTCTTGGTGCGCGTTAACGCCATATGCGGCATGATGTCGTAGTAACTCTTACTGTTACCTACTTTGATAAACCAGTAACTCAACAGCCACGCGATTACCAAGTCATCGTGACCTTCTATTTCGTGGTCAATACGATCGTTCTTGATTTTCAGCGCAATGATTTCGTCAATGAGCTTATCGTAATGCAGACCTGCACCTGTTGTCGCCACCGCCTCCTGGATAAAGTCATACAGCTCTTTACGCGTAGAAGCAGTTGTGTTAAAGCCAAAGAACTCTTTGAAACGCAGGTAGAACTCTTTGGTGCGACCACCGGCACGGGTACGTTTAACTTCTTCAAACTGTGAAGCGTACTTGACAGGGTTGTCGTAAATGCGGTTAAACATTTTCTTAAACGGATCCAACCCTTTGGCTTGCAGAGTAATCAGCAGCTTGTCAATGAAGTGGTGCGCGTAGTTACGTTCAATAATCAACATGCTGTTATTGATCGATTCCAGCAGATCCACTACAATGTCCGCTACATCATCTAGGAAGGCCAAAGGATAGCGTCCCACCCCAATGGTGTCACCGGTTACCATGCTACGCAACACCACCGTACAGGCGTCTTTATTGATTGCCGACGAGGTATCACAGCCGATGATAATGTGGTCGTTGTAATCCGGGCTGCACATCTTGGCGAGTTCTTCTTTAGTAACAAAGAAGTCCACGTACAGGTTGCTTTCCCGATACTCTTTGCTCCACACCGCATCACGTTTGTTATCACTCAACTTCTCGCGCGTCACGTCATCGAACAGCCGGTCTTCACCGTCTTCTACCCACATCAACAGCAAGTCGATTTTGGCTTTAGACAGCGTCAGTTTCAGCTGGTCAATGGTGCGGGTCACCCAGTCCTTGCTCTTACCTAACTTCAGGTAGTTATAGATCATGGCCACCGAAGGCGATGTGGTTTTGACCGGACTGCGCTTAATCAACTTGTGCACCAGATGACTTTCACTGTAACAGTCAAAGAACTTCTCACGCCATTCCGTGGAGTTCATGATGTTGCGGTACATGTACGCACCAGACGGATGCTTGATAGTGTTCGGCGTGGTGATATAGTTGATTGCATAAGGCAACCCTTTCTCACGCATGTTCTCCATCTCTGTCAGAGCAGACGGAGTACAGCCGTTGACAATCGATTCGATGTAGTTGATGTAACCGGGCTCATCGAAGTTGGTTGTACCGACTGTAAGACCACGACCCAAGTCACCTGCTGCAGCTTCAGACTGTTGCGGAACCGAGATGGTTAAGACGTTGGCTTGACCTTCACCGAAACTACGATAGGTCAGGTAGTTACCACTGTCCTTGTCCTTGTAGGTCGGGTTAACCAGGTAGCTCGGCATCTGCGTACGGATGTTCTTGATCGCTTCAATGAACTGTGCGCGGTTATCCGACTTCAGCGTCACCAGGTGCGTCTTGTAGCTACGACCCATGATGTACGTTAACCAGAAGTCAATGACCTGCACCGACACCGTGTTGTGCGTTACAATGAAGTCATCCGTGATATAAGTGGAATCATCATTGTTGACCTCGATACACACGCAAGGACGATCGCCTGAAAACGACACCTTCTTAACAAACAAACGGTTTTCGTAAACAGGCAAAGACTCATCACGGAAACGGAAGTAGGGAACTTGATCAGGCAGCGTAATAATCAGCTTTTCAATCTTCTTCTCATACCGTGCCGTTCCGCCCAGGCTACGCACCAGATACTGAATCTGTCGCATGCCGATAGTGTCTTTGGTTTTAATCAGCAAACCATCATGACCTACTTCCGCCACCGCATCCAGTACACCGTGCAGCAGTTCTTGACGTGTTTCAAGGTTACTGTCCAACAGGTTAACCGGCAGGCCGATGCTGTTGTTGATCTCAAAGTTAACGCCATCAGCGCGCGCAATCTCTAAACCTTCACCCACAACACGTACAGAGAACTTACCGGGACAATCACGGTCTAGCAGCGCCTGTAACGCCTCCTGGTGACTTGCATTGATGTTAGGCAAAGGAACGCTTGCAACAGAACCTTCGGCGTTGAGAAACGCCCCCATAAGGTATCCCAGACGATCGCGTTTCTTGCGGCTGTTCTCGAGATTTTCAATCAGCGGAATCTCAATAGGGTCCTTGGCATAATCCTCACGCTTTAACAGTTCCAAGAAGAACGCCGTGGTGGTTTCGCTCCAGCTGTTTTCCCCACAGTCGGCATTGGTGCGGTAACGCCACATGTGGTCGGTGGCAGCACGGGTTTTACGTCCATCGCTCATCTCGACTTCATAAGTGCGGAGATAACCCTGTGGCCAGACGCCGTTGACCAATGACTCCTCGCCATGCGGGTCGATGATGATGTCACCAGTTTTAATATCACCCAGTTCTTTCCATACCGGGTCGAATTCACTGTTCTGCTTAACACGCACCTTGCTTTTGACGTCCTGCGCCTTACCCTGCTGACGCGGCATGATGTTGTACGTGGTAACGTGGTTGAGGTACGCCCAAATAAAGGAGATGTTACCGCGGTTGGCCTTAAACGGCTGGCCGGCTTTTAACCACAGCACTTCACGCAAGCAGTACCAGAAGTTTTCTTTACACTCGTTGTGAATCCACACCTTCTGTTCGTTGGTGAGATTGGCTTCATCACGTGGGTTAACCCCGATCAGTGCAGGGTTGTTGATTTGCAGGATAAAGTAATAGTTCTTGATCCCCTGTTGACGGAACAGGTCTGCCGTACGACGAAAGCTTTCATTCTTGGTGGTGATATCCGGCTTTGCGTTGTAGTGATAGAAGTCTTTTAAAAAGCGAACGGTTTTGATGCCGTGCAAGCTGTCTTCGCGGAAATGCTGGAGCAACACTTCATCATCGCTCTTTTTTTCCGTGTCAATTTCTTTGCGGATATCGTCCACAAAGTACTTGGGGAGCTTTTCAATCCCCAGATATGCCTGCAAATCCGCAGCAATATCTTTCTCTTTCATTTCAGCAGCAAACATGTCTCAGTCCATAAAAAGAATAAGGTTACGGCGTACGCCGTAACCTTAGAGTTTAAGAAGCGAGATCTACAGTAACACCCGTCATAGCCAACTGCTTTTCACTGCCGTTGGCGTCCTTCTGTGCCCAGCACAGCAACAAGGTCTGACCTTTGCCCTGAGCGGCACCGATAGTAAGATCCTTGTTCCAGTCTGTCAGCGACAGCGGGAAGCGTTTGCCGTCCTGCAACATCACGTACACGATGTTTGGAGTAGGCGCTTTCTCCTCGTTAAAGGTGTCAAAGCTCGGCACCACCGACCAGTACAATGCCTGTAACCAGTCATCAAACTTGGTGTAGCCGTTGGTGAGGTTAACCTTAGTGGTTGCCCCAGCGTTCGTTGTTTTCGCAAACAGAGCGTCATAAATCGGCTTGTCTTGCGCATACTGAACACCCCAGCGTTTATCCGGGCCATTGACATCTTTATACAGAACGATTGACGTATCTTGCTTGTAAATCGTCGCGTTGTATTCAGGGCTGACCTGTTTAAGGATTAAGTTAAAGGTCAGGTCCTGCAACGTGTTGTATGATTTCGGTTTGAACGGAGGTGAACTCTCGTTCAAGGTAACCAGATCTGTCACTTCCACATAGGCCTTACGATCCAGGTCATACATGAAGTGACGCAGCGACCACTGGCTCGCCTTGCTGTCCCAAATCGGGTAGGTATAGATCTTCGGCGCATAGGCACCTTGAGCTGCACCGGCCATGATCTGGTACACGCGGGTTTTGCGCCCACTCTGTCCCGGCTGTGCGATGTAGTACTGCTCATCGTCAGACAAGGTATACACCAGACTCAGTTCAGCGGTTTGCCCCGGATAGCTCGGACGGTACTCATCCAAACCAATCAGCTGGAACTTGTTACCGTTCACGGCCAGCTCTGCTTTATCACCGTTGCTGTAGTGAACGATTGCGCGGAACTCAATACCGGTGATCGGCGTGGTGATTGGCAGAATCATTTTGTCCGGATCGTTGGCATCAGTAAACCAAGCAGATACCAGTTCGATGTCCAGGATATAACGAATGCCTTTCTCACGGTTGCGCAGATAGGAACAGTGCTGAACCACGATGCGCTGCGATGGCGTGATCACCATGTCGCCCTGGTCAAAGAACACCAGCGTACAACGTGAACCGTTGGGCAACGCATCCGCGTTTAACGTTACGCTAAAGGCGTCCGTGGTCATCACTGCCGCATTGGTGTAGTTGTTGATCGCCGCCAGCATCACGGGAACTTGGTTGTTCACCATGTTGTTGGATTTGTCATACACCGCGGAGATAATCTTACCGCCGTTATCTGGGTCAATATTGTCACCCGCAAATAACAGAGCGTAAGCGGCACCAGGACGCATTACTGTAGAGTCAATGCGCGCACGGTTAGGGCGCACAGAGTAATCCACCCCCATGATGCCTTCGCCGTTTAACGGTCCACCTTTCTCACCAAAGATCGCTTCCTGATCTTCAGTGGTTTGACCTTCATCGCTAAAGATCGTGGCGCGACGGAGTTCAGACGTGTTCTGGTAAACCTTGTAAACAAAGTACCAGACAATCACGGTGTCTTGCAGATCCCATACGAGTTCCCCCTCCTTGGGGACCACGTACTTGTCAAAGTCAGCGGCAGGCATGGTATCTGGATTCCAGATGTTGCCTAACCAGTGGATGTTTTTACGCAATCCACTTGCAGTGACAGAAGGGCTGCTGGCTCCGGCGGCACGAGTGTTTTGACTAATAGGGCTACTATCAAACATTGTGACTCACCTCGAAATAACCCTCAATGCTCAGCACGCCGTGCAAGTAAAGGTCATTGACTTGTTTAAGGAACGTGAACTCATTGCTCTTCACGACCAGGGTTTCCTGATTGGCATACGGCAGAATACCGAAATAACGCTGATCATATTTCAACACGATCGGGTCATACGGCAACCACCATTTGTAGATCTCCACCAGATCGCTCACCACCTGATTACTGTAGAACTCTTCATCAGCGGGTTTCTCTGGCACCACCAACACACCATTATTAATGGCATTGGCGACCACGTTCATAAACGGACTGTACAACAACCATTTTTCCGGCATGTTGTAGTCCACCGAGATCGTGGGCTTTTCAGCATACTGCGTCAGGTAATCGATCACCCGTTTATCGGTGTCACGACTGCGCTGATACAGATAGTGGAAATCAAAGTCCTTGACGTTCTTCACCGGTGTGTAGGTGTGTTTCACCATATACGGCAAACCATTAAGCGGATTGTCGTAGGTATCCGGCGTGTCCGTCTCAGCGGTCTTTAACTCACTCAACAGCATGAGTTTCCCGCCCACCACAATACGGGTTGCGCGGTCTTCACGGATGTTGTAGCGAGCCTGATTGCCAATCACTCCCCCTTCCACATACCCCAGCTCTAACTCCTGCTTGGGTTTGGTCATGTCGGCGTGTTGACCTACGCAGCGCACTGTGATCTTTTGCGGACCATCAACCAGGAACTGTTGGTTGTTGATAAAGAAGCGACGATCGCGGAACAACCAATCCACTTCATCAATCAGCGGATGATCATTCAACCACACGTCAATCTGTGCAAAGTTCAGCGGGAGATTGCCCAGCACGTTTTCATACAGATCATCGATGCTAAAGCACAGCGAGTGATCCAGATGATCTAACTGGAACTCATGACACAGGAACTGGTCGTCATACACCACAATGGCACGCTGGTTGACTTTATCCAACTTATCCCATACCAGCTGGTTGCCCTCTAAATGATAGAAGTCAGTACCGGTACGAAGCGTCAACGGGCCCGTGATCTTGGCGTTCACGAAACTGTACGCCGATGAGTAAACGTGGAATTCACCCTTGGTCGGCAACGTGACGTTTTGGTTGGTGATCAGGTAGTTCAATGAACGAGCCGGTTTACCATAAGTAAATTCCAGCTTGGCACACGTCGGGTATTTGGGAATCAGGTGCGTGGACCCGGTACGCCAGTAGTAACCCAACAGCTTGCCCTCTGCATCGTACTCCCAGACCGTGGACGTTTCCTGATACGTAGGCGGAATCGGAACGCCTTTGGTGTCAGCGTCATAAGCGGCAGAAATTGGTGTGGCACTTATCGCCAGCGTTTCAGCATTATAACCCAAAGCCAGGTTAACGCTTTCTGCCGTGATCTGTCCCCACTGACTGCGCATAAACGACATTACCGGGCCGTTCTCTAACGCGGGCGCCGCCCACTCAGGCATAACTGAACGTTCGCCGGTAAACGCTTTCATGATGTTGGCATCAGAGAGACGATAGAGGTGATGGATGCGCTGATGTTCCCACGGCAACTGCAGGGCCCAGTTGGTCTTGCGCTGCAGCACCATGATGCGCGCTGTACTGATATCACGCAAACTCGCCAGTGCTTCCATGTGACCTTTCAGCTGACTCACGCTAATCGCGACATCAGCATGTGTTAATTGGCGACAGGCACTTTCGGCATTGCGGTGATAATAAACCCCGTTGCCACTGCCATCGACGAAATAGTAGTCGTTGTCATCAAACCAGCGAATCTGGAAGTCACCGTCTTTGGGTGGATGCAGAATAAACTTACGCTGCTTGTCCAAGTCGGAGTAGTAATCTTTCAGGTCAGCATAGTTGTAATACAACACGCGCTCAACCGTGGGATCGTGCCAGAACTCCACCATATCACCAACCGCCAGCTCGCTGACTTCAGGGAACTGTTTACGGTAGATGCCGTTAACAAACACACCTGTAAATCCGGCCCGTGCCTTTACTGCCGAATAGCGCAGCTTAAAGCGACCGTATTCCGTGGTGTTTTCGTAAGACATGCTTTCCATGACGTAGGGGTTGCCTTTGTCATCCATGGCCTCAGTGGATTTGGTAATATCCAGATCCGTACTGTAGCAGCGGAAGTGCATGTCATCGTTAACCGTGATAGGAAAAGACTTCAGCTGTTCAAATGCAATCAGCACCAAGCCATCCTGCGTGAACATCACCCAGGTTTTTGTGCGCGGGAATTGCTTGCCCAGACCCGTATAAAAGTCAAGTTGCACACCACGTCGTTTAGAGATCACCGACGCGTTGGTCCAGACGTTAAACGGATTAGCCGTTTTAAAACGCGCTCCCAAGTTCCACATGCCAGGATGCGTACCGGCTACAGAGTAGATATGGAAACGTTTGTTTACCAGCGGGGTCTTACGGTGCGAACCCATGTAACCAAAGCTGTTGATAGCTCCGATGTCAGGCGTGACGCGCCAGATCTTAACCTGAAACTGCTTGTCATTTTCAGGGTTAGACCACAACGCACGCACTGCATAGTCCATGGCAGGGTTAAACGCCGTAGAGCCCAAAGCAGTTGTTTGTGCCATGGCTGTTACCTTAATTCACGCGAGACAGATCGTAGTTGTAGGAGATCGTGCGAACAAACCCATCAACTAGATCACGGTTGTATTTCGGATCAAGTTGAGTTCCGATAGGGGTTTTCGAATACAGCTTGTGAGTACAGGCAGCATAAACAAAACCGATCATCAGGAACGGACTCTCCAACATCACACCCACGACACGCTTACCGGCACCGATAAAGCTCAACGTCGACCCCACGGCAATGAATTCCATGAGGGTTAAGTTTTTAAGCTTAAATAAAGAAGGTTCGGTTTTAATCGCATTGACTACTGCGGCAGTGTCGTGCAGGAAACCAATGTCATCAATGATGCGCTGACTGAAGTTGTTATCAATACGGAACACTGACTTAATGGCGTTTGCACTGATATAACCTGTCTCCGCAGTATCACCCTCAAACAAACAGTTGATGTAGTGACCCAGCAGAATTTGCAACGTCTGACGCTCTTCCATATCCAGGCCTTTATTAAAGCCCAGTTTGTCAGCCAACCCACCCGCTACGGCTTTCATGCAGATGAACTTGCTTGACACCAGAATAGAGTGGTTGCCTTCAATGGCGTCTTGTTGCGCATAGGCAGTCAAACGAATGATGTTCAATTCGCTTTCACTGTTAACCTTGTTGTTTTTATCACGGAAAGGACGTTCATCATAAACGGTGATGTTGCTTTTGTCGTAGCCCGTCAAAGTGATAGGAAGAGGAAAGATAGGGAGATTCATACCGTTGCTGGTATTAATCGTAAACACACCGGCCTTCGTGGTAGGGATAAGATCCTGGCGGAGTGCCAACATCTTAATCGTTTCCCCGATGTTCTCCTGGATTTTTAACGGTTTCCCTACCAGGGTATCATAACCGTTGATAAGCATGAGAGACTCCTAAATAGAATGTTATGTGCCATGAAATAACACAAGTGTAAGGTCTATAAGCTATTACATACGATTGTTTTCTGGTAAACGTCGACGCGTATTTTTTGATCAAAAAATCCTTATGAGGTAAAATCGATGACTACGACTACTTCTGTCGTACCGGGTAAGGTGTTGAACAACGGCATTCGTGATATCAGTATTCCTGATTATCAGCCCGTTGCTCCATCAACCCCGATTCATCTTCCGGTGATCCACATGGTTCTTCCGAAGGGTGAATTAGGTACCCAGTTCATGCCCCTGTCTCAGTTCACCGCCCGTTACGGCAACGTGTTCCGTGACAACTCGCTGTACTACAACCCGAACGCCGTTCTGATTAAACAGCTCACGCTGGGTGGTCAGGGTCGTGCAGGTATTCGTCGTCTGACGGCCAACACCCAGGTTTCCCGTATCCCGCTCTCTGCCTACGTGCAGAAGAAAAGCATGCCGACCTATGAGCGTGATGCCACCGGTCAGTATAAGCTGGATAAAGACGGCAACCGTATCCCGACGGGTACCATTGAAAAGCTGTACATCTCGATCAAAATCGATGACACAGCAAAAGGCAAAAACCCGGGCGAACTGCAGACCCGCACAATTGACGGTGCGACTGAAGCAGATCCGGATACCCACGTGCTGCCGCTGTTCGAACTGCCGGCTGGTATCGGCGATGCCTACAACAAAAACGGCATCAACTTCGGTGTGTTCGGTTCTAACCTGAGCATGCAGAACACTGCCAAATTCGTTTCTGCGACAGGTGTGTATCCGTTCAACCTGCGCATGTTCGAAACCACTGATGACGGTATCCGCGTTTACGCCAACACCGTTAACGGCGGCGATACTTCCCAGCTGACGCTGTTCGACACTGAATACAACGATACCAAGTACTCGTTGAAACGTGCCGTGCAGAACTTCACCGGTCGTATCACCAGCGGTACTGACGAGCTGCGTCCTACGCCGTTCAAAGAGCCGATCGTTTACCAGGAAAACATTGATCTGCTTTGCCAGATGATGTATGCCGTGGAAAAACCGCTGAACACCAACCTGCTGGATACCGGCGCATACTCCTACCGTCAGATGAACCCGTTCACCTGCGTAGACCACACCGGCGTTCCGTACTATGGTTCTGAAACCGACGTGGTTGTGAAGTGGGACATGAGCTATGCCATTCAGGCGCAGTTCGGTATCTCCCCGTTCCTGACCGACGAAGGCAAAATGCCGGATTACGTAACCGTTCCTGCGGTTAAAGATCCGTTCGGTCTGCTGGCGAATGTTGAAATGCCGATGACCCAGGCGCAGGCGTGGGAAATCAACGACAAGCTGACTCTGGCTGACCTGACCGCTTACATCGCGTCTTCTGAACAGCAGAACGTGATGATCAACCGTCAGAGCTTCTGGTGGGATGTTGGTTATTCCATGGAAGTTAAAGAGAAAGCAGCAGAACTGCTGGGCGTTCGTAAAGACGTCTATATCGGTTTCTGCGGCTCTGTCTGGACGCCGGGTGGTTACAACGAAGTCGCGGATATCTATTCCCGCGTTACGCAGATCACTTCCATTGCTCGTCTCTTCCCAGAGTCTGAGAAATGGGGCACCGCGTCTTGCCGCTTCTCTGTGAACAAGATCGAAGCGATCCCGAACAGCGAAGACAACGACTGGCCGATGTCTGGTAACCTGGACCTCGCTCACAAGTGGGCTCAGGCTGGCGGTAACGCAGAAGGCATCTTCAAAGTGTCTATGTCTCCGGACCACGGTGATTATCGTATCCTGGATACCATGCACTCGCCGAACATCGAGTTCGAAGATGACCTCATCTCTGCGAACGGTCTGGACATGGGTGCGATCACACTGCGTCCGTACGACAGCGGTCGTTTCTTCCGTCCTGCGCTGCCGACCGGCTATGCAACGTCTATCGACTCAGTGATCAAAGATCAGGTGCCTGTTGTGATCTGTATCGCCATTGAGAAGATCGCACAGAGCAAGTGGGGTCTGGTGTGCAGTGACACCACTCTCAGCGAAGAGAACTACGCCGCGCTGGTTAAAGATGCCATCGAACGTGATGTCCGTGACAACCTCGGTGGTTACGTGAAGTGTAACGTTGTGGTTCAGCCGGTTGAGAACGTCCAGGGTGGCGAAGCTGTGATGAAAGTAGTGGCGTACTGCTACTTCAACAAAGCCAAGTACATGATGGAGTTCGATCTGTTCGCGGATAACGTTACCAACTACACCGCCGACGCGGCATAAGGATAAAGGGAAACTGTTATGGCAGATTCTAACTACATCCATCGCAAGAACGAGACGCTGCTTGGTAAGAGCGATCCGTTTGTTCAGGCGATGGGTCTGCAGAACCGCCCGGTAATCAACCCGGGCATTGGCGACATCAGTGGCTGGACACACAACGTGTTCGACTACCTGAATGTGCAGCCGCACATTCAGCAGCAGAGCTGGTGTATCGTGCTGTCTACGCCGAACATCTTCAGTCGTCTTCCCGGCGGAAACCGCTTGCACTCCATGTGTAAGTCTTTCTTCGAGAACCGCTCACTGAAGTTCGAAGGTCTGAGCGACCGTACTGAGTTCGAATTCGCCGACGTTACTTGGACAGGTCACCGTCTGAGCTTCCCGTCTGGCGCAACGCGTACTCTCGGTCAGGTAACGCACGACACCTACGATCTCGAAGGTGAACCGTTCCGTTACATGTTCGAAGCCTGGGGCAACTGGGGTATGATCAACCCAGACACCGGCATGCCGAACGCCGTTATCCTGCGTGATCCGGGTGATCTCCTGCTGGATGACATCGGTGCAAGCTGCATCTACTTCGATACCACGCGTAATGGTAAAGACATCTCTTCTGCACAGTTGATCGTGGGAATGATGCCGGAAACCAAGATCGCAATCGAAATGCGTCGTGACAAGAACGAAGCGGGCCAAATGCGTAACATCAGCATGCCGTTCCGTGGCCTGGTGGAATCCAACACCTACGCCGTTCGTGAAATCGCGCGTAAGATGCTGTCTCGTCTGAGCTGGTACAACCCAGGTTCAGTACAGGCGCCTTCTGCGTTCATGCAGCGTACGGCTATCCTGGAGTCTATCAAAGATTCTGGTGTAATCGAGCACATGCAGACCGAGTCTCGTAAAGTAGTTGCTCCTAACTACATCGCGTAAGACAAAAAAAATAAATAATATAACTCTACTACCCGTCGAGGGTAGTAGAGTTATTTATGTTGACCAAATGTATTAAAACATTGAGTAGTCACTTTTCTTACTCCAATGATGGATTAAAGATATTTTTCGATGAAGTGGTGAACAGTCTTAGCGACCACAACACCACCGATGATCATTGCTATAGTCATAGCAACCTCCTGTGTGATTTACCAAAAGATACGCTCACCCAAGTTTCCTTAGGTGAGCCCCAGAACCTTTCAATTAGCGACGCACCAGCGCAGCTTTAATAGGAACACCTGACATCTCAGGCTTCGCTACATTTTTCAAAAGCGTCCTCAACATATGACGGTTCTTACGAATTGCTTTCAGAACACGCATATGGTTGCAACGTGGAGCAAACTGCTTGAACTTCTCCAAGTCGCGAGTGTAGTAATACAGAGCCATAGCGCGCAACAGTTCAATTGCGTCACGACCGTGGTCTGCATACATATCACTAATTTCCACTTTCTCCAGCCAGCGCATCGCATCACCATATTTCATGGTCATGGGTAATACGAAGGTGAAGTGGGTGAAGTTTTTACTAATGGTTGGTGCGTGCACACGCTCAGAAACAGCAACTTGAGCGCGACGAGTTTTCCAACCGTGTTGGTAGGTCAGTCGAACAAAGGTAGGGAAATGTTCAACAGTGATGCTCAACGGTTTCCAGGTGAGCTTGTAGATCACTAATGCGATCAGTACGGCGTAGACTGCAGCTAACACTACATTCATCAGATTATCGTGAGTCATGATTATTATCCTTATTAACGAGTAAAACGTGGAGCAGCAAAAACAACGTCGTGATTGGTAGGTTCGGTAACGACTAATGCCTGCTCTTCCAGGAGATCAACAAAAGGAAATTCACCAGCGTGCTTTTTAAACTCTTCCGGCAAACCCACTTCTTGATCATAATGACGAACAGCGCATGAAACCAGCGAGGTAAGCAGGTCATTGCGCATGCGAGTAAATACACTCGGTTGAATAACAAAGGTGAAACCGCGATAGTTGTTATCGGAATCGAAAGCTAATCCCTTTCCATAACGCAGTTCCATAACCAGATCAGTTCTGGTGTCGCCTTCATACATCGCTTTGTAAATGAGGAAGATGCACTGCGTCAGTGTGTTATACATCACGTAGGCATTTTTCATTTCAATCAGCACATCGTAATGCCCTGGTTCATTTTCTTCAGGCAGAATGCTGATATCCAAAACGTCGTTTTCCAGCAGAGCTTGATCTTTAACTTCTAACATATAAACCCCTTAATTAAGTAGAAAATATACCGCTTTATCTACTTAGGTAATATAGGTCTAAGATGAAATGTATTCTAAATATAAACGAAAAAATAAATACCCGCAAATAAGGTGGCCGAAGCCACCTTATCTGTTTCAGGTTAGATTAACCGCCGAAATATTTTGCTGCGAGTTCCGCATTGGAAACTTGCATCTGATCCTGCCACTCGTTCAGCTCAGTAGAGAAAACGAAGTCAGCAGCGACGGTGGTCTGGCCGTACAGCTGGCTATCACCCAGATCCTGGCTCATGATGTGCTGAGCATTGATCGTTACTGCGTCGCCCAGGTTCAGCGTGCCGTCGAAGTTGGTGATGTCGTTGTTGGCTTCATAAGCCTGGCGACCGAGCTGAGCAGTGGCTGCGTTTACCTGCGCCGTGGTGTTGTTGATAAAATCAACGTGCTCTTTCAGCGTAGCCGGTGTGATGTTTTCCGGGAAGAGTTCCGCCGGCAGGTTAAAAGTAGCGTGAGCAGAAACGTCAGAAACCTCTGCGGTGTCCAGCAGATTAGTGATACCGGCTTCCATCATTTCGTCGAAGTTTACAATTGAAGACATCGTTTATTTTCCTATCGTTGAGTAAGGACTAAAGAAAGGAGTAGCATATGCATCTCCTCGAACTGGGGTTCTTGTTTCAGTTAAGTAATATAGGTGTGAAATATTTTTGGCGGCACTTAGTAATAAATGGGTATTGCAACAAAAAATAAATAAAGAGACACCTCTGCCCGAAGGCAGAAGTGTTCTTGTTTACGGACGGAAGATACCAGCAGTAGATGCGGCGTCGTCGAGATTGTTTACTGTTTTCTTAATATCACAATCAAAGGTATCACCCTCTTCATTGTCAGTCATAATCAACAGTTGTGCGCGGTCTAACATCTTACCGTGCTGGTAGCTGATAGAGTACTGAGTATCCCCTTCGAGGATATCCAGACCATCAACCACCGTACCGTCAACAGCCGGCACATTGCTCACACCAGTTTCCTGAAGCGAGCTTACTACCTTTTCTTTCTTGCCGTCCGCAGTCGTGATAATGAACTTCACGTTGTGTGCGTCACGCGTGGCCTTTACGTTACCGCCCTGTTCAAAGTTACATTGGAACAGCGTCAGGTCTTTGGCCATAACGTTACCAACGAAAACAGAAGAACACAGCAGACCGATAAAGAGAGACTTACGCATTTTACTACCCCTTGATTAAATTAACTAAGTTTATTCATCCAAGTAATATAGATCTGAGATAAACTGTATTAGAATATGCAGAAGATCTCTACGACGGTGCAGAAGAAAGACTTGACCTTGCCCGGCTTACAAGTGCTAGGCAACATCAAGGCGATCTCTTCATCGGTGAGCGGACGATTACTTTCCTGACACGGACTTGATTGCGTCTTCGAGGAGCTGGTAGATTTCGACACCGTGGTTGGTTCCGATGCTGTTCTGGAGGCATGCATTAATCAGCTCCTCACGCTTTTCATGGAAATCAATCGTCAGTAAGTTCTCAAAGAGTTCTTCATGCGTTGGATTCCAATCTTCCTCCGCCAGGTAATCACCGTTGGCGCTGGCAATGAACTTAGTCAGCAGCCGGGTCTTTTCCTCTTTAGAATCAGTGAGGGCCATAGAAACAACAAACGGATCAAAACACAGCAGATCCGCCACGATCGCGCGGAACAGTTCAACGTTGTTGTTGAAACGCAGCGCAGACATGCGATAGACCACGCTTTTACGGTGCTCAGTGTTGAGGCTGTAAGCGCGCTTGGTCATCAGGCTCATTGTTGGGTAATGGCTGGTGATGAACAGGTTGCTCAGCTGTAACGCGTAGTCCGTAATAGCCGCTGCCTTTGCTTCGTTATTCATAACGATGCCTTCGATCAGATGTGCGCCTGACGCGGCATCAACAGCAGCATTCCAGAATTTCCGCGATTCATCAAACATAGCACGCAGCAGATTCTCGTTCCCAATGGCGCCGCCAATCTGGGTAATCTGATACAGCTCTTGATGTTTCGACACAGAAAGTTGTGGAAGGTTCATGGTTATATCCTTTTATCATTGGGGGTTATCAAAGACGTGGTCTTCGACGGAATCTTTTTCGCAAATACTTTCGGTTCTTTGACCATTAGTGTATTGCACCACAGAGTATTGTTGCATAGTTCCATCGTCGACAAACTCTATAGCATAGGAGCACAGTTGCGAATTATTTGCCAACGGTAATTCCCAGCTATCATAACCCAGTCCTCGATTAACTATAGGTTCAAGCTTTTCCGCTTCGAGCATGCAGGTCGACATTTGAAGATCAAAGACTAAACGACCGTGAACTCTCTCCAACACTGCCTTACCTCGAGCGGTTTCGCATTCGAATATGGTGTTGGCAAAAGAAGAGCCTGAAAGACACACTAACAGTATTGACGCTAATAGTCGTTTCATGTTTACCTCGACATTAAGTGGTTTCATTCACCCAAGTAATGTAGAGTCATAAAACTTTTTATTGTAATCGTTTAAAATTAAGTTGTGGCGCGATGCCACAACTTAATTGGTTTCTTAGAACAGGTTAAAGCAACCGGTGTTAACGGTGTTGACAACTTTGCTGCCTTTGTTATTACGCTTGATAGTCGCAATCACGTTATCCATGTCGTTGAAGCTTTCCATACCGGCAAAGCGTGCCACAACGTCAGGATTGTTACGGTGCGTTTCCCAAGCATCGACCAGCGTATCCACGGTAAAGCTAATGGAACCCGCTGTAGAAGGATCAAAGCTGTTACCCATACCAGACAACAGATCTTCCAGACCGGCCGTGAGATGTTTACACGCTTCCGCTGCACCCGGTTCAAACACCAGGTCAAAGTTGCAGAAGTATTCAATCATGCGCGTTTTATCGCCCATCTTCTGCGGTGCGGTCACAGTACGCATGCTCAGCGCTGTGTTGATATCTGGATTCTTCAGGCTATCTTCAGCCAGTTGCTTGTGCGTGCCAAACGGAATGATCTCGGCACGCATCATCACCGGGTCATAACGACCGCCCAGCATATCAAAGTGAATACGACGAATGTGCAAGCACACGTTGTCCATCACAATGGTACGCAGACGCATGACCCATTCAAACGCTTCAGTGATCGGTGTACGAACCACCATACCGTTGACGCGCTCGAGGTAGAACGGTTGCGGGTGACCGAGCTCGGCATACACTTCGCCACGTGCCACACGACGCATCAGGTCACTATTGGGATCCATACACTCCATAATGTATTCATTCACGGGATAGGAATGACCCAGACGAAGCGGAGCGTTTAACTTACCCGCATTCATCATGTAGTAACCAGAATCATCCATAGGGCTCAAGACCCCACGTTTTCCGCTTCCAGCCAGCAGTGTGTTCTCAAAGGTCAGAGTTTGACCTTGTTGATTCACCAACTGACGAGAAGGCGTTAAGATGTTACTCATCGGTTGGAATACCCCTAATCATTTTATCCAGTCCAGTGACTTTATCACTTGGCTTGATGATGCTGGACAGGAGGTTATCGTTTAAGTAGCCGCCAATGTAACGGGAGAAGCTATCAGTGATCAACATGCTTGGGTTGTTCAAGCCGACGATCACTGGGTCCCTGCCCTCCTTCATGGCTTTGCTGCCACGATAGGGCTTCTCTAAATCATCCGGGTCACGATAGATGATCGAGAAAAGAGTACGCATGACCTGCGGAGACGCCCCTACCTTTTTACCCAGTTCTGCTAACGCGGAGTCAAACAGCGTGCTGTGAACTTTCCAGTCCATGTACCACGGAATCTTGGCGTAGTTCACAAACTCCATGAAGTAGTAATACGGCATGTTGGGGTCAATAGAGCTACGGACGTTTTCAAACACCGTGTCACCCTTAAAGAACTCCATGTGCACGTACTTGTCGCCATTGATGCTGACGTCCGTCATATCCGTGGGATATAAGTTCATGTTCAGCATCGACAGGAAACAGCAGTAACAGTCGTCAGGCAAGATAATGCCCAACACGGGCGCCGTGGTCACAAAGTCAGTGATCTCGGCTAACCCATTCTGAGTAAAGCGACGAGGGATCTGAATAAACAAATTGCGGTTGGCTATAACCGAACCGTCCTCCAGGATAGTCAACGCCTTTTTAACTTTCTCAGGATTCTTAACCAGTCCAGTTATATCCATTATTATTCCGCCGTAAAGAGTTTATTAACGAAGTGATTGATCACCGCGACATGCAGGTTTTCGCGACGCGTCACTTCGCAGTCGTCGATGTTGCCCAGGGTAATGGTCATGCCCAGTACCGAGCAGGCATCGTGACAACCGATGAAGCGCAGGAAGTCAGTTGGCAGGTCAGCGCTGAATACCGCGTCTTCTGTAGAAAGTTTGGTTTCTGACAGAAGGTGGAACAGCTGGTTGCCGTAGCTCTTCTCGCCCATGAATTTATCCACTGCAATTTGGATGGATGCGGTGTCGCCTTCAGAAGAGAAACGCTCTGCCAGCTCCGGAGAAGAGGCAATGAACTTGAACAGGGCCTGCGCAACCACGCTGTTGTAGACAATAGCAGATGCATCACGCGCTACCTGAATAACCTGAGAGGTCAGATCTCCGAGATAGCTTTTAGCACCTTCCATGTCGTTAACGTAACCCGCGGCAATGGACGGATCCAGGCTCAGGTACTTGCGGTAGAAATAGGCAACCGCCACATCAGAGAAGTTCATCCCTGTGCTCATGCACATATCCAGGCCGGCTGCGTTGTAATACACAGTGGCTTTGGCGCGCACGCGCTTGAACATTTTGCTGCCTTCAACCGGAGTCGCTTCACGCAGAGCTACGTCACCGTTTTCCACGATACGAATCGGCAGAGTAACCAGGGTCGACACCATGGCTTTCAGTTCAACCAGTGCTTTCTGGTAAGCAGCGTGCAGGAAACCGATGTGCGAACGATACTCTTCCAGACCGCCAGCAACCAGACCTTCAAACGGTGCATCTTCCGCAACCATTTTGCTCAGCAGGATGTATTGAATGAACAGCGTTTCGGCGTAGTTCATTTTCGGCTTGGTGAAGTTGATGGTGTTGTTGTCGTGATCAAATTCAAACGGCAGATCCCACGCTTCACCCAGACCGGTCAGGGCTGAAGTCACGTCAACGTTAGAGCTCATCAACAGTTCGTTGATTTCCGGGTTGTCGATATTCAGCCAGCTTTGGATCTGATTGGCTTCCCAACGAGCAAAGCGCACTTTACGCAGCTCGTCAACGCTAACCTGTTCAAAGCTCAGCGCCAGCACCGGGGCTTTCAACGGATAGAACAGAGAACTGTAGAACGGATGGTCGGTACGGATAAACTGAAGATCCAGCGAACCCATCAGGAAGTTCTTCGCCATCAGGTTGGCTTTAGAGATCATCAGATCGCTTTGGTTCAGCGCAGAGCTGATTGCGCCAGAGACACCGCGACCGTACACACGAATCTGTTCCAACGTAGCACGCAGGTTTTCCGCCAGCGCGGTAGTGACTTCATCGCTGATCACACCGTACTCAGGAGAGGTCGCACTGAGCTCAGGAATACGCGCCATGTAGGTATCGGGCTGCAGCGGCAGGACACCTTCCAGGTTATCTGCCAGGGCAACCACCACCGGGCTTACCTGGGCCATTACGTCTGCATTGGGTACACTGACAGCCAACGCTTCGGCAATAGCTAAAGTTTTAGTAGTTAACATGCGAGTTCCTTACTGCGGCAGTTGACGGAGTTTCTGGTTAATGGCTTTGCTGATCTTTTCATCCTGAATAGCAGGATCCAGCGGCGCGATATGTTCGTAGCCCAGTTTGGCGACGGCCTTCTTTACCAGTTGAGTGGTAATAGCGATGGCGACAACGTTCTTTACAAAAGACGGGTTGCTCATTGTTTGATCTTCCTGTTGTTGAGCTGCATGCCTTCGTAGTAGGAGGCATAAATGCGGGCAGAGATTTCACCGATAGTGATGAGGTTATCGCGGTTCATGTCCAGACCGGCGTTTTGCGTATAGCCTTTAGTGCCTTTCTGGAAGATAATCTCATTCGGCGCATGACCGATGGCTTTCGGATAGAACACGCTCAGATAGAAATCATCCAGGCGTTTAAAGATGCCGTAAGCGCGCTGACGCATGTCGAAATACTTGAACACGTATTGCAGCTGCTCCATCTGAGTCATGCATTTGAGCGCATCCACAGTGGTACGGAGGTCAGAAGCAGCAGGCGCCATGAACTGCAGTAAACCGTAAGCTTGAGCACCCGCCATGTTTTGGATATCCGGACGGAAAGTGCCTGCGGATTCAAAACCCATACAGCCCATTGCGCAATGCGCGCCACGCCAACCCAGACCGGCTTTATCAGCCCAATCTTTTACGGCCTGAGTAAAGTCCGTAGAAACGCGCGCGCTCCAGCAGATATCCCACTCCGGCAGATTGTTGTCTTGACGATACTCTTTGTTGATGGTGTAAAACGCCAGCGATGTGCCGTCACCATACAAACCGTCAGCACGACCAGTGTACAGGCCAAGGGCTGTCAGGGCTTTTTGAATATCCATTAAAATCGCTTCTGGGGAAGCGGAGGGAACAAGTCCCCCCACCGGAGCAACAACGTTACGCTTTTTAGCAGCGGTAGCGAGTAGCAAGTTGACAGCATCCGTGCTGCCTTTACCCCAGACGCCATCAATACGACCATTGTACAAACGTGACTCAGACAGTCCCACTTGCAGGTCTTTAATTGCATTGACGCCGGAATTAATCATTTACGCATTTCCTCTATAGATGTTGATGAACTGGTCTTTAACTCCGTAAGAGTACTCGGTTAAGCAAGCTTTGTTCCGCAAGCTGATAACCATACGTTTAAACATTGACTTGAAGCTGAACTTCAACGGCACAGGGCGACCATCTTCAGTATGCATCTGACGTGATACGATATGACCCACGGTTCCCTTCATCTGGTTGCCGTAGACAAACTTATCTGATACAGTAGCTGAACTCAGACCTTCAACGTAAATACTGATGCGAACACGTCCATAAGGAATGCTCGGTTTCTTCACGTTGATACCGGTACCTACGCGGTTGTTCATGGCACCTTTACCTAAGAAGGTAGACAGGTCCCGACGCTTCTTGTCGTGCTCGCGCACTAGTTTTTTCACAGAGTCGCTCATCTCCTCTTCCACAGCATTATACGCAACTTCAATTGCGATAACTTCTCCGGCGTAGGAAGATTTGATTTGCTTGATACCCGCTCGGTTAATTTCATTTAGGACATCGTCTTCACTTTCAAAGTTGTCGACATAGCTATCCAAAACTTCGCATAAAATCGAGTCGAACTCAACTTTATCACCAACCTTGCGGCGAATCTTAATAGTCTCACCTGCATCAACGAAGAAGGTGAACTCTTTTGGCACTGGAGTAACGAACTCTTCAGCCAAGCCACTCCAGAACTCCATGGAGTCTTCGTATACCGTTTGGTCTTCCATGAAGGCAGCGCGTGTCATGCGACCGGTTTTAACCGATACCTGACCAGGACAATACGGGTCTTTAGCAAACCACTCATCATCCCACGCCAACACTTCACCTTCAGTAAACGTTTTCCCTTCTTTCATGTCCGTGACTAACGTGTGACGGTAGACTTCACCATCTGCACGCCCCAGCTTCAGACCCAGTTCACAACTATCCAGCGTGCCGTCTTCATATTGCACAGCAATGCCTTCAGGTGTGATCTTAACGATCTTACCAGCCTTCTTCGCGACCTTGGCAAAGGTTGGACCTAAGCGGTGAGCAAAGAGGTTGTCTTGACCGGTACGAACAATGTTCGGGGTGTAGTTACGCGCAGAGATCGCATGACTACTCTGAATACTGGCGAATGATGAACGTTTCGGGTCATCGAGACATGTACCGTATTTCAGGTTACCGATAGAGGACAGCAGCTGACTATCACGGGAATCTTCTTTGGTATCCACAGCACCACGGAAGTCGGCAATACGCGGATCGCTTACGGTATAGCCCACAAAGCCTACTTTACCGTTATCCTTGTTCGCCTCACCGATTACACCTTTATAAGACTTCAGCTGAGCACGCGTACGTTTCAACATGGTCTGTTCGTCACGCCCTTTGAAACCACCAAAGGTAATGTCTTCTTGAGACTTCGCGACGTGGAAAGGTGACATCTCTTTTACCAGTGCAGCAGAGCTGTCGGTAATGATGTTGGTAATCACCGCTTGCGGGTTAAGGTCAAACGTCTGGTTGCCTGTCTCAGTCTTGTTCTTGAACTGGCGGTTACTCTTACACAGTTCAGCGTAGATGTGACTGACAAAACGCTCGTAACCCACGATCAGCTGTTCTTCGAGTTCCACCTCGTGTGTGGTGAAATCGTTTAACAACAGTTTAATGCCGTCAATCAACAGGTAGTGGAAGCTTACGCTATACCCCATGTTGCGCAGGCGCTCTTTGGTAATAGGGTCGATGAAGAGGTCAAACATGTTCTTCATCTCATTAAAGTGCTGAGGACGCACTTTAGGATCCGCCATCAATGGCACCCACACGCCACGACTGTTGAGGTCACTGCGCGAGAAGTTTACCATATTCGACAGCTTAGCCATCCCACCAAACACCAGTGACGCCAGACCTTCACGCTTGCTAAAGATCAGCTGTTCATCGTTAAAGGTCAAAGCGAATTCATCACCCGCTAACTTGTAACGTTGACCCGCCGGAATAGTGCGATAAGTCGGACGCAACACTTTCAACAGTTTGTCAATGCCGAAGTAGTAGCAAAGCACCACACCCGCAGGGAACTTATAACCGTTGACGTTGATCACCGCATGTTCGATCGGCAGTTTACCTGCATCCACGCCTACCAGTTCTTCAAACGATCCCATAGCGGTACCGTCTAAATACACCACACCGTGACTGTCGATAGTCATTGGTTTGCCGCGATACTCACCCACCGGCCAGCTGGTTTCCTTTTTCAAGGATTTCCACTCAGGGTGTTTCTCAATGAGTGCGTCGGTATCGAAGTTAAACTCCAAACCAAACGGGTCATCATTGACTTTGATCAAACGGTATTTGCGGTTAAGCATGGTAACGTAACGCGGACACTTGATGCTGCGATCAATCAAGTTGGCGTTGCTTACGGTGAGTTTCTTGGCTTCGGCCAACAGCGCAATCTGACGAATCAGTTTACTGCCGTAGTTATCCGCTTCCATCTCACTGCGCGTGATGTTGACTTTCTTATCGTAGTAAGAGGTCAGTACCACACGACTTTCATTGATCTTACGAATCGGTTTCTCGATACGCTGGAACTGGAAGTACTGCTTAACTCCATCAACCAGGAACTCACCGTTTTCATCTACGGTGGGGATAGGGAAGGAGCGAACAGCCGGTTTACCTTTAACAGGCATCAGCTGCATGCGCAGGACTTGATAACTTCCCTCAATGTCCTCTACCTGATCAACGGCGTAGTCACTGAGGATGATGCCGGCGTTCTGCAAGTTCAACACCGCCGCGGCGATATCTTTGTGCATGAACTTCTTGGCATAGTCGTTACGCAGAGCCACCACACGTTGACGCAGCATGGTTTTATCACGTACCGTTGGGAAGTTACCTTTGATCTCTCCGCCAATGTTTTTCAGTTCTTCATCAGAGATCTTGATGAACTCTTCTAAAGTCTGACCGTTTGGCATGGCGATCTTCTGGAAGCTTTTGGCTTTCTCTTCGTAATAGGCTTTCTGACGAACCGTCAGTGTACCTTCACGCGCCATCTCTTCCAGCGCTAAGTTAATGCCCGCAGTAGGAGAATCAAACACGTCTTTGATCGTGCTGATCGCTTCACTGACAACGGCAGGCTCCAACAAGAAATCGTCAATCGGACTTAACCAGTCGAGTTCTACTTGCTGACCTTCTCCGCTTCCAGCTTCAAAGCCGGGTTCCGCTCCATCTCCTGAAGTCGCTCCTTCTGCTGCTCCCGATAAGTCCACTGCGCCGCCTGCATCATTCGGGCTTCCCGCAGTTCCATTGGTTCCTGATGACTTAGCAGAATCTTTTTGATTAGTCCTGAAAAGATCGACAAGATCAACATGGTCAGGAGTAGCTTCTTCAGACTCATCCTTGCCAGCTTTGCCTTGACCAGCGCGTCCGGATTGTGCTTGATCTTTTCCAGTGCTATCGTTCGTAGAAGCTCCCGCTCCTTCAGCCAGTTCTCCACTGATTTGTTCTTCATTGCTCTGCTCCAGGGCAGCATCAGGCGAAGAACCATTGACCAAGTTCATCAAGTCAAGATAAATACGTTTAACCGCATTCTCGATCTTGTTGGGCTTGGACCAAATTGGTTCTAACCATGATAACAGTAGACCTGCATTAATGATCCACACACGGCTGTTGGAGCAAAACATGAATTGGACGTTGTTCAGGGTGTCGCGATCCAGGTGTGCAAACAGTGTGTGTTCCTTGTCACCACGCAGCCACATCAGTAAATCGAGTAACCAGTAGCAGTTTTCTGCTTTGGTCGAACGAAGCACTGTGTTGTCGACGTGCGGCTTTCCATCCTTGAATGATTTTGCGTAGCGGACCGTGTCTTCTGTTAACATCTTAAAACTCGGCATGTTAACAGGCAAGTCAAAGCGCACAAACTGCTGACGTTGTTTGTAGTTTTTCCCAGCTTCGTTCACACTGTTAACGAGCAGGTTCAGCGAGTTATATGCTTTAACAAAATTCAGAAACAGGTTAGCGGTATAGCGGAACGTGCGAAACGCCAACGCATGGTTCTGAACAACAAGGTTCTTTTCTTGACGATAGGCAAAACCTAAATCTTTTGCCCACTTGTACTGATAAAAGCGGTTACGGTAAAACTTAATCGCAGGCGGCAAACTAAAGTTAACGTTATGACCTGCGCCCAACACCGGAGAGAAACCCATACGGAAATCAATATAGACGTCGCCCGGATAATTACTAATAAAGGCTTCTGGATAGCTCGGGCCATCATCCTGGTCATGCGAAGGCATGTAGTGGATAACAGAACCTTTTGGTAGAACGATGTCACCTACGGCATGGTAGCGCGGAGATAACAGGTCATTCTTTTTGCGCAGAACGTATGCGCGATAAAACTCACTGTACGTGTGCAGACGTTGAGTCATAATTTCAATCCACTGGTCGCGGCCTTCAACAGAAAGACCACCGGTTCAGAAAGCGGGTCATAAAGAAACTCACCACTGCCGTCGATGTAGTAATCACGCCGACCAAACAACGCCCTAACTTCCGCCTTGCTCTCTTCCGTACACAAACCGTTACAGCCTAACTGGTCACCATCGTGGTCACCATCCAATCCCGAGATACGAGTGGGGTCAACCGACAATGAGTCAAAGAAGTCTGTGCGTTCAGCTTTATGCGGGTAGTTGTTAACTCGGGTAATCACTTCCCCGTAAGGCGAGATGATGTTGCGCGGTTTCGCGCCCTGAATCGTCTTTAAGTTAACAAAGCTAGGATAGATGGAGCCAATACCGATAATAGGGTAACGTGTTTGCTGCATCATGTTGCTAGTGATGGCGTCATGACAGTAAATATAGAAGAGTTCCACATAAGTTAGTGGAGTCACATATTTACGATCACGGTCAGCGGGGAGTTCTTCAATATCGAACAACACCATAACGTCCTTGCCATCGTCATAGACAAGCGCAAGGTAACATTGGTTAATGGTGATGGGTTTAAAGCGGAGGTTCTGCGCCTTGAAACCATTGAAGAGCTTTACCAAACCTTCCACTGTGGTCCACTTATCAATCACCGCGGGGTTCAGTTCTTCATAGGTATAGCTCAAGGTTTTGGGGTCGATTAACTTGACGTTGTTGGAGCCCAAAGTAAACACATGCTCAATAAAGTTCTTCATGAGCGCATGAATACAGGAATACTGGAAGTTCATCAAACCCTGGAACAATCCAATATCCGACGAGTTAGGGTTCACACCATCGTCGTCATCGAGATCGCTACGTGATACCTTACGAGCTGTCAGGATGTTTCGTACACCCCCAACCACGCCACGCGTTGCCAGCTTGCTCTGTAATACACCACCTTTACCGTCGAGCATGTCAAACAGGTAATCGTCGATGGCATTGATGGCACTCTGAATACCCCAGCGCACGTTATCGTACAGCGGGTTATCTTCATCACCGGCAGGAATGTTCTGCACGGCACGCGTTTTAAACATCAGCTTGCGGTACAGTTCGTTGATCTCAGGCTCAACCACCTTGGTCGATTCACCGGATGGCGTGAATTCAACATCACGTAAACCAGCCGGAATAACCAACATGCGAGTATGGAGAGCGTAATCAAACTTCTCTTTCACTAACGTGATACGCTGTTTACGGCGTGGAGAAGAGTTCTCTTTTGGATCCAGCTGTCCGAAGTGCTTCATGAAAAAAGCAAAACCCGTTTCACCGTCCAGGATGTTGGATTTTATGAAGTCTTTCTCGCTAGCGTCCCATACGGCATATGTCGCCCCTTTAATGATCCCCAAATAAAGGGATTTCAGTTTAACCAGGGCGTCAAAATAGGTGGGGTTAAAAATGGGCAAGTAGGTTCTGATAAACGCTTCCGTTGTGTCACGCTTATCAGTGCCTACCCGACCGAAGATTTCCACAGAAAACAATCCGTCAGGGTTTAAGTTCTGTGTCATCCCTTCAAAGCTATCCGTGGACGATACCTCTCCGTACAGTCCAGGGATAATACTTTTCGGGTCTAATAAAGACACGTTAGTGGGTTTCATTAAAAACTCCTAAGAGGTTTTAGCATGAGTGATAATTTCAATTTCGATGACCCCTTTGACGGAGATCTCAATTTCGATTCTGACTTTGATTCTGATAAAAAAGGGTCCAAGTTAAAATCGTTCGCCATAGGATTTCTGGGTGGGGCGAAAGATGCACTCGTTGGCAGCACTGATGCGAAACTGAAAACAGTTAAAATGGTACTTCCCGAGTCGTTTAACGGGACTTTCCAATTCATCAATGACACGCGACGGCTGTATACTGATATCAAGGAAGAAGTAAAGAGAGAGACTGCCGACTCAATGAGAGACTTGCAGTATCTCGTGGGTCAAAAAGAAGAGGCAATAAAGTCTAAGCTCCCTAATGGGCTTTCCAACAAAATTGACGAGTTCTCGAAATACGACTTTTCCAGCTGGGATGGTAGTGGGGGTTCAAGCTCCGACGACAAGCCCACAATGGACGGGACGAGCGACGAAGACGTCAACGATGTTGTAGAAGCTACGCGAGCTGGCAGCATCATGACCATGTCTGGTCTGCGCACACTGGGCAAAGAGATCACTGATGCATTAGTGGTCACCGGCGCTTCCCAGAATGCCAACATGCAGGGTATCGCGGTTGGTGTTGCCAAGACCAATGGCTATTTAAAACAGATGGTGGATTTCCAGCTCAGAGTGCAACAGCGCAATGACGCAATGAAAATCAACCTTCTGGCACGTATGCATCTCACCAATGCCAAGTTCTACAAATTCATGGAAGCCGCTAACCACCGGTTAATCGCTGAAGTGAAAGACGTGGCCAAATCCAGTCGCATGTCTGACTTCCAAAAGATGTCGATGGGTGATGAAGTCCGTAAGCGTATTCGCGGGTCGATGTTCAATACCCTGCGTAATAGCGCTGGCGGGATCATGGGTTTGATCAATGATCGTGTAGGCAAGGCAGCACGTCAGAACGGCTACTACGGTTTAAACAACCTCACGAGCCAGCTCTCCATGGTTGGCGGCATGACCGATGGGATGAGCTCACGTGATCTGGTAGAGATGATGGGGAGTATGCTGGGTGGTGGTGCCATTGATGCCCTACCTCGCTTACTGAAAGGCAAGACCGGCGACGCCATGCGTGCGCGTTTTGCTAAAGCTTTCCCAGAGTTCTCGAAAAAGATAGGTGGGAAGTATGACAAGCTGAACACGCTGGGTCATCAGGTGTCTTATGGTTTGAACAACCTGGAAGGTTTGTTTAACACCCTGAGCGCCAACTATCAAGGTGGTAACCTGTTCGGTGACGACGACGACGAGTCCATGACGTACCAGGACTACAAAGCGTCCCTGCCTCCTGGACAGAAACCCGTTCCTGAGTTTGTGTGGAAAACACAACGCTGGGCCAAGAAGAACGCTAATAAAGGTTTAGGTGTTATTCTCGACAACACCTATGGTTCCAGCAAAACCAAATACGATCTGCGCGGACGTACGTATGCGGATGGTGCTGAGCCGCATGTGTATACCCGTCAAACGGATCGTACCATCACCGAAATTATTCCTGCCTGGTTCTCGCGTCTTCATCTCTCGTTAGAGAAAATGCGTACCGGTAACAACAACCTGCAGCCAGAAACCTACGACTGGACCAAAGGCAAGTTTATCTCTGCCAAAGGCGCCAAGGCGATGGCAACGCGCGAGGTCTATGGATCTCATGTGTTGGGAAGTGCGGTGTACAGCTCTAAAGCTGCTGCTGACGTTGTGGATGAAAAAGGGGTACTGGCCGATAAAGCCAAGCAGGAGCTGGGTTATCAGTTAGCCAAGAAGTCTGATTCTGCTATGGGTTTCTCTCCTTATCATTTGTTAAACCTGGAAAAGGAAGGGGTTGATCCAAAGATTGCTGAAGAGATCCGTGCAATGACGCTGGAGAACTTTGGTATTTCTCAGGAACAGATCGACCGTTTCCAGAACGGCAATGACGCTGACCGCGCCAAGCTGTTGTCGGTTATGCCGGGCAAAGGTGCCGCGCTGGCTAACAAAGCCCTGCCGTACGTCCAGGACATCAAGCGGGGTATTTACGATACCAACGACAACATCGACCGCTTGCGTAACTCTGGTCACTATCAGGCATTACGTGACGCTGGCATCATCATTAATAAGAACGGACGCGAAGAGATTGATGATGAGAAGATGTGGAAGATGTTCCGTCTCCAGCAGACTGACGATAACTTCGACAAGAAGCTTCGTGAGCAGCAGGAGCAGGGCTACGACATCGAGCAAGGTGATACTGTTAGTTGGAAGGGTGGAACCGTTAAGAACACGGTTAACAACAATTTCAACAATCTCAACACCACGTTAACTGAACTCAACCAAACCATCAAGAATGGCGGGGGTAAAGGTGGTGGGGGTGCGGACTATACGCAAAGCCTGAGCTTGGTGAACACCCAGCTGGATAAGTTGATTGGGATTCAAACCAGCCACACTGACCTGTTCCAAAAGATCCTGGAGAAACAACCTACGATCATTCGCCGTTCCAAGAAAGAACAGGTAGAGGAAGAGCAGGGCAAGAAAACCATTCTGGATCGTATTAAGGGCTTCTCGCCACGGAACCTGTTTAATAAAGGTGTAGAAACCTTGTTGAACAACGAGCCGTTGATCCTGGGTGGTTTGTTGGGTGGTTTGGGTGCGTACGCACTGCATGATCCCAAAGCGGCTGCGCTGGTAGGAGCAGGTGGCTTAGCCATGGCCGCTTACTCCAAAATCCGTAGCCTGAACAGCGATCGTTTTGCTGACACCGAAGACCTGTATGAAAATCCAGGCGACGAAGAGCCGTTACTGCGTGGTGAGCG